TTGATATTATAGCTACATTTACACCATCTGATACTAGTAATAATATAATATCTACTCGTACAAATAAACTTACCATATATCGTTACAATACTTTTTCTAGGTTGGATCCAATTTCAGTATTGATAGGTGATACTGCTTTATTAGAACCTACGATGCGAAGTACTGATGTTCCTAATATTCAATTTACGAATAACCCTACTATGCGTTCATCTACTAGAATATTATTTAAAAGTGTATTTACTATAAACGATACTACTTTGGCAGATATTAGTGGCAATATGATAATTCCCAAGAAAATTGGTACAACTACAATTAAAGCTGTTCAAACACCAGACAATAAAAATTATGAACCCTCTACTATAATTATAACAATAACTGTAAAAAAATCTATCACTCTTTCTAATTTTCCAGATATTTTTATAAGAAGTAATGTTAATACATATACCATAATACCACCTACAACATCTATAGATGTTTCTGGAGTATTTGAGTATAGAATCAACAATGACGATAGTGTTGCAGATATTAGTGATGGTATAATAACCGTTAAAAAACGAGGTGTAATTACTGATATTCGAGCTTTATTCGTACCAGCTAGTTCATATTATTCTCAATCTGCTATAAATACACGTCTTTTAATACAGCAAACTGTTACATTTAAAATGGATACCATTATTATAAAAAATGGAACAACAGATAATCCAATACCAAGTCCTAGAATGTCTACTAATATTAATGGAACATATACGTATACGATTGAAGACACTAGTATGGTTGATTTGAGTGGTAATAAGTTAATTGGTAAAAATCGAGGTATAACTAGAATTAGAGTTTTATTTACACCAGACGAAACGATTTATGCAGTAATACCAGATATTATATTTGCAGATGTTATTGTACAAGATGATATTCTCATATCTGATTTTTCTATACCTGATATATATTATGATACGTCTTATGATAACATGTATACCATCCCTGATTTCAATACCATTCCACCAGACATTTCTGGTTCGTACGTATATGATATCGATGACGACCGTATTGCAACAATAGTTGAAAAAAATAAAATAAAAACTCTAAACAGAAGTACAACATTTATCACAGCTACTTTCATTGCGAATGATATATCCTATTATTCAATTTCTTCAAGACAGCTATTAACTATAGTTTCTCCAATTCAAGAGATAGTAACTCTTTCTAATTTTAATTTACCAGACATATTATATTATGGTAAAAGGTATACAATAAATCCACCTACTTTATCAACAAAAATCCGAGGCTATTTTATATATAGTATTAATGATGTAGTCATAAATTCTAATTACATGGTTAACATACCACCATCACCGATACCCATTACTATTAAAGCTACATTTGATTCAACTACGGCTGGTTATGTAGGAAGTGATATATCAAGTAATGAAATTATAGTAGAAAAATATACCCCGATAATAAGATTTGAACCATTTACAGTTAGATACTTGGAAAGTATTCAACTACCTCTATCCACTGATGTATCTGGGGATTTTGATATCTCATTTGTAAGTAATGGTGAAACAGAGTATTTAAGTATTGACAATTCATTCAATGTTCATGGTCTACAACCAGGAGGACCTACTACTATTGTAGCTCAATTTACTCCAACTAATCTTGATTTTTATACAATACCAACCGATGCATCAAGAAATGTTGATGTTTTGCAAGGTACTTTATTACTTTCAGATTTTGACATACCTATACTATTTGTAGATAACCCAACGCGTATATATGCTCCAATAATCAAAAATATAAATAATGACATTATCGATCCAAGTGATTGTGATGTTTCCTTTTCTATACCAGACCAATATTCAAGTTATGCAACTGTTAGTGAGACGAACCGTACTAGTAGTCAAGACAACCCGCGCATTTTGTATACAATACTGAACCCTCATCTTGGTGGTTTCGTTGAAATAACATGTTTAGTTACACCTCATGATATTAGATATGAACCTACCAGTATAACCACTAGATTTGTTATTACAAAATTAACACCTGATTTTTATGATTTTTTCATGCCAACAAACATACTTTTCGGAAATACTTATACCATAAACTCAAATGATATATCCTACAATAGAACATTGGGGGAAGTTACTTATTCTATGGACTCGTCCTATGCAACAGTAACAAGTGCAGGAGATGTCACCCCTATGGATTTAGGTGAAAACATAACTATTTTAGCTACATTAACCCCTAACAATGATAATAGTGGTAAGTATGTTAGCAACACTACAGTATCAAGTCCATTTAATATAATAACAAACCAACCAACATTAGAGTGTAGTGTTCCTGACATTGAACTTTATAGTCAATTCACTATACAACCTATTGTAAACCCTAATATATCGGGATCCTACAATTATAGTGATGTAACGGGTGATATATCAATTAATGGGGAAACGTTAACTATTACTGCAGGTAATACAGTAGGTCCTAGTAGTTTTGTGTTAATTTTCACTCCTACAGATAGTAGATATAATTCGGTTACAAAACTAATTACATTTAACGTTACAAAGATAATACCCATCCTTAAATTTAAAATACCTAAATTGGCATTTGGAAGTGACTATGTTTTAAAACCTAGATGTACGAATACAACTGGTACATTTTCATATACAACTAGTTCACCTATTATAAAAGATATATACATAGAAAATGGTGTACTTTATTCTAATAAAATAGGCACATATACGGTTACAGCTACTTTTCTACCGGATAGTTCAGATTATGTATTTAACTCTATATCTGCTATAGTTGAAATAAATCAAAAACCAATAATAATTACGGAGTTTGATATACCTGATATAATATGTTTATCTTCAGAGTCCTTTACTGAACCTACCACAGAACCTTATCAAAGAGGATCGTTTGATTACTTTGTAGACTATGGTGATATATCTTTTAGTGTTTCAGATCAAATAACTGTAACTGCAAATATACCTGCACCTGTAATTCTACCCGAGGGAGCAGCATATACAAACGTTATTGGAACTGGAGTTTTAGTAGCAAGATTTACACCATTTAATGTAAATTTTCAAACCATAACCAACTATGCATCTTTTAATATATTGAAAATACCTACAAGTCTTTCAAATTTTAGTTTTGGTAATAAATTTTTTGGAACAGATAAAAGTGATTTGTTCATTACCGATCCTACAAACCTACAAAGAGTTAGAGGATCCTATAGTTATGATATTATCAACGGTTCGCAATTTGCAACTATTGAACAAGAAGGTAATATATATTATTTTTCATTTATAAAATGCGGTGAGGTTACCGTTCAAGCAACATTTATTCCTGATCTACATTATTATGCACGATCGACTATAACAACTACATTTACAATATTGCCAAGAATTATTACCTTTGGTACGTTTACAATACCGAATATACCCTATAAGAAATCAATCACTCTAACCAATCCTACACGAAGTCCATTTGTGGATGGATCATTTAATTATGTTATCAATGGCGCGGAAAATACTATTGTAGGTAATTCTATACAGGGTAATGTAATTGGACAGGATAGTGTTACATTTACATTTACACCTAAGGATAAAAATTTTGCAACCTATACTTCTCTATTTACAACTTTTGATGTAATTCAATCGGATCCAACTGTAGTTATTCCTCTATTTATTATACCCTATAATGGTTCGACTATAATAAATTATACATCGGATGTTAGTGGTACATTTACAGTTATTCCTGATGATAATATAAATGTTTCGGGTAATACACTAACTGCAATCGCTGAAATAGCCAAATATGATGCAAGTTATACGTTTGTTCCAGATGATTCTGGTTATAAAAATGTTAGTAACACGTTTCAATACAACATAGTACCCATAGAAACGGTCATTGATCCTAATTATGAACTACCATTAATTCGTTATAATTCACGAAATACATTGAATCCAATAGCCTACATCAAAAACACGGATACTGTTATCATTGGCAACTGGATATATGTATCGAACCCTAACTTTTATGCAAATGTTGGTATAGATGGAATAGTGACTACAACTAATCTAACTACCAATCAGGTAGGTGGGCCAGAATTGTTAAGGGTTGACTTTATTCCTCTAGATAAAAATTATGGACAAAGTCATCGAAATTTTTCTTTTAATGTAGTGCAAGCAATTCCTTCTTTTACTAATTTTACTATACCAAATATAATCTATGAAAGTGTCAGAGATTTTCCGTATCCTGCAACTATGGACGGATCCTATAATTATGCTATTATAGAAGGTTTCGATAATGGAACTATTATAAACAATACTATATATGGTAACACCATTGGTAATGGTACAGTTCGTTTCACATTTACACCTTACAATACAATGTATGAAACAGCGTCCATAGATTCATCTTTTACGGTCGTATCTATACCTACTTCTTTATCAAATTTTAATATTCCAGATGTTAGTTATGGAGATCCAGATTTTGAAATAATTGATCCTAGTGTGGATATAGATGGAGAATTTAATTATACTATAGATGGTTCTAATAATGCAACTATTGTAAATGAAAAATTTATACATATCGAACATGCTGGGTTAGTAACTGTTCTTGCTACGTTTACCCCCTATAACAGCAATTATGCATCTTCTACTATTTCAAGTACATTTCGTATATTTAAACAAACTCCAATTCTGTCTAATTTCAACATTTCAAATGTTACTTATGGAGATGAAGATATTGTAATAACGGATCCTACCGTATTTCCTGAAATAAATATAATAAATGTTGGCGGTGGTTCAAGTATTGGAAATTCCTCAAATTTCTATATTCCTTTTGTCTATGAAATTATCGATGGATCAAATGATGCAATTATGTCTTCTCTAAATACGATTAAACTACTTAATCCAAATGATAACATAGTGGTTAAAGCTACATTTAACCCATATAATATTGATTTTAATGAAACAAGTATAACTACATCTTTTTCTATAAACAAAATTCCAACTGCTTTTAATTTTACTGTAAATGACATCAGTTATGGTACGGTAAATCGTATTGATTCACCTGTATTGACTACATTGGATATATCTGGAGAATATACGTATTCAATTGTAGATGGTATTAATGATGCAACTATTACAAGTGATGGATTTATTACTCCTATAAATATAGCATCCATAACAGTAAACGCGTTGTTTACACCTACTAACAAAAAATACGCTACTTACACAAAAAATTCCAATTCATTTATGATAACGAAAAGCAAACCAATAATTTTTAATTTTCTAATAGGACCTAGTATAGAGTCTACAACTCCAACTGAAATAAAAACACCATTTACAAGTGTTCAGGGAATTTGTTCATATTCAATTTTAGAAGGGAGTAGTTATGCTGATATTTCAAATACTTATGTAATCCCAAAAGCTATAGGGCCAGTTAAGGTTGAATGTCTGTTTACACCAACAAATAGTCGGTATGAAACAATAACTGCTACAACATCATTTAATATAGTAGAAGGAAACTATACCATTTCTAATTTTAATATTTCAGATGTTAGTTATGGAGATCCAGATTTTGAAATAATTGAACCTAGTGTAGATATAGATGGATCCTATAATTATACAATTCTGGATAGTTCAAATGCTGAAATAATTAATGACACCTACATACGTATCAAAAATGCTGGTCTAGTAACAGTCGAATATACGTTTACTCCTTTAGACGACCTATTATACTTGCCAAAAAAAGTTACAACCTCTTTTTTCATACACCAACTACCAAGTACGATTACCCAATTCAATATTCCAGACGTTAGCATGTATACAACGAGTCAAATAGTAGACGTTGTAACAGATATATCTGGCAGTATTATATTTTCTAATATTGGTTCAATATCAGCAACGGTTTCATCCAATGGAATTATTACCCCTCTTACACCGGGTAGAAATATGATTGAAGCAACTCTTACACCCACCAATCCTAATTATGCAATATCTACTAGAATAGCTACATTTTATGTAGTTAAAGCTACTCCTACCATTACTAATTTTGTTATTGAAGATATCACGTATTTATCTAATCCTCAACAAATAAATAGACCCACGGTTGATGTATCGGGAACATTTTCATATTCTATCACGGAAGGTTCCTCATTTGCGTACATAACAAATGATAATCTTATAAATACTCTATCCGTAGGACCATGCACGGTTCGGGCAATATTTACACCCTTTGATTCTAATTATGAAATAACAACTATAACTACTACGTTTGACGTATTGCAAAAAACACCTACCTTAGTCATACGTTTACCCGATGCACCTTTTAATATTGGAGACATCGTTACTCTAAATGCAGATGTAACTCCTTTTATATCGGGTGATTACGTATGGTCATCCAATGCTACTCCATTATCGGATACTATAATAGCATTGGATCAAGCAGGTGACGTGGTTATTGAATTAACATTTACACCTTCCAATAGCAATTACACAAATTCTGTCATATCTACTACTATTCATGTAAATCAAATAGATGTTTCTTTTTCTATTAGTATCCCTGACATACCTTATGACAGTTCCTATGTAATACCTGATTCTATTGTAACTCCTTTTACGTTAGGAGAATTTAGTTATTCGTTCGATACAACCATTGATCCTGATTCTAACTATTCCACTTTGGATATTTCAGGTAAAAAAATAAATGTGGGTACTATTTATTCACCTGGATATAAAATAGTCTATGCAACTTTTACACCTTATGATATTAATTATAAACCGTATACAGTAACAACCAGTTTTAGTCTAATTAAAAAACGTATTAATTATTCAGATAGTATTTTATCCACGATTACTATACCAGATTTATCCTATAACACTCCGTATACAATACCATTTCCCATACTAGTGGAAGGAAATTTCAATATAGTAAATACGTCTGATAACATTACTAACTTTAAAAACACGATCAATTCTAATTCTACGGGAGATTCATATATTATATTTACGTTTGTACCTTATAACACATTTATATATTCATTTTTTAACATCACCAGTAATTTTCAAGTCTTGAAAATACAGCCAACTTTTTCGATTAGTATACCTGATGATATAGAATATAATAGGTCATATCCTATTACAAAATCATCGTTGAATCCGGATATATCAGGTTCGTATGTGTATGCAAGTTTATCCAACAATGTTACAGTTGATTCTCTCAATGCACGAATAACAGGTAAAAATATAGGGGTTGCTACAGTTAGGTCAACATTTACACCTATATCTAGTCTGAGTACAAATTATGATTCGTATACTACAACTTTTGAGGTTAATGTAGTAAAATTACAACCCACTTTTTCTATTGATATACCTGATATACAATATGACTCATCCTACGCGATCATAACCCCAACTATAAATCCTGATATATCAGGACAGTATACTTATGTTAGTGATTCGAGTAATGCCGTGATTGATTCAAGTAATGTGATAACAGGTAAACATATAGGTCCTGTTACAATTACAGCTACATTTATACCCGAAGACACAACAATATGTGAAAATGCAACTGAAAGTTCAACATTTTCTGTAGTAACCTTAAGTCCTATTCTTAGTAATTATACATTCAATGATGTAACTTTTGGTGATCCAGACATTACAATAATTAATCCAACTGCAAATATAGAAGGAATATTCTCTCTTCCAGTGCTAAGTGAAAATGCAACTATTGTATCTGGTAAAATACACCCTCTATCCAGTGGTATAATAAATATTCAAACTACATTTATACCAACCAACCCAATCTATAAAAATATTTCTATATCTACAACACTTAACGTATTAAAGATTCCGACTACTATTTCCAATTTTGCGATATCGAACGATAATAATGGTAATACTTTTATAATTACTCCACCGTCTGGAAATGTACCTGGTGAAATTTCATACACAACAGATGAAAGTTTTGCATCTGTAACGGATAACATATTACATGTAGACTATATTGAAAAAGTAAAAGTAACTGCACTGTTTACACCAGATGATACTAACTATAATACTTCAACCACAACTACTACTTTTAATCCATTGCCAGCTACTATATCTAAATTGTATTTAAAAAATGTATATTATGGTAAAGAGGATTACCAAGTAGATTCTCCCGAAACATCGGTAGATGGACAAATTATATATTCTATTGTAGATGGTTCTGATTACGCATCGATAACATCAAGTGGATTAATACATATTGAAAATGCAGGTCAAGTAACTGTTCAAGCAAAGTTGATTCCATTCAACACTACTTATATATCTTCGATTACAACCGCATCATTTACGGTATATAAAAAAATAACGAATATTGGATTAATGACTACTTCTGATTTTATGATCAATGATGTTTACTACGATAATCCTGATTTTCAAATAAACCCGCCATCTTGTTTGCCAGGTACTCTAACCTATCGTATAGATAATAATTCAAATGCAACTATAACACCCAGTGGAATGATTCATATTTTGAATATAGGTAGAGTAACTGTCATTGCAACATTAATTGCAACGGATACAAGTTACCCGATAACTATATACACTACATCGTTCAACATATTACCTACATCCGCGAATACTATATTTAAACTGGATAGGACAACATATCCTGCCATCATTAATGCGCCATTGTATCAAACTGTAGCAGGAGATTTTTCATATTCTATCGTAGAAGGTTCTGAATATGCATTCATATCAAATAATAGAATTGAAACAACCCAACCAGATAGAAATGTAATCGTTAAGGCAACATTAACCCCTCATGATGATAATTATGCACCATCGTATATATTTACCTCATTTTATACATCTAAAATACCTACTACACTTACTGATTTTATTATACCGACATTAGATGTAAGTTCAACGGAAATAATCAGTCCTCCTACGGCAAATGTTCCGGGTGAATTTTCATATCATATAACTACCTATTCTAACAATCAATTTGTTAGAACTATATCTTATTCTGCAATCATTACTAATAATAGCATTCGTACGTTGCAAATTCAAAATTCTCCAATATTTGTTACTGCAACTTTTACACCTACCGATAGTATTTATGCTAGTTCAACGATTACCACATCATTCAGTGTAGTAAACAATGGGATCACGCCAAATGTATTATTCCGTCTAAACGATGAAAATACATCTTCTTTTCTAATTAACGATGTGCGCATTAGTGAAAATTTTTTCATCATACCGTCGATGGTATCCAATATAGATGGAGTTACAAACTATTATATAGTGAGAGGGGGAGAATATGCAACTATACCTGATAATAAAATTACGTTAATTAAATTAAAACAAATAGGTGAAGTAACTGTAGAAGCAGTATTCACTCCAACCAATAATCAGTATAAAATATACACCGCAACCGCTAGTTTTCGTATATTACCAGATATAGATTTAACTGTTGCGATTCAAGATGTACCATACGGTACAACTCCTGTACAATTGCCACTCTCTGGATCATATTCCATCGTTGATGGTTCTAGTATTGCATCGGTTACTTCAAGTGGATTATTAACTACACTAGACCTCGGAAGGGTAACTGTGCAAATAGATTCTACGCTATATTCTTTTTATATAGTGCAAGGAATTCCTACCTCATTATCCAATTTCATTGTTTCAAACGTTCAATTAGGAACACCCGATTATTACATAACACCACCTTACTCATCTATAAATGGATATTTTACTTATTTTATAGTGGATGGCTCGGAACATGCCACGATAACTAAAAATGGAATACTTCATCTATTAACTACAGGTGAAGTAACAGTACAAGCGGTATTAAATCCAATTAAACCATATTCTATTTCAAAAATAACAACCACTTTTAATATTATAGTTGGAATGCCCTATGTGTTGTCTAATTTTATTATACCTGATATCAACATAAATTCTAGAATTACAATCACTGATCCAACCGTAACCCCTTATACACCAGGAAAATTTGAATATTCTATTTATGATTTAGAACATATAGTAGACATTTCGGGTAAAACAATAACCTCATTATCTGTATATGGCGATGATGTTCCTGTAACAGCTTTATTTACTCCTGATAATACTGAGTATTATCCCGTATCATCGATTACCACTACTTTTCATATTTATAAAGAAAATACCATATTCAATAAATTTTATAAGTTCAACGTAGTAGAATACAATGAACCCTTTTTACTAAATTCAACGAATAATCTATTTATACCTATTACTACAAATAGTAACGGAATTATTCGATATTATATAGATACATCTTATCTCCAGTATTGTTACATATATCAAAACACTATTTATGGATTAGAACTATACAACGATATACCAATAACAGCTATCATAAGCAATACAAATGAGTATAGAATTGCTAGCGCATCAACTACCTTTTCTATAACGCGTGCAAAAATAAAAATATATAATTTTATTATCCCCGATTTAATCATAAATCAAAGTTTTAATTTTGTTGACCCACCTACAAATATAAAAGTAGATAGTAGGTATAGTACAACGTTTGAATATGAGGTTGACTCTCCCAATATAACTATTGTCAGCGATAATGGTGTAAATACCATAACTGGTTCTGTTATAGAAAGAGGAGTAAAAATTAAATGTATTGTAATAACAACTAATCCTAATTATCTGAACATTAATACTAGTACTATTTATGTGAATGTTATATTCAATAGTTTAACTATAAATACTAGACCATTACCTACTCTGTATCTGGGAAATTCAATTGATATGCAAAACTATACTTATATTTATCCTGATGCATCTGGGTCTTTTTCATTTGTGCCTAGCAATTCAATTGCAGAAAAATCTGGAACATCCATTTTTACATTCAACAGTGCAGGCTCAGTAAACATAACCATTACGTTTACTCCCGAGTCCTCTTCTTCTTCTTCGATACCAATAACGTTACCGATAACCATATTAAAATATCCAGTTACATTTACAAATTCTATTATACTATTACCACCTACATTATACGTAAATGACAGTATCGATTTATTAAATTATGTCAACAAAGCCTATTTTAATTCTAACATCATACCTGGAATATACGCCTTTTCAAATATGTCATCTGGTCCAAGTAACATTAGTTTAAGCGGATCTATATTAACATGCGAATCGAATGGACCAGTTCAACTATTATGCACTTTTATACCAAATGATTCATTTACATATTCTAGTGTTACCATACCAACTATTGTATTTTATGTTCATATACGAATCACATTATCTAATTTTGAATTCAAAGATACCATTGTAAATCAAACTTTTCGTATAGATCCACCCACTATAGATCCAATTATACCCGGAGTATTCAGTTATACTTCATCCAGTAGTATTACAACTCTAACTACCGATAATGAGTTGGTTACATATTGTAGTTGCAACGTTTCAAATAGCTTAGCCACAATTGTCGCAACATTTACACCTACAGATTTGAACACTTTTAATACAACTTCTATAGGCTACAGTTTTTATATTTTTGGAGAACCTAACTTACTATTTCGTGTTGAAGACCAATACATTAATACAACATTTACCCTAAGTCCTCCAGGGTTATATACCAATGGTGACTATAATAGTTATGGGTTACCCGGTATTTATACATATGAGTTAAACTCGTATGATTATGCAGATATATGCGGAAATGTTATAACTACAAATTCTGCTGGAAATGTTAGTGTAACATCCACATTTACTCCGGAAAATACATTATTGAGTCCTTTATTTTTAGATACTTCATTTAATATTAGTAATTATAGTTTAGAATCTATTACACTACCTGAATTACATGTTGGAGACATTATCGTATTAAACCACCCTCAAACAAATCCACCTATGACCGGAACAGTTAACTATAGCATTGATTCTTCTATTGCGGATATTTCTGTCAATCAACTTACTGCTATTAGTACTGGAAATGCAAATCTATTGATAACTTTTACACCTACAAATTACCCATTGAATGTTCTTTCCATAACGATAGAAATAGTTATTTTTTCAGCCGAAATTACATTATCCGATTTTAGCGTGTTAACTACATATCCTTATACAATAACACCACCTACCGTATCTCCTGAAATTTCAGGAGGGTTGAGTTACACTACCAATATTAAAGCGTTGTCTGTCCTCAACAACTATATACAGTATGTTGATTATAATGGTCCTCAATCCGTTACAGCAACGTTTGCTCCAAGTGACGTATCTTATAATATTACAAGTGTTGTTTATTTGATGACCGTACCTGATATTATTCCTGTTTTTTCACCTTTTACTATTCCAACTATGTATAAAAACGATACCTATTTACTAACAACACAATATTATACAGGGACTAATTTTACACCAAATATAGGATTACCATTACCCTACGTAAGAGAACTTACAAATAATGAATTTACTAGAATAGTAGATGGAATGTATACAATTACAATTAATAGTGATTTTGCACAATTTATATCTAGTAATCTTTATGATATGTGTAATAATATTGTATCCTACGGTACATTACGTGCAATCAAAGGAGGTGGTGAAGTAAGTATAAACGTACACTTTGAACCCAACTCAAATGTATATGAAAGTATTACCCAAACGTATACTTTTTATGTATATGAATCGGTGTTAACCTTAACTACTTATCAGACTATACCCAATTTATTTGTAGAAGGTACTGGTGAAAACTACAAAATACGTCCTATTAGTATATTCCCTTATGTAGATGGTGAAGTTGATATCGATATTTCATCTGCATCTGCTGAATTTCATAGTAATATAATAAAAGATCCTATTACAAAGGAGCTACTAAGCTATGGATATATAGAAGTAAAAAATGCAATTGGTGACTATAAAGTTGGTAATTCTAATTGTGTTGATATTAAATATACATTTAGACCAACAGAATTTACATTGTATCCAGTAACTACAATAACACGCAGGTTTGAAGTCTATGAAAAATATACAATATCTCCATTAGTGATACGTCCTGAATTAAATATTGGAGATAGTTATACCATTGTAGATCCAGTGACTGATCCTTCAAATATAGGTATATTTGTATATTCCATTTTGGATGTGTTGCAACCTATCACAACTGTTTCCGATAGTTCAGATTTTTCTAAGATTCAACTTACCGTACAACCTGTTACAGAAACAGATAGTTATAATATATTATTATCAGAAATACTACTTTACAATTCGAATATTACGTTAACAGATATACACGTGAATCAAATAATTACTATTAATCAATTGCCATCACTTAACATAGGTAGTATAACTAATCTAATTATTATACAAATACAACAATATGTACCCAATACAAATGCTAGTATTGAAGATAATGTATTCATTGCTCAAAACATAGGTCCTGTAATAGTAAGTTGCACATTTACACCCAATGACTTTATATATGGTTACCCAACTACAATAACCTCTCAATGTTATATATATAAAGAAGATACAACACTTGATAATTTCACTATTCCTATCTTAACTTATGGAGAAACTTACAATATACCTGCAACTACAAATAGTGATTACGTAGGATACATTTATGATGGCATGGATCTTACTACTGTGGTGTCGACTGTATCTATTTATTATATAATCGAATCAAGCTTCAATATGTATGTCATTCTAAATCAAGATGGTAAATCAATTACAGCTGTCAAATATACAGATATGTTAATACCTATCACCGCTTATATTCCGAGTACCACTATGTATAGAAGTCGAACAGAAACGATTAATTGTCAAGTTCAAAAAATAACTCCAACTATTTCTAATTTTTCAATTGAAAAAATAACATATAACAATACCTTTATTATTCCTCCACCTGTTGTAACTATATCAGGAATACCATTACCTTCAAGCATTGTATACAATTACGTATATATATTATATAATACAAATTCAGATGTTCTAACTATCAGTGATAATATAATAACACCTACCCAGTGGCAAGACGGGTTATTTAATATAACAGCCACTATTATACCATTAGATCCCGAATTAGATAATTATGTTATACCTGAATCAATCGTATCTAATTCTTTTATAATTGAGAAATCCACCTATTCTATTGAACCTTGGATTATACCGGGACCTTTTGTTTTCGGAACAGATGTTGTTCTTACCTACCCAATTACAAATCCAACAGACGTATCTGGTTCATTTTCATTTAGCATCGAGTCTGGAAATGCAACTGTATCCGATAATATTGTACATTTTGAAGAATATGGACCTGTAACTATTACAGCAACGTTTACTCCAACCGATGAAAATTATGTTTCCGATGCATTATCTACTTCGTATGACATTACAGTGTCTAAACGTAACTCTACTCTAGAATGGGACTTTACTATACCCCCTGTTGTGTATGATATTTCCTATACATTACAAACATTGGCTACTACAAATAGTGATAGTACAATTGTTTATTCCATTGATACTCCCTATGCCATTTACGCTTATGTAAACGATACAACTATATATTGCATAAAGGTTACTGATTTATTAATACCAATAACTGCCAGTGTAAAAGAAACCAACAAAAATTTTGAAAATAGTATTACGAAAACATTTACTTTGTTACCAAAACCATCTGTATTAGATTCTTTTACTTTACCTGACATAACTTACAACTCTACTTATACTATTCTAGATCCAAGTCATGTACCTATAGAAGGAAGAGTTTTCTACACGGCAGATGTGTCTAATGTTTCGATTGACGAAAATAATGTAATTTCTATTGATTATTGGGATTCTTCAAGTGCTAATATAATTGCAGTGTTTGTACCATTTGATTTAAATAATTATACAATATCGAATACAGAAACTGCTATTTTAACTATACATAAATTATTGAGTCATGTATCGATTGTAACTCCAACATTAACGTATGGTTCGCCCTATCAAACGATTGTTAGTAAAGATGTTAGTGGATCAATCCTATATACATTAGATCAATCCTACTCTTATATATCTATAAATTCCGAAGGATTAATTACTATTCTTGAAGCAGGAGGACCAATATCGTTAACAGTTACTTTAATTCCGGATGATAACGGATATTCACAATCCTCTGCAACGACTACATTTTCTGTATTACAATCAACTCCTTCCATAGGGACATTTAATGTTAGCGATATGATTTACGGAGATACACAAACTATTGCAGACCCTTCTTATTCGACTGTAGATGGTTTATTTAATTATACTGTAGATACATCGAATGTAACTATCACGAACAATATCATTACAATAAATCAATGGCAAAATAATCCAGTTTCGGTAAGTGTCATATTAATTCCTACTGATACAGCTAATTACACAAATTCACAACCAGTAACAAAATTATTTAGTATTACAAAAGCAACCCCAATTCTAACTTGGGATTTTAATGAAACAATTCCATACGGGGATGATTATCCTATTATAACCCCACCTGACACGAATAGTGATGATATCCATTTTGTATATTCAATCGATTCCAGTTATGCGGATGTAAGTGGCAGTGTTATAAGAATTTTACAATATTATGATGGTTCAATACCAATAACAGCTAATTTATTAGAATCCAATAATTATTATGGAGGTTCTGTAGATAGTTCATTTACCATTGTAAAATCAAATTTTACACTAGGATCATTCACATTGGATCGTATGACTTTTGGAACTACACAAACAATTATAGATCCTTCCCATTCTTCAGTAGATGGTTCATTTAATTATACTGTAGATTCATCCAATGTAACTATTAGTGCTCAAAATGTCATATCTATAATTAACTACCAAGCCGGACCAGTTACGGTAACCGCTAATTTTACACCTAGTGACACTATCAACTATGAAACTCCAACAGCGGTAACAGCAACTTTTTCTATTGCAAAAGCAATCCCAACTCTAACTTGGGATTTTGATGAAATAATTTCATACGGTTATGATTATTCTATTATAAACCCACCATCCACAAATAGTGATGATATCCATATTGTATATTCTATTGATTCAAGTTATGCGGATGTAAGTGGCAGTGTTATAAGCATTTTACAATACAATACAAGTTCAATCCAAATAATAGCAGTTTTACTAGAATCGAATAATTATTATAGTAGGGATGTATACGGTACCTTTTCTATATTAAAAGCAATTACAACTATTGGATCGTTCACATTGGGTCCTATGACGTTTGGAACTACACAAACAATTATAGACCCTTCCCATTCTTCAGTAGATGGTTCATTTAATTATACTGTAGATTCATCCAATGTAACTATTAGTGCTCAAAATGTCATATCTATACTCAATTATCAACCTGAACAAGTTACAGTATTTGCAACATTTACTCCGAATAATAGTAATTATACAATACCCGAATCGGTATCAGCAACGTTTCGTATTTCAAAAGCAGATCCTTTATTAACATGGTCATTCAATGAAATCATTCCACACGACACATTTCATATTATTGACAAAAAACCAGTTTCAGACAGTTCGGGAAAGATTACATATGTTATTGATTCAAGTTATGCTTATACGTATGGTAATATTATATATATTTCAGACTATTTTGACGGATTAATAACAATAACAGCTAATTTAGAATCAACCAATAACTATAACGAAGGTTCTGTAGATAGTACATTTACTATTTCACAGGCAACTTCAATCATTAGTTCATTTACATTGAATAATATGACATTTGGAACTCCACAACAAATTAATGCTCTTTATTATCCGTCTGCTGGAGATATTTTATACACATCAGATTCATCAAATGTAACAATTGATGAAAACGATGTTATAACTGTAATCAATTATCAACCCGAACAAGTTACGATAACTGGTACATTTACTCCTGATGATACTGTTAAATACACTATTCCAGAATCAAAAACAGCAACATTCTTTATTTTGAAAGCAAACCCCATCCTAGAACCATTAACATTAAATAACATGGTTTATGGTACAAAGCAAACTATTATTGATCCATCCTCTTCTACAATTGGATCATTTGTATACAGTGCAAATACACCCAATGTAGAGGTTAGTGGAAATGTAATTTCAAGTAAAAAATGGCAACGTCAAGAAGTTACGATAACTGGAATATTCACGCATAATGATATTAATTATATAAATGATTATTCCATAACAGCAAATTTTAATATCTTCAAAAATATTATGAAGGCATACAAAATGGAATATGATTTAGCAACATTAGAATTAAGAGATTTGAACGATTCAACAATAAATATTGCAGGTAATTACGTTAGTTTAACCTATGGTGATCCATTGAATGAATCTCAAGATTCAAGCGGAACAATAAACAGTATTAATCAAACCGGGATAAAATTAACAGATTATACAAATGGTGTTACGGCAACTTCAACTTCACTTACCAAAACATCGTTAACTACAGATGTTCCAAGTTTTGATTTGAGTTGTAATGAACTAAAACTTCAAGGAAATTCACCTACAGACAATTATGTTATTACAGCAGTAAATGGAAAACCTACATGGAAAACACCCTATAACATACCTGAAGTATTCGTTATTGACTTATTGGAAACAACTCCTTATCAAATTGCAAATACTATATCCTCTAATTATTTTTTGTGGATAAAAGGATCTAATGAACGATCCACCATACTGTTACCAATATCTCAAATGAGTGTAGGACAAATGATTACTATTCGATCTGAAGACAGCGACGGTATAATAATTAATAGTGGATCAAATAACAGTATTTACAGTGATATAGAAAGTAATGTTTTTGAAACAGATAAAGCATCATGCGTTAAATTGTTTTTAGCTAAAAATAATCAACAATATGAATGGTTGGTAATAAATTAACCATTCGCACATTAATTTGGTAATTCATCACCAAATTAATTTTAACAATTACCATTTTGATTTCTTGACTTGAATTTGTTGTCCGCTCGACTTTTTCGATTTGGATGGATCGTACGTATCATTGTCGTCATCATCCGGCAAGTTCTTGGACAATTCCCAATACTCTTTCGAGCCTAACTTGAATGCGGGATGATTTTCTGCCTTGTACCAAAAGATTTGTTCTGTCAATTTGTTACTTTTTGAATTGTTGTTGATCACTAAACATTCATAGTTTTCCGTGCACTGGTCCATGACTTGACAAAACGATTCAAACGTGGGAAACATACCTGCATAATTTTCATAAATCTTTTTACGGTTATTGATATACGGTTCTCTTAATATGAACACATAATCAATATTCGTTCTTAAATTAGGTGGAATACCGAGTGGATATTGCATGGTAATAATCAGCAATATTTTCCAATGACGACCGTTCATGAACAACAACCTCATCAATTTATCTTTGGTCCATGAACTATCGTACAAACAATCATCTAGAATCACAAAGGTTCGTGGATCAATGTTACTTTTTTTATATGTTTGCATTTCTTTCATCACTTGTTTCATGCACGTTTTTTGACGTTTCAATATATTTTCGATAATTGAGCTGTTATATTCATCATGGATAAACAGTTTAGGAATATGTTCACTGTAAAAACTGTTTCCTGCTTCTGTACCGGATATGACTGTTCCTACGGGTATGTCTTGTTGATAAAAGAGGAGGTCTCGAACTAAGAAACTTTTACCGGTATCACGTCGACCAATGAGTACAATAACAGGCCCTTTATTTTCATTGGGTCGAAAACTGATATCTCTCATATTAAATTTTTTTAGTTCTAAAGTCATGTTTAAGGAATATAAAATTAATGGGTAATTGAAACTTAATTAGTTCAAACTATCCATAAAAAGTATAGTCGGCTTGTATGGTGTTTTACAAAAAAAATAAAAACAGCAATTTTCTTCAAGAGTTGGAATCCGTATTGGACATTTCAGGTGCACAAAATTATGTTCCACTCTATTCCAGATTTTTTATGTTGAATGATACGAATTGGAACAGTATCAATTTAGAAAATGATTATGAATTAGCCAAAATACATGAAGGAAATTACAATACCGCTACAGCCACACTTCAAAACAATACCACTTTACCCATTTTTTTGAAATATTCACCACTGTTAGACCCACTAAAGTACTTGAATGGAAAGTATCCTTCCTACGATTTTACTCTTCCATCCCTATCCCCTTCTTTTCCTAAATTAGCGGAAGTCAACAACTCTGCGTACACCGACAGCTTTTTTTCCTATTTGTCTTCCCAACTACTCACCAAAGAAAACTTTATTCACGGCATTGGATTTCACGGAAGTTATTTGGGAATCAAACGTAAATTTAAATACAACATTGAAGATGAAATCGAACAGTTGCACAACTCTACGTTTTTCTACGAAAACAACAACAAATTGTTTACGCTGAACAAAGAATTAAACAACGGTTCTTCTTCTCAACGAAACCGTCAAAAACTAGTCTTGGAAGATGAATCTATTCCCCTTATATTTGAAAATCTGGAATGTATTTCAAATACATGTGAAAATACAAAAGAAAATACAGAATGTATAGAAATTCAAGATTTAAGTGCCAATTTGGTTGCATCCGATTCAGACAATGAGAATAATATAGTCGGGTTGGATTCAGATTCTTCGGATAGTTCTTCCCAATCTTCCAATACGGAAACCGAATATACCGATGAATTGGAATCTTCCGAAGAAGATTTTGATACGTATGGTCTTACCGCTGAAATCAATCAATTTCCAGTTCAAATCATTGCATTGGAAAAGTGCAAAGATACGTTGGATTCACTATTAGTGGAATGTATGTCCCCTGAAGAAATTACGTCGGCGTTGATGCAAGTTATTATGACATTGATTGTCTACCAGAAGAAATTTCAATTCACGCACAATGATCTTCATACCAACAATATCATGTACGTAGACACTACAGAAGAGTTTTTGTACTACACGCACAACAACGTGTTTTACAAAGTGCCTACTTTTGGCCGTATTTACAAGATTATTGATTTTGGTCGCGCCATTTATACGTTTGAAGGGAAGCGGTTTGTATCGGACAGTTTTCATCCAGATGGAGACGCAGCAACCCAATACAACATTGAACCCTTTTTGGATGCTACCAAGTCAGTGTTGGAACCCAACTATAGTTTTGATTTGTGTCGGTTAGCCTGTTCTATGCTTGATATTATTCCAGATGATACACCCGTCTATGAATTGGTCGAAGAATGGTGTTTAGACGACAAGAAGAGAAACATCCTCTACAAGAAGAATGGGGAAGAGCGGTACCCTGATTTCAAATTGTACAAGATGATTGCACGAACAGTACATGCACACACCCCTGAAGCCCAATTGTCAAAACCCATTTTTAAGGCCTATGTAACCAAGAAAGCCCATCCAAGTGCTATTCAAATTTAATCTAAAGGTATAGTATGGCACTTTCACCACCACGTACATTAGAAGAAAATTATAATACATTACGTGTGTTTGAAACTCATCCACATGATTCTGGACGAGTACATATGACAGTAAGAGAATTTTTAAATCAACGACGAATAGGTACATTACACACAGTACCTTATAAATTTTTTATAGTTGTTGATGTAGATAATCAAATATATGGGGTATCTAGAGTTATTCCAGAACCAGAAATAGTTCGTGATAACTCTATAATAGAATGTAGAAATAATACACCAGACGAATTTCAAGAAAATTATAGACCATATGTTAATGACGGAGATAAATATATATTTATAAATTTAAGTCATCCAATAATGCCTCGTGGTATTTTAATATTAAAACCACCTTGGATAGATGGAAATGAAATTCCTGGTACTAAATTTTTTAAATTACGATTTCTAAGACATATTACAAAATATATAGAGAGTGCTATATTAACTGACCCAACATTCAACCCTGTTCTAGCACAACCACATTGTCATCAAACTATGCCAACGCCTGTATATGAATTAGTTCCAATGTCACTTGATGACATTAATAATATACCAACAAAATTAGCATATAGAGGTGGCAAATCAAATAAAAAAAAAAGAAACAAAAGGAATCGTAAATCAAGAAAAAATAAACACTAATAATATGGCATCTTTAGACGATATATATCATATTATTAGTTTACGTATCTCTATCCATGATTTTATGAAAGATGTGAAAGACGACAGTATTCGATTTATAGGAATCGATGCAACTAATCAAGCGCATGGAATATCGATGGATAGACCTGTCACTAAAATATATGAATGTTTACCAGATGCTCCTGCACTTCCTCATCCATCCAGTGGCAAAGAACCTATTCGTCAAAAATATTATTTACCTTTAAAAGCAAGAGAATTTGTAAAGATTAAGTTAACTGGTCGTGACGCATTATTAGTATTACCTAAATGGTTGTTTGATGCTATTCCCGGAACAAAATGTTTTCGGTTAGTAGAACAACCACCTATAATTAAATATGTGGATTCGAGAATTCAACGTGGTGAAGCATGGGATGAACAACTACATGCACACTGTGAACAAGCTGAACCTACACCTGTATTTGAATTAGTACCATTATCGTTAGAAGAATTAAATGAAATGTTTGGAAAAGAGTTAGGTCGACCACAATTTATTCCAGAAGTAAAAGAACCAGATGTACCTATTGCATTAGCTCGACCATTAAAACCAATTGAAGAATTAAATGAAATAGATAGGAAAGGACCTAGAAAAAGAGTAGACGCGCCTTTTATAAGGGATGAGGCATTCAGAGTACGTGCACCTTTTATACGTAAAGAGATATTATCACAACCTGAAAAACCTCTATATAGACAAGGTGAAGTACGTGAACCTCCAAAATCTGTTAAAAGTAATTGGTTACATAATGTTGATAAAGGAACTGTAGATATTTCTGAATTTGACCCTATCCCAAAATCTGTTAAACCTATTCCAACATCTAATAAAAGTAGTTGGTTAGATGAATTCATGGTTGAAAAGAAACGTGGCGGTAAAACAAATAAAAAAAAAAGAAATAAAAAGAATCGTAAATCAAGAAAAAATAAACACTAATACTATGGATTTAGACCCTATCTTACTACGCGGGTCTGTTTATCCGCAACAAAACATACTAGAAATAGAAACAGTATTACCTGAAATGAAAAAACCAAGTGATGATACTGTAATTAGACAAAGTAATTTTTCTATTGTTGGATTAATACCTACCAGTAACTTAAAACATAGGTCTAAACTTCTTATGTGGTCTAACGATGCAGACGATAGTTTATTGAAAACCAATAATATTGAAAATACAACAAAAAAAACATGCAGTATGTATTTAAAACCTGACCAAAATTTTACCGATAAATACAACTATTATTGTCGATTATTTTTATTGGGTTACACACCAACACAAACTCCTGATCCTGACGATTACCAATTGATGCTTCGTCCGCCACCTTATACACCTGATCCATATGAATATATACATACTGTTACCATTATGAATCGCGAGATGAACCTATTCAACATGTACATTTCGGACATGTTAGCAGAATTGTTAGAACAAGAATATTTGAGATGGTTGCAACGTAAATATCTCGGTTTGCCACTACAACGCAACAGTATATCTGGTGTGGATGGATTAGGACAAATTATTCACCGGCCTTTTCCCACAACAAAACAACACGGCGATTTAAAAATACAAATGCGTGTACATCCTCGTTATTTTTGTTGGGTGTTGGAAACAATAATTAGAAACATACATGATTTGTATAGATGTGGATTACAATCGTTTAAATTTATGTTTTTACACGGAGAAGACAAAATAAGTAATTTATCTGAAATTTATCCAAACATAGAACCTGGGCAATCCCTAGAAGAATATAGTGCAGATGGAAAACAATACAAACGGGAACAATTATTTATGCCCAATATCGTATTTTATTTATTAGATGCAGTTGGACCTCGCGCACAACAAATTATTGATAAGTTGGTTGAACTATTTCCAAACGAATTTAAATTATCTTGCGACATACCAAGATCAAACATACGTGTTTCCAACAACATTTCCATTTCTGTTGGTGGCGGAAACAGAGAAAAATACGATAATCCTGCATTACAACACATGCCATTTGAATATGGCAAAATTATAGCTACTCCTGCATTGCATACAAGTCATAAATTATTTAGTCAATATCTTACGGGTCATACACTTATCAATGAAGATTTAACCTTAAACAATATTGCAAGTTACAAAATGTGTGTGGGTCAATATCCATCGTTCAAAACCATATTTGAACGATACAATTTAATGAAATATTATATGGGTATATGCGGAAAATTAGGTATTGACGAAGCTGTCATGAATTCTATTGCAGGCGGTAAATCAAAGAAAAAAAACAAACATAAAAAACGTAAATCAAGAAAAAAGTAAATTTCATATATTTATAATATGCTATACATATATGAAATTGTTAGGCTATACCATCAGTTTAAAAACAATGTTAATCTTAGGTTTTTTGTATTATATTATTCTATTGAACATGACATGGACATGTCTTCAGGGATCTTCTATAGAAACAATGAAAAATAAAAAACAAATTAAAGAAAATGTAAACCAATGGACGCCAACATATAAAAAACAAAACAAGCGATCAAAAAATAGTTTGAATATGTAAAAAATATAGTATTGAACGGTTCATGCAAACACATGTGCTTCAACCCTAAAATAAGAATGGTGATTAAAATAACGTTTGGAATGTAATGGTTCGTATCTTCTACTTCCTCATTATCTGGATGGGTTGTTCCGAAGATAATATCACACAAGTCCGGTCCAATGTTGGTCATGACATGCTCGTGATGTAACTTATGTACATTATTTACTTTGAAATAGCTGTAATTTATGTTATGTACGGTAGAATACAACAAGGAAACAAATAAAATAACCCACTTATCTAAAAAAATAGTTCCACATACAGTATAAATGAGTAAAAACAAACTAGGCATTCCCAATTCAATTACGTATTGAATGAAATGAGAGAAAAAATTGTCATGATCATGATGATATTGATGAGGTTTTGTAAACAAATGTGTTTGTGTATGGGATCCTAAATGAACAAAATAAGAAACAAAAAATAAAATAAAAAAAGTTAATAGTCCATTACAGTAACTGTTATCTGTAATATAATAAATGCTTGCAAAAATAGCAACCCATGCCCAAAAATTTTTGATTACAGATTTCAGAACTGTAATGTTTTCCAATCGTTTTATTTTTTTTTCTAATTTTTTTATTTCTTGTTCTACATTTTTTATTTTTTTATGTTCAGTTTTCATACTACCTATAAAGTATTTAATTAGGCTAGTTATACATAAAGATTCTTATGATTGTGTAATTGAATATGAAATGTATTCAATGAGATCAGTATCAAACATTTCATCACGATGAACAAAGATACGTTGATCAACAGTTCAATCTGTTTTTCGTATTCATGTTCGCATTGATACACGATACCGCAATTTTTAAAAATTTGTGAACGTTCTTCTACTAAATTAGTGTTCAAATATTTTTGTTCTAAATGGGTTAATGGACAATTGTGCAATACTACAATGGCAAATGCATCAATAGCTACAAATATTAAAGTATATAGTAAATGTCTAAGATTGACGTTGAATAATACAATAAATGCACCTATTCCCATAAAAAAATAATGATACACCATGTAACACAACCCAATACACGTATTTGTAAACCCGTTTAATTTTAAGAATTTCAAAATACCATTCGATAATGTTCGAATACGATTTTTTTTAACCTTCTTTTTATCTAAAGCCATTATTCTTTTTGTGAAAATAAAAAGAATATAAAACCTTATTTTCCTAAATAATTATTTTAGAAATAAAATAACAAATTAATATATGGATAGACGAACGTTTGAAAGATTATATAATCGAACCAGTAGAGGTCGTCGGGAAGCACGTATTGAAGCTTTACATGCAGTTCAACCACCTGAATTTGTACTACCCAATGAAGCTGAATATCTTGATATGGCAAGATATGAATCACGAGTTTGGGGAACTAGTTTTAATTTAGACGCACTTGATGCTGAACGAGATCAACTTCGTGACATATGGCAACGTGGTTTAGACGAAACACGAACACGCGAACTAGCAAGACTACCTGACCCTGAAACTGCACATGCAGGAATATTAGGGGCATTACGTGCCGCTTTGTTTCGTGAAGTAAGAGTAGAACAAATTCCACCAGCATTAGCAAGTCATGATGCTATTGTACGTGTAATAATGAATGGTCACGGATGGTTGATACCTACTTATGAAATGTCATTGGCTCAACATGTAAATACTGAATTTCGTGAATATCAATTAACATGTACTATGATTGGACAACCTATTGTTCGTACTGTTCGACAAATTATGGAAGCATTATTTGAACAAATTTTGATACAACATATATTACGAATTTTAAAAGATGGTAGAATTCCAATAAGTGCTTTACAATTTGCATTAACTCTTCCAACAATGAGAGGAACAATCGATTTTATTGTAGAAAGACGTGGTCCGATTGTTAGAGAACGGCCAGGCGAATATGGAGATCCAAGTACAACTATGGAAGCATTGGCAAATCCACCAGATTTAACAACTTTAGGAACTATAATTGCTGATATGTATGAGTGTAATTTAACTGATGATAGAGATGTTAGACGTAGATTTCGAGACACTGCTACAAGGTTTGATGCTCAAATTGGAATAGATGGAGGTGTTGAAGTTGAACAGTTGGTTGAAGGTGGAACACGTATGATGCCTCTAAGAGAATATGCACATATAGCGGAAGATACCGTATTTGAACGCATAACAGAAGATGATCTTATTCAAAATAGAGCTAGACCTTTTGCACCTCGTCCTTTTGCGGCGGCAAGAGTAGATGATAGACCACTAGATAGAGTTGTACGTCCAGATATAAGAATGGAAATAGAAGAATTACTAAAAAGTAGATTTAATCCATTAATTGAAGAAAATCCTGCATGCATGATATGTTTTGACGAAACTTCTGAAACGGGTGATGTGGTAGATGTTGCATGCAGACATCAAGTAGTAAGTGGTACAAAAAAATGTGGAGCGGCATATCATGCTGGATGTTTTGAAAAATGGCGAAGAGTTTCAGAGGATTTTCACTGTTTAGGATGTTTTGTAGGACGTGGACATTCAACACCACAATTTCGTTTATTGTATACAATACGTAATCCTCGAACTCCTGCTGAAGAAAGAGAAAATGAAGCATATGAAGCATCTGTTGATACGAGACAAGCAAGTTCAGGTGCGGCTATGGCAGAGGATAGACGCGAGGAACCTGCTGTAGCACTTGCTATGGCAGAGGATAGACGTGAACCTGCTGTAGCACATACAATAGACGATAGACAGAGAAGAAGACAGCAAGCGTTAGCAGCTGTTGAAAGAAGAAGACAGCAATCTATTGCAGAAGATGTAGCACCAAGCAGTGAACCTGACAGAAATTCTGGTAAAAGATCGAGAGGTGGTACTTATAGAAATAAAAAATATAGAAAAAGAACATTTAAAAAATAGTTATTAATACTATGGAATCTGACAAAATAAATCCGGTTGATTTAGAAGACGCAAAACGTTCTTTAGCAATATGGATGAAATCCTACAACATTGAAAAACAAGATTTAACCGAAGGCTTAAAAAAAGCTACAGGTGGAAGTAAAAAAAAGAAAAATAAAAGCCGTAAAAAACGCTAAACAAAACAGGTATGTCCTTCATAATCATAGACAATTTCAGTTCGTTTACCATTATGATCAAATGTTTCAGATCCACCTCCATTATCCCTATATCCCCAACGTGCACTACTAATATGTTTTCCAACCAATTGTAGTGGATTCGTCGTATAATATTTTTGATTTGGATAAGTTCCTTCCGTTCGTGTTTTAAGTGCAAATGAATAATTTACTTCTTTGTCAAACGTTGTCAAACGAAATACTTCTACTTCCATATACAGGATCATAGTAGATGTATTTATTCCGATTTTTTGAATATATAAATGTCATTCTCTTGACTTGAAACCGTAAAACCTGCCTGTTGAATCCTAGATACGATATCCTGAATAGGTTCTATATAAAAGGTATGTTCGTTTTTTCTTACTTTTTTGTTACGAGTAATTGTTTCATATACTTTATTACCTTTTATTTTTCGTAGATAACTATAGTTAGAATTTTGTAGAGAAGGTATACCATATGAACATTTTGAAATTAATTGAACTATAAATAACCCTCCGGGAATTAACCAATGGTGCACATTGTTAAACAATTGTTGTTTGTCTTTGATGTAGTACAATGTATAATAAAAACAAGTAATGTGGGTAAATGATCCACTGTGAAATACATCCATCTCTAGTATGTTTCCTTCAATGTATCGATGCGGATATTTTGCAGAAGCGTCTATCATTGCAGAAGAATGATCTATTCCAATGGCTTGAACACCTTTCTGGTTGAGTTCATGGACAAGATGACCCGTACCCGATCCCAAATCCAACACAACCGTGTTTGGTGTTTTATTGGATACTACAAGGTCAAGTTCTTTTTGGGATCGATAATAATCATACGTAATCGTATCATATATTTCTACATATTCTTTGTCATATACATCATAGTTAGTTTTGAACACAAATTCTTGTTTTTCATTCTTTCTTTTTTTAAAAAAAGAAAAAGAAATAAGAAAAGCTAAAATGATAAATATAAGTAATAGATAGATCAACATACTATATTTTAGGATTTAAAATATTCACTTAGGTCGAATAGCTTTGGTTTAGTACAAACCGTTGGTTTTCTATCATTGCATTGCGATATTCCATTAATATACTTGCTATCATGTAGTGGCAAACACATAGTATGCCTAGAAGTATCCATTGCATTTCCATTTTAATGGTCTATCAATAAGTATTATTATTCAATTTTTTATGAAAGGAAACACTATGGAAGTAATTTCCGATAAAAGAACAATAGATCAATTTCGTACAACCACTTTTTCAAAATATCAACGAAGTGCTGTAAAAAAAGAATTTCTGCAAAGTCTAATTCAATCCAAAATTGAACCATCCATGTATTGGATGATTGAATTATTGTGTAGCGGACATGTTACCGACATTTGGGAAACCATTTTATTTTTTTATGCTAAACATATTCATGTATCCAACCCCAAATTACCCTTTTATATAGAATCACGATTTACTATCTTCAAACAATGTATCGAAACATCGGATGAATTATCCATTCGAAACAATGAAATCGTTCGTAAATTATTTGCAGAAATTATTATTATTTTGTGCGTCTCGAACAAACATCACAGTTATGAAATTATTAAATTCAACACGTCGGATTTTAATCTCTTGACAACTGATCGGTTAAAAGCTCCATCGGTAACCTTTATCGAACACATTTTTAAAGCGGATGACCCCAAACCGTTGTTTGTACCGTTGAATGAGTTATCTTATCAAATTTGTAGTAAACATACCCTTGATGCTTGTTATTGGATTGAATGGATTTTAGAATATACCAGTAAAAAAAAATGTGTAGCACATGAACGAAAATTATGTACCAAACATTCTACGGATTCTATTTGGATTGTATGGGAAATATTCTTGCATTATTCTTCTAAATTACACGAAACAATTCAAAAAATTATGAAATCAGTTCTTTCCTTATTTTGCATTCGATATACTTCTGCATGCAACGAACGTCGCAGATTTTTGTTGTATTATGCCATATCACTATGTTGTGAATCTATTTCGTTGACGATTCCGCTTATTGAAAAAAAAAATGTAATTGAACCTATTTATGAAAAATGTAAAATAATGTACAAAAATATAAAAAAAAATGAAGTATTATAATTTGACACATGGTTTTAACATGGCTATTTCAAGGGTAAACGTATAATTGCAATTATTAAAATCTACAGGTCTACCGTCATGATGACGAAGATTGAATTTAAATCTTTGTATACGTTCTAAAGGCGGGTCACTAACAAAAATATTGGACAAATAATTTTCACGACTTGAATAGGAAACCGACTGATGCGGAAATAAAGGTATTTTTGCAAACGCTGAATTATGTTTTCCGCCAAATTTTGCATGGTTGGATGAGTTACTTTTATAAGCATAGGGTGCAATTTCATCTATATTATTGCAATACACGAGTTCCATATAAATATATTTATCTCCATATAGATTCAATGTATGTTCAGGTTCAATACTATTTGAAGTGTATATTTTTTTATTAAACCCTAAATAACTTCCTAATCCCCAATTCGTATAATTTTCGTAACAAGATGAAGTACATGGATATGATTCTGCTTTTGTAAAATCAAATTGAAATTTATCTTGATCGTTTGAAAACAACAATTTCATAGTTACGGGATTATATGTTACATTAAAAGATGCGTATGTAGTTGATATGGATTGATTTAACTTATTTTTCAATTCTTCTACCAATTGTTCATACGTATATGTACCCGATGTAATAGTTATCGTAAACACTTCTGTGTATCCGTTTAATGTAAACGATAATTTAGTATTTTGGTTAATATTTGAAAAAACATAAGAAGAAGGTAATTCAATATCATTCAATCGAATACTAACTACATTTTTGTATTCTACAGGAGAAGTAATTTCAAATTGGGTTGGATCTGGCCATTGATAAATATCCCGATCTTCAGAATGAATCGATAATATTTTTTTATATAGATTGGTCATGATTCTTTACATCGATAATAAAAAAAATATTAATCTTTATTATGGAACATAATTTAGTTGAAGCTGTTTATTATATTAACATGGATAAATCAGTAGAAAGGCGTCAATTAATGAAAAAAGTGTTGAAAGATGAAGTGTTTGATTCTATGGAAAAACATCGTATTACGGGTGTAGATGGTACTCGAAAAGATATTTTACCCTATTTATATTCTCAATTACAAAATATAAAAATAGCTAAACAATATACTACAAAAACTTATTCTTGTTTGTTGTCTCATTTACATGCATTATTGGAATTTTCAAAAAGTAAATACGAAATTGCTTTAATCGTAGAAGATGACTTATCCTTGGATTACAAAAAATATTGGCAAGAAGATTTAAATACGTGTATTCGTAATGCTCCTTCCGATTGGGAAATATTACAATTATATTATTTTTGTAAGGTACCTAAACAATTGTATATACCTTGGAACAATCATTATTCTACAGTTGCCTATATAGTGAATAAAAAAGGAGTACAATCATTTTTAAACCAACATTATAGTACTAAATTTATATTAAATACAAATACAAAACATGAATCTGATGTTTATATATATAAACATATGAAAACATATGTATATAAATATCCATTTTTTACAACAAATTTAAACAATTCATTTATACATCCAAGCCATGTTAAAAATATACATGCACCATGCAAACAAAAAGTAGAAAATATGTTGAAAAAAAGAAGCAAAAAAATAAAAAAAAGAAATAATATAACAAAACGTTACCATAAAAGTTGATCTGCATAATAACCAGGCGTACCTTTTACCTTTCTATCTTTAGCATGTCGAATTTTATATCGTTTACGATGGTTGTTCGCAGATTCATTTCCTTCCGTTTGTTTGAACGTTGGATAATCACCATATCCTAAAGCACCAATCGATGCTATTCGTTTGTTATTTTTATACACGTCTATCTTTTTATTTTTTCTGGTAGATTGTTTTATTTGTACGCCCAACTTTTTTGCTTTATCATAACTGTATTGTTTAATGGTATACATACATTATGTAGATAAAATTTTACGACGATGCTCCACGTATTCCATTAAATTCTACCATTCCTGCATTTGTATACGCGCCCATATTGGGTAACAGTATCCAATCTCCCACTTCAATATCGTTAGGCAGTAATTGTTTACCAATATTGTCATAACTGTCACATGTTGGTCCAAACATAACGTGTGACTTATAAGTATATATATTCTCTAGTTGCCCATTTTGTATACAATGTGATAATCTTGGCATAGTCCAATGATCACGATGATAACAATTTAATTCGTGATAGACACCATTGTCTATGAATATTCCTTTGGGTGTTTTTGCAATCACTTCTACCATTAAATGATGCGACGGTTCTGAAAAATATCTTCCGGGTTCTGCAATCATTTCATAGGGCAAATCTTTTGTCCATCCGAGTGCATCTGTTAAATTGGTATCGTATAAAAAACCTCCACCTATATTCAATATTAGTTTTTCATCGTTGAATAATTCAATATAGTTCAATATGGGTAGTGCATTTACGTAATACGCATTTTTAAACGCTTCTTTTCTTGAAAATGTTCCACCTGAACCAATGTGAAAAGATACACCTTTGATTACATATCCATACTTACTGGCTACGTTGATAATCTCATAGGCCTCTTCACGAGTTGCTCCAAATTTCGAATTAAGATTAATATTGGCAATCGTTACACCGCTGTTCATTCGAATCAAAATGGGGCATTTTATATTATGTTTGTGTAACAACTCTAATTCACATAAGGAATCCACTACTTTGATATTAAATGGCATATTTTCTTTTATTTCATGTGGGATAGTGTGTGGATTGGTATAAATGGTATTCTCTAACGTTGTATACATTAACACATTGTATGTTTCTTTTAACGATGCAACATCTAACCCAACATGGAAGTCATTTGATTTATGCCGAACAAGGTCATTGATTATATAGGGCAATGGATTTGATTTTACTGCATAATAGGGTTTTATCCAGGGAATTTGGGTAGACCATGTGTTAACTTGTTGTAATAATGCAGGTTTATCGTAAATCCATCGTTTTTGTATTTTATTATTCAACGCTATAGTTACACCTAACAATGATGTATATATTTTCATGATAGATATGTACATTATTATTGTTTAATATAATTTAACAACCATTTAATTCTTTGAAGGGCATGTACAATAACAAATACATGGCATAAAAAATCATGGAAAAATTAATCGTCCAACACCATAAGGATCCTCCTGTTCCTTCTGGTGCAGTAAAAAAGGTAATCGCAAAAAGAAAAAGAGCAACTGTAATCGCCGTATAATGGTGATTTACAACAAAACTAAACATCAAAAAGAATAACCATATGAAATAAAAATAATTATTTATTGGTACCCATGACCATTTTAAGTGATTATTTAAAACACTTGTTTTGAATATTTTTTCATGTGTAAAAAATATACCTATTGCAAAGATAGAATAGAGAACTATCATTTGAATTTTAAGAATAGTATTGGTTAAAAGAAGAAGAGAAGCAATCGGTTGAATAGCAACTAACAATTGACCCAATGCTGAAAATAAATAATTTAACTTTTTATTTTCTAGATTTTTCCAAAGAAAATATTCAATTAATTGCATCGAACAAAAAGAGATGATGAAAAAATAACCATTCACATTTACATTCACTTTATAAGGTGTATAATTATTGTTGTATATCATAAGTAACAACATTCCCATACTAAATACATAGGTGTTTAACGATATATACTGGTTCCAACACATATACTCTCATAAGAAAAAACATTGTGAAGGAGGCAATGAATAAATTCCATAATTGTATGCATATTTCCTACATGGTGTAGTTTTATACTGTGTAGTGTAGAGTGGAGTGTGTGATATTTGATGAATACGTACTATTTTAAATAGATTACGAATACCGTGTATTATGGTTGAAATTACTTTTTGTAACAACTCATTATATGTATCATCTACTACAATCGTACCTATCCAATCCACTATGGATAAATCTTCTTCTAATTCGTAACTGTTTTTGAAAAATAAAATGGCAACTAAATAAGGATTAAAAATAGAATAAATAGATATATTTTGGCTTTCAATTAGTGAAGATAATGTATAAAAAGATGGTGTCATTTGACATACAAACGGAGATTTAAAACAAGCAAATATTTCGTTCAGAGAGGATGGTGTAGCTTTTACAAATTTGGTTTGTAATGAAAATATATATTTTTGAAATGAACTAGTATACATCCATTGTATATCATAGGTTGTAATCGGCATCACCCATTGAATTTTTGTGGCAGAACTAAAAATAGAAGTTGGATAAGCAATTGTATGTTTTTTATATTCGTGACTTTGTATCAAACATTTTAAAATATAAGACGTGTCTGCATACAAAAAATCAGTTGAATAAGAATCTACTTTTTCTTGATCAAATATAAATTCTACTTGTCGACTTGTCAAACATCCTCGAATGCACGTATTTTCTCGGTAGATGGATACGTATCCTTTTTTTAAATATCCCATAAAATGTGATTTTTTGTGATAAGAAGGTTGTTTTTCTTTTACATACTCATACAATTCATTTTCTAATTCTTTAGTTAATTCCGTTACGTTATAAAAAAAGACTTTGGGAACTACAAATTTGTTATTTACTGGTTGATCTGCAAGTAGTCCTTTTTTGTAAACTGTCAAATAATGTCGTACAGGTTGTCGATTCCAAAACCCTAATCGAAACCATAAAAGAAGTGCAAATAATAAAGGAATTATCCATATCATTAAGATAAATTCCTATATTATTTTTTAATATTAAATGAATTAAAATGTATTACTAACACATGTGTTATTCTAGTAAAATGTCTTTTTCATTTGCGTTTGTTGGAATAGTTACTACACTATATATTTATTTTTATAACAATTTGAATTATAACTATGTACCTATGCTGTTATTATTTTACTCTGGTATGGAACTGTTACAGGGGATACAATATTATATTGTGAACCAATGCAAGAATCCAGCCAATAAGTTATTAACTGAAGTTGCCTATTTGTTCGTCCTTCTACAACCACTCATGTGGAATTATTTTTATTATATAAATAGTGACAAGTACGAACAAAAAATATTCATTACGGGAATTGCATTATCTATCTCGTGGATAGTTACTAGTATATATACGCGTTTAATATATACAAAAAACAATGGTCAAACCACTTATTTATTTAGTGATTCCGTATGCACTAAAAAAAATAAAAGTCATTTGTATTGGAATTGGACTTCTGCTAATATACAAGATTTTAACCCAACCATGTTAATGTATGTAATGGTATGGTTTATTCCAGCACTACTCAGTAAACGTCATAGAACTACATCATTGATTATAACCATCTCTTTTATAATAGCCTACATATCATCTATATATAACAATGAACCATTTACTCTTCCATCATTGTGGTGTTATTTTAGTGTTCCTATTGTGTTGCTTATTGTTTTTAAAAATATACAATAATACTATGAAATCTAAAAAAATAAATAAATATTTATTATCTTTATTAATCGTTATTTTATTGTATTTAGTAATTTATTTTGTATATCTTTATCCATTATCTAGATTACATATGTTGCAAACAAAAGAATGGACGAACACTATATTTGAAAATACAATATTAGGTGTAAAAGATAAATCTTTTTTATATAAAATACAAAAATCAAAAATAGATAACATTTCATTTTACTATAATTATTTTTTCTTTCATACCAGAAAATATACTATTTTTGTATTATTCAATTTAAATAATCAATACTCAAAAAATATACCATTGAATGTCTATTTATACAATTTTGAAACAAAAACAACAGATTTAAATCAAACTATACTAAATTTTGATGATTTACAAACATCTAAACAAGGAGATGTATTATATACCACATGTGGTGATTCCTATATACAAAAATTAAATATGGTTACCAATAAAATGGAAATTGAAATTAATTTGTCTTCTGTGCATTTGTCGTTTGAATTAGATATTGATGATTATACTACAAATATGCCAACTTTTTTTCCAAGATATGATGCTGTAAAAAGTATTGTTCGACCCTATTTTCCTATCACTTCAACGCCAGGTGAATGGTGTACAGATAACCCAATGATTGGTAAAATATTTAAAGGTACACTTAATCAAGATACAATAGAAAATGGTAATTTTTGGTATGATAATTTTTTAGGAGTAAATGACCATTTTTTACGTTCCTATACTTGGTACGTTATTTTAAATGATAATTGGTTAATTTATAATTTATGGTTTGGTGAATATGAAGAATCAAATAAAACAACTTTTTTTATTGTTAAACACAGAAAAACAAATAAAGTGATAAGAGCTGGTGTTGATAATGTTGTTATACCCTTTCTTTTTAAACCTTTGGATACTATTCTAAATCCAGTGGATTGTAAATATACAAGTAATAAACCAATTGGAACGTTGAAATATGATAGTTTTACTTCACATTTCAAAACAAACGAAATTAGCGTTAAATTTGAATCTATACCTAACCAATCTCATCAAGTTTTTATGTATGATTATTATGATAGTGGAAAAATAGATAATTCAAACCATGTTATTGTTAATAATTATAAATTTGTTGAATATGTAAATATAATTAATGTTGAAATTATATATAACGGAGAAACAGAAATATTCAAAGAAAGATGTGTTGTGGATGCAATGTTCAAACATGACAAAAATATACCAGACAGTTTTTAAACACATTTCAATTTTATACCGTAATATAAAATTGAACGATTGCATGATGTGGGATTTGAACCCACGAAGGCAGAAGCCACGGGATCTTAAGCCCCGCCCCTTTGACCGCTCGGGAAACCATGCATTAACTTTATACTATGTAGATAACGCCCTCGGACAGTTTTGATCTGTCTACCTTGTGATTAACAGTCACACGCTCTTCCGATTGAGCTACAAGGGCATTATACATAATATAAAGTATATTCTTTAAGTAATTTTAAACAAAATGTTTACTTGGAAATTATATATTCAATTATTGACTTGAATTGTTAATAATTGGGTTAGTTCCTTGATTTATCCACAATTTACTTGCGTGGTTTTTAAAAATTTTCTTGGTTTTTCACAGTAAACTATTTGTGAAAAAATAACATAAATAGTTTTGAATGTATGTCCCACATATTGCAAATGTATGTCCCATCTAATTGCTGTACGCGAGCCCACCCATGCCCGACATAATTCTTAGAACGTTGTAGTTGGTGGCGTACACACGGACCTTGGCAGTCGATGTGCCCTGAACAGTTGCGTTGGAGAGAACGAGCTGAAGGGTGGCATTGTCAATGCGTGAGAAGTTGCATGTGCCCGATGGCTGGTGCTCCTCGGGGCGGAGAGCGAACGAGTAAACGTTGATGCCGGTGTCGGGGGTGCGGGTGTGGGCGAAGAAGGGCTGGACGAGGTCGAAGTAGGTGCCCTCGCGCTCCGAGAAGCGATCCTGACCGTTGAGCTGGAGCTTGGCCGTGACGACTGGGTTCTCACCCCAGCAGTGGAGCTTGAGAGCAGTCTGCGAGAGTACGAAGGTGCCTGCATCCGAAACGTACGACTCGAAGCCCTTGCCGTCGGAAGGGCCAAGATTGGGTGTAACGTAGTAGCCAAGACTGCCAGCGGTGTCACCGGAATAAGGACCAGCTTGCTCGTTCCAGAAATGGTTGTACTCGTTCTGGGATACATCGGTATCGGCGGCACCTGCCAATTGGAAGAGACCGTCCTTGTCGATGAATGCCTTGCCGGTTGGGCCACCATCGGCAATGGCGCTGGGCCCACCGAAAGCATGGATAGCGTTAGGAAGAGCATCAACAGCATCTGTGTAGTTGAATGGCTGAGCACCGAGAGCCTTGTTGAGGAGCTGGTTGCAGGTGAACGAACCGCAGTAGTCAACGTTGGCGTCAGGCTGAACAACCCAGATGAGCTCCTTGACAGGGTGATTGAAGTTGAGCTTGATCTTGTTGGAGGACGAACCAACCGACTCATCACCCGTGAACTGGAGCTGTTCAATGAGGTACTCATGGGGATTCTGAGCCATGCGCCGGCGCTCATCCGTGTCAAGGAAGATGTAGTTGACGTAGAGGGAGGCAGCTACAAGCGACTGGTTGTAGGCAGCAGTTACCTTGACCGAGTTGCCCTCTGTGCAGTTTAAGCTGCTGACAGCCCATAGAACCTCATCAATAGGACGAAGATCGATGTTAATACGAACCTCGTGGTACTGGAGAGCAATGAGAGGAAGAGCAAGACCGGGGTTCTTGCAGAACCAGAATTGAAGAGGGATGTAAAGAGTGGTCTCAGGAAGAGCGTTACGAGGAGCGCAAATCTGCCGGGGTGCCTCAGCCTCGCAAGGACCATCAACGTCCGAGAACGAGGGGTCGGTGATGTAGGTAAGCTGGGTAGTGTTGCCAACCATCTTGAAGTAGCCATCCTCCTGTCCGACAGGCATGGTAAGCTGGTTCCAGATGTGCATCCAGTCACCGTAGTGACGATCGATACGCTGGCCACCAATCTCAACCTCAACCTGGGAGATAAGTTGCTCACCAGGGAAATCAAGCCAGCGAGCAAACACGGCCGAATTGACGGTAGAGCCCGACGATGTTGCGTTAGCAAGCTCCTGGCCGATTTGTGGAAGAGTGACTTGAAGGATGGTGGTGTGTGCGAGGTCACCGTTGCGCGAGATAGTGCATGTTACACGGCGGCCGAAATCGGCTTGACCGTTGAAAGTTTGCTCAATTGCCTCCATGGCAAAGTTAGTGTACCTACGGTAGGTCACTTTCCAGAAAGTAATCTGAGGATTACCAGTAAGGTATACATCTTGTGCGCCATAAGCTACTAATTGCATTAAACCGCCTCCCATTATATAATATTGCTAAAGAAAAAAATTTTGAAAATAAACAATTAATTATATTTTTGTAAAAATTTGTCAATATACGAATTTAAAAAATATTTGGTTAACCCGTGGTGTCGTCGTTTAAAAATATAGGTATTATTCTTTTTGTACACAATCCATCCGTCTTCAATCGCCTTAATTATAAACTTATGTTTATTCATTTACATAATAATGTATTTTTAATTTAAATGTTCAACTTAATACTTTATCAATGCACAAACAAAAAAATAAGGATATTCCGTTCATGTTAGACAAAAAACACTCTGATTTTATTGAACAATTTAATAAAGATTCCAAAATAACTATTCCTAAACTTCAACAAGAAATTACAATGTTAAAACAAAAAAAAGAATCGGTTGATAAAATTACAGAATTAAATCAACAAATTTCTAAATTACAACAAAAACAAATTGATTATTATTTAGATAACAGTAAGTATATTTTTGGTTATTTCGAAGAAAAACAAAAAATATCAGAATGCAAAACACCGATTAAAACGTTACATAAATTTTTTAATCTTGAAAAGTCTACAGAAGATTATAAATGTAACAATTACAACTTGCAATATTTAAAAAATATTCAAGAACCTAGTTCTTTACAAAATACAATGGTTAATGTATTTGTATGCAAAGAATGTTGTGTAGGAGAAATGATTCAATTAGATTATGAAGGGGTGTTGATATGTAACAACAATCATTGTGCAAATCAAATCATGTATTTAGTCGAACATGAAAAAACGTCTTACAAAGAACCTCCTAAAGAAGTATGCTTCTACGCTTACAAACGAATTAACCATTTTAGAGAAATATTAGCGCAATTTCAAGCGAAAGAAAGTACACAAATTCCAGATGAAATTATTAAAAATATTCAAAAACAAATTAAAAAAGAAAGAATTAATGTAGCTACTATCACGAACAAAAAAGCAAAAGAAATATTAAAAAAGTTTGGCTACAACAAATATTATGAACATATACCGTTTATTAAAGATAAATTAGGTATCAAACCTCCTATTATGTCACCTGAATTAGAAGATAAATTATGTAGTTTGTTTATGGAAATTCAGAGACCGTACGCAAAATATTGTCCTGATGATCGTGTCAACTTTTTAAATTATTATTATACTATTTATAAATTATGTGAACTGTTGGATGAAACGGAATTTTTGCCTTATTTTCCAATGTTAAAAGATCGAGAAAAACAAATTGAACAAGATGAAATATGGAAAAAAATATGCAAAGAATTAAATTGGGAGTTTGTTCCTACGCTATAAATAATATAGATTAAGTGTAATGGACATTGAAAAAATGTATAAAGATACAGAAATAAAAATAAAACAAGCTTCTCATTTAGAAGAAAATACCTATATGCAACAAATCCTCAAAGAAGATAAAAAATATTATTTGCAATTGTATGAAGTAATTGAAATATTTCCAATCTCAAAAATAGAAGACAAGACCACTCTTTATACGAACCAATTATCTTTATTGAATAGTGTTTCTAATAATATACAAAAAATAGACAAATCGATTCAAGAAAAAGTAACCCGTTTTGAAAGTGCTTTACAACAAAATGAAAAGGAAATAAAAAATTTGCAACAAATGCTGATTCATTTAGAAAAAAGTGATGGTGATATTGATCAATTAGATTTAACATCAAAACAATTATTGACCGATTATATTCATATATACTCTACCCAACGAATGATGATCTGGATTAAAGGAGTTGTGGTTGCTTTTTTGACCTATATATTATTTTCAGACGCATCTACCCATCCTGAACTTAGAATATATGTTCTGTTATGGGGAGTATGTATTATTTTATTATTTATTTTATCCTATTTACGATACAAATGGGCAACTCAAACATCCCTTCCTGAAAGTGCAACTACCTCACCCAGTTCATCTACAACCCCCATGACCTGTACGGATACTACATATGGTTGTTGCCCAGATGGTGTAACAGTGAGTGACAAAAATAAATTAAATTGTGGATGCGCTAAATCAACCTACGGTTGTTGTCCGAATGGTTCCGATAAAAATGAAGATGGTACTTGTCCAACTGTAGAATCCATAGACAATACTCTTCCATGCAATCAATCTACGTATGGTTGTTGTCCAGATAACAGAACACTAAGCAATTCAACAGGTAGTAATTGCAACAACAAAAGTAGCCAGCCTCCATTATGTTCTAGAACACAATACGGATGTTGTCCGGACGGTCATACCGTAAGTAATTCAGAACGATCGAATTGTGTAGGAAGTTGTGCCTACAGCGAATTTGGATGTTGTCCAAATGGTGTAACCATTAGTAATAGAGACAGATCGAACTGTAATGTTCCTATCTGTACTTCGAGTAAATATGGATGCTGTCCCAATGGTACTACCCGAAATAAAATAGGATCAAATTGTTAATATATTTTTTTTATACAGGATGTATATGATTCAAAAATTATGTATGCCGGCTCTAATATATTTGATATTTATGGTCATGCACATAAGCTTTGATGTTTATTATGGTTTCTACAATATGGTCTTGATTAAAATAGGAATAGCTACTATAGGAACTTTATTGTTAAACGTGTTATGTGAAAATAACATGAGCATTGTTTCATGGATGATTATATTTATTCCCTTTGTCATGATGACTATTATTGCCGTGTATATTTTAATGATGTTAGGATTAAATCCCGCCACTGGTAAATCTAATGTAGAAGTATCTAAAAATCCTCCGAATGCACCTCCTTCTATTTATGCAAATCCAGTATCTGTTAATACACCTTATTATGGTAAATTAGCAAATAGTATTCGAGCCGTTCAATCGAATTATTCGTAAATTGATATAAATTTAAAAATAAACATATATCACGATGAAACATATATTAATTACCGGTGGATGCGGTTTTATTGGTTCTAATTTTATTAATCGTTATTTTCATAAATCCGATTGTCGTTTGATTAATATAGATGCCATGTATTATTGTGCCAATGAAAATAATGTAGCAGAAGATATACGAAATTCTTCAAGGTATACGTTAATTAAAGGAAATATAGCATCTTTTGATTTAATACAACATATATTGCAATTTTTTACAATAGATACAGTTATACACTTTGCAGCACAATCTCATGTGGAAACATCATTCTCAGATGCATTAAAATATACACATGATAATATTGTAGGTACACATACATTATTAGAATGTTGTAGATTATACGGAAAAATTATAAAATTTATCCATATTTCAACCGACGAAGTATACGGCGAATCCATGTTGGAAGAACATGAAAACAAAAAAAATGAAAATTCTATTCTATGTCCTACGAATCCTTATGCAGCAACCAAAGCAGCAGCAGAATTAATTGTAAAATCATATTATCATTCGTTTAAAATGCCAATTATCATTACACGGGGTAATAACGTATATGGACCCAACCAATATCCCGAAAAAGTAATTCCATTATTTATAAAATTGTTGAAAGAAAATAAACCGATTACGATTCAAGGAGACGGAACGAATGTACGATCGTTTTTACACGTAAACGATGTTGCTAATGCATTACACCTTATTTTAGATAAAGGTATAATTGGTGAGATTTACAATATTGGAGGAGATGATTCATGCGAATATACAATTGATACACTTGCAAAGAAATTAATTGCAATACTACATAACACGAATGATTATGAAAAATGGATTACCTATATCAAAGACCGACCTTTCAATGATAAACGTTACTACATCAGCAATGATAAATTGAAAAAATTAGGATGGACAGTAGAAGAAGATTTTGATAAGGGATTACAAGAATTATGTGATCAGACTGAATAATCTGGATAATATTTTTTGGTCCATTCATAAATATAGTGGGCGCAACCTCCTCCACTAAAAATGGATTGGGTATACATTGCATCTTCCCACAATTCTTGGTCTACATTATAAAATTCAATAGGTTTGTTATATTTTTTATGTAATAGGTTCAAAAATGCATAATATTCTTGCCAATTGGAATCAGAATCTTTATCAGGACCATTCCAATCAGAAACTAATATTTTGCGAGATTGGATATCGATCAAAAATGCATGTCTATAAGGTGGAACAGCTAAACTTATAATTTGCGGACCATATTGAATGGTAGATGCAAATTGAAATAATAAAATATCTTTAGATAATTGAATCGATGATTGATAGGTAGAAGGCAATTTTCCAAGTGTTAACGTTGGTATCACAGGAATACGTGTCATTTTGTTTATTTATAATGTAAATAAACAAATCAATTTAATATTTTTTGATAGACTTTTATGCGCTACAATTGTCGCATGGAACAATTGTAAATTGTTGAACTTGATGTTTTGGTTTACGTCTCAAATAATAAATTCCCGTTTTCAATCCTTGTTCCCATGCATAAAAATGCATCGAAGTTAAAATAGAAATAGAAGGGTCAGCAATCCATAAATTCAAACTTTGGGATTGGCATATAAAAGGAGCTCGATCCCGCGACATGTTAATTAAATGTTTCATTGGAATTTCCCATACAATTTTATATTTTCGTTTAATATCATCTGGAAGATCAAGTAGTTGAATACTTCCCTTTTGTTCTATAATTTGATTTTTAAGTGTTTCATTCCATAATCCAAGGTCAATGAGTTCTTTCACCAAGTATTGATTCACCACGATAAATTCGCCAGCTAACGTTCGTCGCGCATACAAATTGCTAGTAAACGGTTCAAAACATTCGTTGTTTCCTAGAATCTGGGAAGTAGATGCAGTTGGCATCAGTGCAATCAACAATGAATTCTGTACACCGTATTTTAGTACATCGTTACGAAGAATATTCCAATCAAACATATTCGAGGGAGTTACGTTCCACAAATCAAATTGAAATTTACCCAAGGATAACGGCGATCCTTGAAATGTATCATAGGGTCCTAATTCTTTGGCTAATTCCATACTTTGTTGAATAGAAGCATGATACATGGTTTCGAAAATAAGTTTGTTCACTTCTATTGCTTCTTCACTATGAAATGGAATGTTCATTAAAGCAAATGCATCGGCTAACCCTTGAACCCCAATTCCAATAGGTCGATGTGTTTTGTTGGCGAGCGCTTTATCGGTTGGATATTGATTTACATCAATTAATTTATTCAAATTAACAGTGACTACTCTTGTTACGTAATGAAGATCTTCATAATCAAAGACACCATTCTTTACAAAACTTGTTAATGAAATACTGGCTAAGTTACAAACGGCCGTTTCATTTTTATCACTATATTGAATAATTTCCGTACACAAATTAGAGGATTTGATGGTTCCAATATTTTGTTGGTTGGATTTTAAATTACATGCATCTTTATATAAAATAGAAGGGTTACCTGTTTCCATTTGCGCAGAAAGAATTTTAAACCATAAATCACGTGCCATCATTTTTTTAATTTGTCTTCCATTGCGTTCATAGTCTAGATATAATCCTCTATATTCCTCACCGTACACATCATTCAATCGCGGACACTGATGAGGGCAAAACATGGACCATTCTTCATTGTTCTTCACACGTTCCATGAATAAATCTGGAATCCAAATACCGTAAAACAAATCGCGTGCTCTCAAATTTTCATCTCCTGTATTCTTTTTTAAATCCAACCAATCTTCAATATCAGCATGGTCGGGTGACAAATAAATAGAAAAAGAACCTTTACGTTTTCCGCCACCTTGGTCAACATATCGCGCTGTTTCATTGAAGGTACGAAGCATGGGTATAATTCCGTTGCTGACACCGTTCGTACCTTCAATGTGGGACCCTTTGGCGCGAATATTGTGAATGTGCAACCCAATACCACCTGCCCGTTTGGATATTTGGGCACACTGTTTCAACGTATCGTAAATACCGTCAATGGAATCCTCTTGCATAGCTACCAGGAAACAAGAAGAAAGTTGTTGACAATTGGTTCCTGCATTGAACAATGTTGGAGTGGCATGGGTAAATTTCTTAAGCGACATCAAATCATATGTTTCTTTTACTTTTGCAAAATTATCTTTATGAATGGCAACAGCAACACGTAGCCACATGTGTTGCGGTCGTTCAATAATAACTCCGTCGGCTTTCATGAGGTAGGCACGTTCCAACGTTTTAAAACCAAAATAGTCGATCAAATAATCTCTTGAAAAGTCCAACATCGTACTATAAATATGAGTATGTTTCCATATCAAATCATGATAGTCCTGACTAATCACTTTATGTTTGAGTAAAACAGGAACAATATTCCATAAGGATTCGCATGTATTTTTGTGATTGTTGGACACAATAATTCTGCCAGCCAACGTTCCAAAATCAGGATGAGAGGAAGATTTATAAGCACATTCACTTGCCGTAAGTTCGTCAATCTTCGTGGTTGTAATTTTGTCGTGCATTTTATCCATGATGTTGATGACTAATTGTGTGTAATTCAAGTGAAGAGCAGGTTCCATATTGCCAAGGGTTTTAATACGGTGTAATATTTTATCAAACAACATTGGTTGAATGGACCCATCTCGTTTGATAACACACATTTCATCCATTTCTATAGTAAAGAATACAATTTTAAGTACATTATATTATTTATTGAATAATCCTAAATGATTCAACATGTTTATGTATTCAATTTGCATAGTATAAAAAATAGATTCATATGGAACAGTAGAATATAGATTGAATCCAACTATTTATATGGATTCAATCTATCGTTATCAAAAGTCGATTTAGGATTATTAATTCAATGAATAGGAATCCAACCTGTGTTAGAAATTGTAGCAAAAAGAGATAATAGTAATGGCATCACAGCGATCAGAGAATGGACAAAGACCAAAAATGATGGATGAACAAAAAATTTTTTAAGATAAATTCTCTTTAATATATATGTCAATTCGGTATTATTTGATACATTGCGATGAACACGTTGAACGATTGCCTCATATTACAAAATTAAAAGAAGAATTTAATCAAGAAATTACAGTATTTAAAGGTATAGCTACAAATCACGTACATCTTCAAGATCAACATACGTATATTAGAAAAGTGAAACCAACTATAAAACTTACTCATTTTAAATTTTGGCAATCAGGACAAATTGGTTGTTATTTATCCCATATTGGTTTAATGGAACATATTATGCTAAAGAAAGAAAGTGATTATAGTGTTATATTTGAAGATGACGTAGTTTTTGATACAACAACGTTGCATGCTAATATAGAAAAAATTATACAACACAATGTTGAATTTGATATTTTATTTTTAGGAAATAATAATGAGAATAAAGGAGAACATATTGTAGATAACATTTATCATGTAAATAACAGGCAAGAATGTTGGGGACTACATGGATTACTTATTCATAACAAGAATATTGACAAAATACTAAATGTTAATTATACACTTAAACATGCATTAGATGTTCAATATCTACAATTAAATCGTACGAAACAACTTACTAATGTAGTGGTACAACCTATCCTTTGTTGTCATGCTAATTTAAAAAGTAATATGTAAAATATAATATGTATAATCAATATGTCTATTCGATATTATTTAATTCATTGTGATGCACATGAAGAACGATTATCTTATATTACAAAATTAAAAGAAGATTTCAATCAAGAAATTACAATATTCAAAGGATTTGATACAACTCATATATCAGTGGATGAACAAATTCCATATTTACAACAAATAAATTCAAATCTAAAATTTACACATTTTAGATATACACGTTCGGGACAATTTGGATGTTATTTATCGCATATATCTCTTATGGAACATATCATGAAAAATAAAGAAAGTGACTATAGTGTTATTTTTGAAGATGATGTAGATTTTGAAAAAGATACATTACATTCCAATATAGAACAAATTATAAAACATAATATTGAATTTGATATTTTGTATTTAGGGCACAATTTTGAAAATGGAGGAAAAAACAATATTGTAGATAATATTTATAATATAAATACTGAAAGACCATGTTTAGGAACACATGCATTACTTATTAATAATAAAAACATTGAAAAAATACTCAAAGCCAACTATAATATTATACATTTGTTAGATGTTCAATATTCTATATTAAATGAACATAATATTATTAAAAATTTAATTGTAAAACCTAATCTTTGTTGGCATGCTAATTTAAGAACTAATATTGGATAAAGTTTATAATTAAATTGAAACGATTTTACCTTTTTTAAAGTTTATACACCATGTCTTTCCTCACAGAAGAACAAGAAGAAATTCGCGAAGCCATTTGGCAAAAACATAAGACAGAAGAAAATGCTCTCATTCGAGAGATTGAACAAGCTCAACGGATTTGGAATGATCTACAAGGTAAATATAAATTGTTTGAAGCACGAGTCACTGCTGAAGTGGAGAATGCATTGAAACCTGTTTCGTCTACAGTTACAAAATCAATTGTAGACGAAGTAACGATTAAAATAAAAGTGAAGTGTTCACTTTGCAAGGCTGAAGGTCACAACAAGCGGTCTTGCAAAGCCCAAATTGAAAAAAAAATTGAAACGATTAATCCCAACTAGTATATTCATTCGGTCCTCCAACGCTCTAAGAATGAACTCCGCTACTATCTGCCTCAACAACGGTTGCTTTTGCTTCATGTGCGAAACGGTGAAACGTTCTCGATTTTACGAGTACGGCCTTGACGAAGGTGCAACGATGTCGATCCAAGAAATTAACCGTATCGATTTCATCGTAAACGACTACAAGAAATACGACGAAGTGCCCGCGTGCAAGAATTGTGAATGTTTTCACGATTGTAAGTGCGCGATTGAAGATATTGAGCTACCTAAACGTGAAAAGAAGACCAACCAGAAGTTTCGTGCTCAACGCGCAACGCCCAAAGGAGAAGGACATCGCTGGAAAGCAGTAGAGAAGACGACGACAACTTGGGGCTCACCTGCAGACAAAGCGCGTAAACGCGCAGTCATGGACATCAAGAAACAGCGTAAGTGGTGTGATGCGTTCATGCCTGAAGAAGAAAACAACTATGATACTCCTGTGAAAACACGCACAATTCGCGGACCTATCCGAGACCGCCCTTGCAAGCCTGGATTCGTGGAATACACTGGCAAAGGTTGGCCAAAATGCTAAAATATACTGCGCATAAAAAACAAAAAAACAAAAAATATAATCACTAACACTTTTTTTTGAAAAAAATATAAGTTTACATGTACATCATATGATTCACAGTAGCAGTGTCATGTTTTAACAATTTCTGAACCATGTCTGGATTCACCGTAAATGGAAAATTAACTTGAAAATTTAATTCTTTTTCAAATAAGTTGCAGGATGGTTTCATGATTCGGAACAAATTCAACTTGGTATAAATGTTTTCAATACACCGTTTCAATTCACGAACACCCTTTTCTTCTGTATACTTTTCGATAATATATTGGATAGATGCATCAGTAATAATGACGTCATTGGGTTGAAAATTAATATTTCGTTGAATGGCAACGGACAAATAATCTTTAGTGATTATCATTTTTTGAGGAGTAGTGTATCCTTCTGTTTGAATAACGTACATACGATCTCTCAAAATAGGGTTTACCTTGGCACGTACGTTATAACTGAAGATGAAAATAGCCCGGCTTAAATCAAATTCAATCTCTGCAAAATATTTATCGTGGAATTTATCGTTTTGGGATGTATCGGTCAAATGGGTTAGAATACCAATGATTTCTTCACCTTTAGGTGTGTCACTTACTTTGTCCAATTCGTCGAAATAGAATACAGGGTTCATGCATTTACACGATTTGAGCGTATCCACAATTTTACCCCATACACTTCCTTCATACGTAATCGAATGACCTTCCAACGTACTGCTGTCGGTCGCACCACCCAGTGCAAAGAATGCAAACGGACGATTTAGAATTTTGCTGATACCTTCTTTCACCAATGTAGTTTTGCCAGTACCCATAGGACCTTCAAATGCAATACATGTACCAATCGATTTTGGGTTGGTAATCAGTTGCCCGATATATTGCATGATTTGAATTTTAGCATCTGTAAGACCATACGTTGCTTTATCCAAAATAGATTTGGCGTTTTCCATAAATTCGTGGCACTTGTCAACACCATCATTGATAGACACGGGCAATTCTTTGTAGACACCGAACGGAATATCCATGAACGCATCAATCCAGTATTTAATTTTGTAATATTCGCCTCCTTCTGTTTCACTCAAATGATTAAGAGCTTGCATTTTTTTCAAGGCAAACACTTTATATTCATTCGGAATGTCAGATTCAATCAATCGGATACGCAATGGTTTAGGGTCAACATTCGTGATCGATTCTAGTTTTGTTAAAAAGGCCATTTGTTCTTCTAAGGATAATTTTGAAAAATACTTTACATCTGTGATTGTTTTAAAGGATGTTAATTTTTCAAACTTTTTGATATGTAATTCTTTCAGTTGCTCATCTAATTTTGATTTTCTTTTTTCATATTTTTTACTTTCACTCGCATGTAATGTTTCTAAATCTTTCATAATAGGCAAATCTTTATACGTTGTTTTTAATTCCATCAATTTATCCAACACTTCTTTTTGTAAATGTATGTTATTTTCAGGTGGTGGTTCATCATCTGATTCATCCGATTCTTCTTCGTATTCATCTTTAGATAAAGTGAACGTAATATTTACGTTCATAGGGTCTTTATCTGAATCGTCATCTTCTTCAGAATCAGGACAACTTACTAATTCGGATTCAGTACTTTCATTCGACGTAGTCGTGTAATCACTGTCTTCATCGGATTCATCACTTTCGCTATCAGGAGGACGAGTAGACTTCATTTTTTTGTTCCTCAAATTGTACTCTTTTTTCATACTTTATACTAGTATTAAAAGGATTTGTTCAAATCAATTTTAAAATAAATTAAAAATTGATTTGAACAAATTATGTATTGCTATATATATAATGAGTAATCTGGTTCAAGATGCTAAAATTTTGGGGATTCAGTTTAGTATTCTGTCTCCAGAAGAAATTCGAAAAGCATCTGTAGTAAAAATTACCAATCGCGATACGTACATTAATAATAAACCAGTTCCCAATGGATTGTTTGATGCTCGAATGGGAACGATTGAACCAGGTCCTATCTGTCCTACAGATGGATTAGATCATATTCAATGTCCTGGTTATTTTGGTCATATTGAATTAGCACGCCCTGTATTCTTTATTCAATATTTGGATACAGTTGTTTCCGTTATTAAAATGGTTTGTATTCGGTGTAGTAAAATTCTGTTGGACAAAAACAAACATAATTATTTGTTGCAATTTCCGAATGAAAAACGATGGAAGAAAGTGCAAGATTTGTGCAGTGGTATCAAACGATGTGGTGAGAATGATCATGGTTGTGGATGTATTCAGCCTATCAAATACAAACGTGAAGGAATTGCTACGATTGTTGCTGAATGGGCAAAAATGAAAAATGTGGAAGATGATTCCACTACTAATATGAAAATTCCACCTGAAATGTTTATCAAAATATTTTCAAAAATATCGGATGAAGATGTAACCTTTATGGGGCTAAGTCCAATCTGGTCGCATCCAGCGTGGATGATTTGTTCTGTACTTCCTGTTCCGCCACCAGCAGTTCGCCCATCAGTAAAACAAGATTCATCCCAACGCAGTGAAGATGATTTGAGTCATTTACTGGTACAAATCATAAAAACAAACAAAGCACTTCAAGAAAAAATGGAAATAAAAAATGTATCAGCAGGTCAATTAGACGATTACCATACACTACTGCAATACTATATTGCCAGTATGGTTGATAACAAAATACCAAACGCAAAACCAGCACAGCAACGGTCTGGTCGTGCATTCAAATCGATTAAAGATAGGTTGAACGGTAAAACAGGTCGTTTGCGTGGTAATTTAATGGGTAAACGTGTAGATTTCAGTGCGCGTTCCGTGATTACACCTGATCCTAATTTATCCATTCGCGAGTTGGGTGTTCCTGTCAAAATTGCTAAAAATATGACAAAACCAGTTGTGGTCAACAGTCGCAATATTCATGCACTTACCGAATTGGTTCTCAATGGTCCTGATAATTATCCAGGTGCAAAATTGATCGAAAAGAAGAATTCTATTTTCAAATCGTTGAAATATGCAAACCGTACACTAATCAAATTAGAAATAGGTGATATCGTGCATCGACACATGATGGATGGAGATGTAATCTTGTTCAACCGTCAGCCTACCTTGCATCGAATGAGCATGATGGGTCATAAAGTGCGAATCATGTACAAAGGAGATACGTTTCGTATGAATGTTGGTGATACCAAACCCTACAATGCCGATTTTGATGGTGATGAAATGAATTTACATATGCCTCAAAGTTTAGAAACGGAAACGGAGTTGAGACATTTGGCAGCAGTTCCGTACCAAATTGTAAGTCCAGCTTCTAGTTCACCTATTATCGGTATTTTCCAAGATTCATTAGTAGGTGCATATCTATTTTCGCAAGAAGAACGTGAATTTACAGCACTGCATGCTATGGCATTGCTTAATAAATGTAATCATATTGATCCTGAAATATTTACTACTAAAAAAATTACCAATTACCATATTTTATCTATGATCATTCCTGCCATGTCAACCACTACAGGAGTTACGATAAAAAATGGAAAATATATCAAAGGTCAAATGAACAAAGGCGTGTTGGGTGGAAATTCAAATGGATTGATTCATCGTATTTACAATGATTTCGGTCATATTCAAACCTGTGATTTCATTGATAATCTGCAATATATTGTGAATGAATACATGAAAACCCATTCGTTTAGTGTGGGTATCAGTGATTTATATTTACCATACAAAGATGGACGAAGTGTAAAACAAGATATCAAAAGTAAAATTTATGAATATTATACTAAAGTATCACAATTGATTCAAAGTGTACATGTCAATGAATTTAAAAATGATACAGGAAAAACTAATTTGGAAGAATTTGAATTTCAAGTGAATGGACTACTTGGTAAAGCAAACCAAGAATCTACCAAAATTGGAACAGACGCTCTTGAAAAAACAAATCGATTCAAAGGAATGGTTGATTCTGGTTCGAAAGGTTCAGATGTAAACATTTCGCAAATGGTTGCTTGTTTGGGACCGCAACAAATTGATGGTAAACGGATTGAATATGGTTATGATGACCGTACACTTCCTCATTTTACTAAATACGATGATAGACCTGATGCAAGAGGGTTCGTCGCCTCTTCCTTTATCGAAGGACTTACCCCGATTGAATTCTTCTTCCATGCTATGGGTGGTCGTATTGGTCTCATTGATACAGCAGTAAAAACATCTACTACAGGCTATATTCAGCGTCGATTAATTAAAGCATTGGAAGATTGTATTACTGGATATGATGGTACAGTTCGCAATTCCAAAAATAAAATCATGCAATTCAAATATGGGGATGATAACATTGACCCTACTAAAGTAGAAACACAGACCATTCAATTGTGTGCTTATAAACAAGAACAAGTGTACGCTCATTTTCATACAAATTTTGAAGAATTTGCCAGTGTCTTTGATGCAGATACATTTCAACGATACCAAGAACAGCAAATGGAATGTAAACAACACAGTGAGCAGTTGATTCAATTTATGATTGGAATTCGCGACAGTATTATTAAGAATGTATTCAATTATGTCAGTGAAAAAACATACAAAGTATTATTGCCTGTCAATTTTGCCCATATTATTCAAAACATTAAGAATCAAGTGAATGCATCCAAAGAATCAAGTTTGGACATTACTCCTTTGGAAATTTATAAATTGACTGATTTCTATTTTAAAAAATTAAATTCACTTGGTGCGTATGCTCCTACGATCTTATTTAAAATATTGTATGATTTTTATTTATCCCCTAGAGAGTTGATACTTTCCCATCACATGAACAAAGCATCGATTGTCATTCTCCTTGAAAATATAGTGTTGCACTACAAACAAGCTTTAGTCAATCCAGGCGAAATGGTAGGTATTATTGCAGCACAATCGTGTGGTGAGCCTACTACACAGATGACATTGAACACTTTCCATTTTGCAGGTGTTGCAAGTAAAACCAACGTAACACTTGGTGTGCCTCGAATTGAAGAAATATTATCCTTATCTACCAATATTAAACAACCTTCCGATACGATTTATTTGAAAGAATTTGAACAACATGATTTGGAACGAGCAAAAACGTTAATCAGTATGATTGAGCATACTCGGTTGGTAGATATTGTACACTCAGCAAGTATTTTATTCGAAAAAAATAGTCGAGATACCAAATTAATTCAAACATGTATGGATATTGAATCTATCCTAGACGGTTGCACGGTACAAACCGAGAAACAATACAGTACTGATTCAAAATGGGTCATACGATTAGTGTTGGACAAGGAAAAAATGTTTACGAAAAAAATTACAATGGACGATATTAATTTCATATTGAAACAACAATATACGAGAGAAATTGAATGTATGTATTCCGATTATAACGAAGATGAACTAATCTTTCGTATTCAATTGTTGACCAAAATAAATAAAAAGAATGTGTTTAAAGATTTGGATGACATTTATCGATTAAAATCAATGCAAGAACATATTTTGAATAATACCATTCTTCGTGGTATCAAATATGTTGACAAAATTAATTTTCGAGAAGTTAAAAATGTGGTAGCAAAAGAACATGGAAATATGGTGATGAAAGACGACGATAAACAAAAAATGTACGTCTTAGATACGGTAGGTTCTAATTTAATGGATATTCTTGGATTAGACTATATTGATTCTACCAAAACTTACAGCAACGATATTCGTGAAATGTTTCACGTACTTGGTATTGAAGCCGCGCGCGAAAGTATTTTGAATGAATTTAAATATGTCATTTCTGCTTCAGGAGGGTCTACGATCAACGATCATCATTTATCACTGTTGTGTGACCGAATGACATGTAATTCAAAATTGATTGCCATTTCAAGACATGGTATTAACAACGATGACATTGGACCTATTGCAAAAGCATCGTTTGAAGAAACGCCTGAAATGTTATTGAAAGCAGCCATGTTTGCAGAATTTGAAACGGCTAGAGGTGTATCGTGCAATGTCATGTTGGGTCAACCTGGATTGTACGGTACGAATGCGTTTGATATTATGACGGATATTGACCAACTTCAACAAACGGAAATACGAAATGAAAAAGAAGAACATCAATTCAATTTGGAATCATCCAAGTGTGATACGATTGAAATCAAAGAAAATTTGGGGAGTATTAGTGATGTCAAAGAAAATAAAGAATTTTCAGAAATGACGTATGTATTAGATTTGTAACTAATATAAAAAAATCGTAGATAAATAGAGTATTATGTTAGATTCTTTTTTTAACTATGAAATCAAGCATAAAAAAGAATTGATTCTTCAAGATTGTTCGAATAATGGTTGTTATGCTAATTTAGAACTAATTGAAATTATAGGTATGATGTACAAAACAGCCAAATTACTTACGTATTCTAACCATGTAGAAGCCAATCCATTTATACATCCTTGTATACAACGTCATATATTAGAGATTTTGTGTAAAGCAATACAAAAAAAGAATACGTTGACTTCTATCTGTGTTCGATATATACGAAAACGTCGTGTATCTTATGTATCAACCGATTTAGCATTGAATTCATTGTCCGAGACAAATCCAAAATATTTAATTGATATTATGCACGATTACAAAAAGTATACGTTTAAACTTTTTGATTTAGCAAATATTATATTCAATTCATTGACGAATTCAGATGAAAACTTTTTTTCAACACCATTAGTTATTAAAAACCCATATACAAATATTAAATTTTCAGTTCAAAATTTGTATATCATTTATTTTTGTATGCAAAAAAGAGGATTGTATATCCATCCCCTATTTACGTTATTTATGCAAGAAAATTTCAATTTAGGACTTTTTTCATTAAAACATGAAGGTTTAATTAAAGAATATATTATTGACACTAGTATTCAAAAAAACACTGATATTAAATCGTGTCAAGAAATACGTAGTATGTTTCGTGAACTATCTATCTATAATGTATATTCCATGATAAATGAACCTATTTTATGTGATACAGATACTATTCCAAATGAGATTATGATTTCATTTAAACCGTTGCTTTTTCATTATCATCATTCTTTATTTTCTATGAATTCATACTATAGGCAAGTTGAATACAATAAATTATTGAAAAAAATAATTGCTTTTAAAAATGAAAACCCTTTGTTTACATTAATGCATACAATAACAGTACCTATTACGAAAGTCAATTACAAAAATGTCTCTATTCCACGAAGAACAACAGCTGCTAATTGGGAAACATTATTGTTAATCTCATAAATTTAATTTCTACTTACATAATATGATAAAATTCATACTTATGATTGTATTCTTTTTAGTGATTGTTTATTTTTTATCGTGGTTATTTAGCGGTCCTACTTCATTAAGTAGTTTCGCAGACGCAAATACTGAATTAGTCATTCCTGCTACTTCGTTGCCTGCAGGTGCTTCTGTAAATTATGCCTACAGTATTTGGTTTTATATAGATGACTGGTCGTATCGTTACGGATCTGAAAAAATTATATTTTGCAGGGGAAATAAAAAATTAATGCCTGGTGTTGTTCTTGATCCTATCGAAAATAATATAACGATCAAAGTTGCCATGAATAATACAGATGAATTATTTGCATGCAAAGTACAAGATGTACCTATACAAAAATGGACGAATTTAATTGTAACATTGAACAATCGTTCTTTAGATACATATATTAACGGTAAATTAGTAAAAACATGTGTATTACCTTCTCCTGCCTACGTTGATTCTACTTCTTCTGTTTATTTGACACCTTTAACGGGTTTCTCGGGATATACTTCTCGATTTAGTTATTGGAACGATACAGTAAATCCCCAACAAGCATGGAACATTTATAAAAACGGACCTGGAGGAAATATGTTTAGTAATTTCTTCAATCAATATAAATTCCAATTGAGTTTCTTAAAAGGAAATAATGTAGAAGCGTCTCTAACGATTTAATTTTCCTAAGTAATATATATGGATGAAGATACGCCACTTCAAAAATTTATTATTATTATATCAGCATTAATTATTTTTACAATATGTTTGACGTTGGGAGTGCAATTAATTGGCTACATGATAGGTCCATCGGGTGATCCCTATTTAGTAAAAGGGTTAGTTCCTGGAAATGTTCCTTTAGTGATTCAACAAAATCCATCGATTCGTGGTTCTATCCCTATTGAACGATCGAATAATCAAGAATATGGTTTAGAGTTTTCTTGGTCGATTTGGTTGAATATATCTGATTTAGGAAAAACGGGTGAGTACCAACATATTTTCCACAAAGGTGATAATAATATTCAAACTGATGGTGATAATATTGGAATGAATTTTCCAAATAATGCACCTGGATTGTATCTATCACCAACTACGAATGAATTAGTTGTTGTTATGAATACATTTACAACTATTAATGAAGAAATAAAAATTCCAAATATTCCATTGAATAAATGGTTACATGTTCTTATACGTGTTGAAGGCAACAATTTAGATGTCTATATCAATGGTACTTTAGCCAAACGACATGTATTAGGAAGTGTAGCCAAACAAAATTATGGTAATGTAAATATTGCTTTGAATGGTGGGTTTCAAGGATTCATATCTGATTTACGGTATTACAGTCATGCATTGCAACCAGGTGAAATTGTTGCTGTTGTAGATAGAGGTCCTGATTTAAAGGTCAATACAACATCATCCTCTAATAATCCAATGGAGTCTACACCTCCTTATCTTGCATTACAATGGTATGTACAGCCTACAAAATGAAATCTATAGGTAATCTATGATAAATCCATGTAATTCAAAACAACGCTATATTCAATTTGAACCTACCTATAATTTACCTACACGTTATGGTAATCGTTTTATACTTGAACCTACTATACCCACCTCTGAAATGTTCGAAAAGCATAAACTTTTGTTATTAAAAAATACAACGATAACAGGTGGTCCAGGTATATTGAATACATTGAATGCATCAAGCCAAATACCGTATACATTAAATAAAGATAGTGTAGAGCGTAACAATAAAATTTATAAAATACCGTGTCGTTTCCAACCTTATATAAGTGAAATAAAAAGTTTAATAGATGAAGGAAAATCAATTCAAAATGTATTAACTACAATAACATCCAAATATAATTTGACAGATTTAACACTAAAAAATAGTTTTTATCAAAATAAAAAAATGTACATTTATCCATATGCAATTTCAACTGGATTAAAACAAAATATAAATGCAGTGAGTATTAGTATACCCTTTAAAATAGGTGAAAGTGTAAATACAACTCTCGTACAGCCTATAGCAGATGATATGATTCTTAAACCAACTATGTTTACAACTGCACAATATACAAAAAAGATTTATGTATCTTCAAATGATGGTACATCCTTTACAAATATGTTTATTGATTTATTGCCCAATGGGTCTTCTTCTTTTTTTGGGTCATCATTGATAACAGATGATGATATACAAAATCTTCACCTTAAATGGTGTTTATATGTATTTATTCTTCCTCATTATCAAACACAACATAAATCCTATGGGTATATCGTAGATTCATCCAGATACAATATACCCAATTTGTCTGGATTAATATTTATACCCGTACAAACCTATGAATCCTTACTAACGTATCAACCTTATCCAGACAATATGCCGTTTACCATCAAACCGAATCAAACGGAAGAATTAAATACATTTACTACTCCATGTAAATTTAAATCTTTATCTGTAAATAGGCAAAACTAATCAATAGTAGTATAATAATACCGTATAGTATTTTATGTCGTTCTTTCAAAAAACGTCGTAAACGACTTGGTTTAGGTTCATACGCTTCATGAAATTGATCATAATGTTCTTGTAACGTAATAGTTGGTTTATCCAATCGTATATTTATTTTGTTGTGAATAAAATGCATCCATTTGATAAAATCTTTTTGAGTATCCAAATAAGGTGTAACTGGATATTTTTCTAACATTTTCACGAATGTAGTCGCAATAGATTTGCTGGGTAAAAATTCGTGAAAATTGTGAATAAGACGATAATGAATTTTTTTTTGAATCGTAGTAGGATATTTCGGATAATTAAAAGCTACATTGTGTAAAAAAAACCAATACGAGGGTCCCCATACGATTGGATCCATATATTTAATAGAATATAAAAACATTGTACATGTCAACCTATATGAAACGTTGTATTAATTGTAATAAATCAAAACACAGTTCAAAAACATGTATTATGCCAATTACAAGTTATGGTATTATTCATATTGTAGACCATAAATATTTAATGATTTGTCGACGTAAAACGTTGGGATTTACTGATTTTATTCGAGGAAAATATTCATTCCAAAATGTAAAAAATATTCACAATTTAATTGATGAAATGACGATAACAGAGAAAACCAATATACTTGAACAAGATTTTAATACATTATGGTGCGATTTATGGGGTATTTCATCTGACCATTCTATTGATGAATTACATGCTAGAGATAAATTTTATATGATTAAAAAAGGGTATATGGTAGATACGACTTTTATTTGTTTGCGCGATTTGATCGAAGCCAGTACAACTAGATGGGAAACAGCTGAATGGGGCTTTCCTAAAGGTAGACGTAATCCATATGAAACTGAATTATCATGTGCATTACGTGAATATGAAGAAGAAACAGGATACGACAAACATAAATTACAATTATTAGAAAATGTCATGCCTTATGAAGAAATTTTCATGGGGTCTAATTATAAATCCTATACTCATAAATATTATATTGCATTTAGTGATACAATTGTTTCCAAACATAAATTTCAAGAATCAGAAGTATCTGATATGAAATGGGTTACGTATGAAGAAGCAATTTGTATGATTCGACCTTACAATGTAGAACGTATACAATTATTGGAATATCTTCATACTTGTCTGTCTACGTATAGTTTATCTAAATAGTAGGTGGATTTTTATAAGAAAATTCATTGTATATTTCTTTTATTGTTGCACCAGTAAGATTTTCTTGAAAAAAGATAACATTGCATATATTACCTTCGATACCATCTACCATACCAATTTCAAATATTTTATCCCCTTGGAATGGAATTATGTTTGCTTTACTGGTATGTAATTCACCATTTATAAATACATCACATATTCCATTCGAATAATTCAATACAATATGATTCCATTTTTGCAAAGGTAACGATGTAATTTCATCAACAGATTTCATTCTCGATTCTGTTTTGATACCAATTTTCATTGTGTTTAAACTACCGTTGTACGTAATCAGAGGTGCATCACTATAAGAAAGTATAGTAGTATACTCTGTTGCTTGCGGACTAGAACTTGGGTTCATAGGATCAATGTACACCCAAAACGACAACCCATAAATATAATTATTAGGTTCATTTACTTTCACAATAGTTGGTGTGTTTAATGGAACGGGATTGTTGACAATAATTTGTCCATGTTTCGAGTATACCTTCTTGGCAATACTACGAATATAAATATAAGTTAATACAAACAAAATTTCTCCGCTTATGAGTACAATTTCCCTGTTTGTAATTTTACTGGGTTGTTTCATTACATTTCCCATCGATGCAGGTGTACGTTTCATAATGTAGGCCATGATACCAATAAACGCAATCATGAAAACAATCCATTGTTGTGATACAAGAATATAATGCAATGCAATAAAAAAGAACACAATCATGGTAACTACTAATAAAAATGTTTTATAAATAGAATCTTGTAATGATTTTGCATAGTATAAAATAGAACCTCCAAGAAATGTTAATATAATGTATAAATTCATATTGGAAGATAAATCTACTGCTCCCAACACCGTCAACATAATAATCGACAAAATATAAAAAGCAATAAGCAATGGAATGTAGATTATACTATCTTTAGATTTTTGTAGACCAAGGCTGTTCATGAACAAGGTAACAAATGGAATATTGGCAAAGAAAAATAATATGAAAATATAAGGTTCTGAATCAAACGTAGATATTTGGAGTGCAGACAATATTGCTATTACAGCTGAAAATGCAAAAACAGTATAAAAAATATTATTATCATATCGCAATCCTGCCATAAGAGAAAGGATACCAAGAATAGAAAAACAAATTAACGCCGTCGTTGAATTAAAATTTGCATTGAATAATGTAAACATGGTCAAAATAAAAGAAACTATACCACTTGTTGCAAATAATGCATCTCCATATTTTACTTTACCTAGAATAGATGCTAAACACATTGCTCCTGAAATAAACAAAGCCAATGTTTTATGAGTAGCACCTGTATTATCTTGGGTGTTTTTAGAAGCGGAACTATTGATATCATTGAACATACTTTTTAACCAATTATCTAAGATGTCTGAAAAAAATTCAAAAATCATGGTGGAAACTAGAAGAAGATTGACACCTAGTCTAAGATATATGTTGGCTGTACTTTGATAGTAATTGAATATCACAAGAGTGTAGATTAATAAAGCTTCTAGGATAATTTTATAAATTTTAGTTAGAGTTGTATTCCATGTATTCTGTGCATTTTGTGCAGCTTGTTCTGCTTCTTTTTTTGGATTACCATACGTAGTATCCATGGTGTTCAGAGCAGATTGGTATACATTTTTAGCATTTTTTACAATACTTTTATTGGGATTGATCCAAATTAAATAAAGAAAGATGGCAGTTGCGATGATAAAAGTAATTAATATATAAAAATCTTTGTTTGATGAAACAGGTGGAACCAATGGAGGTCGAGGGATACTACCTCTAGGTAATGTTGGTAATATAGGTGCTACAGGTGGCATATATTTAGTGTATAAAAAAGTTAAAAATTTTCAATCATTGTTTTTTTACCGTGACAATTTCTACATAATGCTACTAAATTATTGATATGATTGGATCCGCCATCAGCAAGTCGAATTTTATGGTCAATTTCATACCATGCATCTAAGGTTCCTTGACATCCATTGCATTTCCATTGTTGACTTGCTGCTACATATTTTTTCTTGGTACCACTCACACTTCTTGTAGTCGAATCACCTCCTGACGCCATAATTCGTTGTTCTTGAGGTGGAACTAAATGTGTATCTAAAAAAGGTGTAAATAAATCTTTCGATGTTTTGTCTAAAGGCATGTACCTGACCATTCCATTCAAGTGTCCTATCATTGATCTTGATTCAGATGGATTTTTTTTGATAAACATGTACATTGAATATGCGGCAAAAGCAATGCCAACAATTTTTGCATATTTTTTATAAGATTTAAGTTGGTTCATATATTTACCATCATGCAACGTATCCATGATGAAAAAAATAGTTCCTGCTAATAACAATAATTCAATTTTCATAGTATAGTAAAAGACATTATCTTTCTTTGGTTAACAATTTGGCAATCACCGATATAGTGGTATCATTCACACTGTACCGTTTTCCGATGACATTTACTTTTAAAATGGACCCTATGGTGCAATCGAAAAAGGTTTTATCTTCCATGTGATGATCTTTGGCTAAAAAGATGATAAACGGTGATTCTTCATCTGGATATAATTTACACTGTAATCCTGCAATCGTATTGGTTTCAACAACACACGTTAATTCTTGATTGTTGAAAGGAACGGCTATTTTACATTCAAATACAACTGTAAAAACAACATAATAGTCTTTCATGATACCACTTGAAAAACTAACTACATGAATTGAACCTTTTTTTACATAGCCTTCGGTAACACATTTTCCTTCTAGCGGACGTAACGTATGTTCTAAAATTTCAGTTATATTTTTGCCACATTCTGACATTGGGATTTGAACCGATTTGGTCAAGAGTGAATCCGTATATAGCATAGTATATAGGGATACTATTCTTTATTTTAACTCAATTTATTTAAAAATCTATTGTATGACAGTTATTCATATTGATGGGGTTCAATGAAGTGGGGTTATGTTCTAAATTAAAAAATATAGTGTGCATTGGATACAGATGACATTATCAATCATTTAGATAACTACAACCCAAAAGAAAACAATGGAACTTTTTTTAACATTATTTCTTTTTCTTTTCTTTTATATTTTCATTGATTAAATTAAAGTTTCTAGCTACATTTTGAATGACTTCAACCGGGTTCAAAAACCAACGTTTTCCTTTACGTCCGTGTTTTTTCAAATCAAAATAGCGTAAACAAAATTCAATTTGCCAAATTAAATGTTCAATCTTGGGAACCTTTTCTTCTTTGGTAGACGTAGGTATGAGTTGGTGTAAAATATCAATGGCATCTGGTTTCTTTGTAATTTTGAAACCAAACCGTGGTTTTTCAGAAGGTAAAGTAGGCAACGATAATTTGAATTCACGTTCCGATAAATCTTTGGAAACAGAGATTCCACCTAAAGGTAGTTCCACATTGTTTATATTTTTTTCAGCATCTTGTTTGAAAACGGATAAACTTGGGTAATCATAATGTACGTATTTTTCCCAGTCTTTGGTATAATACGCGATTCTAGTTGTAGTATATTCCCATAAAATATAAATACCGTCTACTTCAAACGATTTATAATACAATTTCAGTTGATGTTCAAACTCGTTCAATGACGGTTGATTATGCAAATATTTCGCCAATTCTAAACATTCCACATCGGTCAACCGATCGATCAACGCATGAATGTAAATGGTTCGTTTATCTTCTTTCCACTCTTCTGGTTTCATGGGTAACAAGGTAGCTAATTTTTTATATAAATCTTCAAATGCACTATAGACTAAATATTCATCCCCGACTGCACGTAATTTTTGGGTACCTTCAGTTTCACTCAAATCATATTTGGTTTTAAGTGTAGTCAATATTTTTTGAACATTTAATTGTAGTTTTTCTTTTTCTACAGGTTCAATCAGTATAGATTCGTGTACATAGGCCATTGGAATACGACGTTCATAGGTAGATATGTTGGGTTCTAATTGTGGTGGTTGAAACATGTAATATTCGCCAATATTGACAAGATACCCTTGACGATTGAATCGATCAAAAATGGGAGTTTTATTTTCAATCATGTTTGATAGTACATAATCTATTTTTTCGGTAGGTACTATCGATTGAAGTTCATCGATAAGTTCTTCACGTGTATATACATAATTTTTATTGAACAACACTTTTATTTGCTGTACGAGTGCATTCATATGTGATGTTACATAATCTATCGTTAATTTTGTTCCTGGTGCATCGGATTCCGTACTACACGTATAATTACAGTCTTCCATATAATCGGTTAATACTGTATAAGGGATATCACCAATTGGATGTTCTATTTTTAATCCGGAAGAAGTAATTTGGTGAACTGTCAATCCATTTAAGGAATCATTCGTTTGTGTTTGTAAAGAATTAAAACGACAATCAAAGGCAATTTCTTTCAATACACGAGTTACTTGACCTATTTTTTTTGCTTTTTGTTCACAATCGGAATACATTTTATAATCAATGGTAGGAGATGAATTATCATGTAACATTGCAGTATGCATAAAAATTTCAACGTTTCTCTCTTTAAATTCAAGATCTTTGTGGCTTCTAAAACGAACTGCTCTTCCAATAATTTGTTCGATTTGACTTAAATTCCACCATGGGTTCAAAATATGAATTTGACGTATATTTTTGAAATCGATACCTTCTGTAGTTGCATCGGTAATGATCACTACTTTAATTTTGCTTCCATCTTTATTTCCCGGTTGATTGATATGAGAAATAGTATCTTGAATATTGACAGAGGCGTTGGCAAAAGATGGATTCAAAACCACATAGGAAAATTGGTTGTCCAATTTATTGTATTCCTTGCACAAATTAGTTCGTTTTGTTTTATCTTTATATTTGTAACCAATAGCTTCCAATGCAACGGCAATGGGATAAATACCTTCTGCAATTTGGCGTACGTAAATGAGTATGATACCGGATGAGTTTTGTAACATGGTTTGAATTTTGTGTAATTTGCCACTATATTTTGAAATGTGTTTGGGATCAAAAAAATGTTCAGAATCTAAATAAGCTAGATCAGGTACTTTACCTTGTTCGTTAATGGTCATCGCTTCTTTTATGTTTGCACCATTTGGATAGGTAATAAAAGCTAATTGATTGTAAATGTTAAATACAGTTAATTCCAATCCACTTGTAGGAGTGTTCAATTGTTCTTGTATGTATTTTTGAGATTGAAATTCACTTAATTTTACTGGATAAATTTGTAAATGTTCCAATGTATATTCTCTTTGCTTCGGATGTTCGTATTGTATTTCTGGATAAATACGATAAGGAAACGAATATGGATTTTCACCTTTGACATAGGAAACGTATCCATGCAAATGTTGAACAAGTACTTCTTTGCCTCCTTCTGTAAATGTATCATGTGAATCAAAAATATCCGATGCATCTTGAATAAAAGGACGTTTATCGTTACGGTTCAACAATTGGGTTAAAAAAATAATATCACGACAATTATGAAAGATAGGAGTAGCCGTCATTAACAGTAATTTAATCGTAGTGTGAGTTACAATTTGTGTAATACAATTTGCAAAACTGATGGAATCAGATGTATCATCTTTAATGTTATGAGCTTCATCAATGACAAACAAAGATCCTTCGTAATGTTCCTGGATATACTTTTTTTTTCCAGGTTCTGTTTTACGTTCGATAGCATGACCCAGATCATTTGCAAATGCTCTGCATCCCATGAATACATAGTATTCATCAATCAGTCCATAAATTAATTTTACTAGACTATCTTTTTTCATAGGAAGAACTTGATATGGATCTAATTCTTGTAAAAATTTGTCTCCTATGCAACTACTGCATACCCATCGATTATTTACTTTTGTCAAATGAGATTCATTGAATAATTGGTATTTGAAATTCTTTACAATAGCATCTGTCATGGATAAAACATAAATACGATGTTGTTTACCGGAAGTTTTTAAATAACTACGGTATTCTTCGCAAATTGTAATGGCAGAACATGTTTTACCTGTACCTAACCCATGAAACAATAACATCCCATTGTATGGTGTATAATTGGACATGAAATTTCGAACAAACATTTGGTAAGTGGTAAGAGATAACGGTAACATATCGGTATCATGAACAATTTGTTTCACCTCTTCTTCTGTTTTTGGTGCAGGTTGTTGAATAGGAAGGTTGAATTCTTTGTATTCATGTAATTGTGTAATAAAGTCATCTTCAATAATTGGATATGGTTTAAAAACAGTGTTCTCTATAGTAACACGTAAATCAGGTATTTTATATACAATGAATTCATTCATTATATATATACACGAATAAAAATAAAAAGTCTAAACATTTTTGATTTGCGAGTATAAATATAGCCCTACAAATGCAAATGAACTAAATAAAGGTAATAATACAAGGAACCAAGAAATAATCATATATCCTTTATTGCATAACCAGTTGAGCAAATGAGTCCATAGATATATAAATATTATGGAAAAGAAAAAATAGAGTATACTTAATTTATTGTACAAGGAAACAATTATTCCTGTAATGGCTAAAATTAAGTAAATTTTGGCGGGTAAACAAAGAGAAGGAAACATACTATAGTTAAAGATTAAAATAAGCTACCTCCGAAATTAGATGGCATAGGTTCAAACGGTTCTTGTGTATTTTGGGGTTGGTTTGGTCCGGAAAACATGGTATTGAAATCTGGTTCAGGGGTAGCCATAGGATTGGATGTATTCAACCCAGGAGGAAGTATTTGAGGGGGTACAGAAGGTGGTATTATACTGGGTTGTTTAGGTGTAAGTACTACTTGAGAAGAAGGTTGATGAAATATTCTTTCTACGACTATAGATATTTTTTCACCTAATTTAGAAACACTTAACATTACGATCAATACGGGTAATATAGTAGTAATTACATTTAAATCTGCATAAGGAATTCCGCTCATAGTAGGTATATAAGTTATAATACGATGAATAAAAACTACACCTACAAATAATATAATAACTTGTATCATTATTTCAGAAACTATTGCTATAGTTCCTTTATCTTTATCTATTTCAGGTACATAAGTTTGAACCGTTTTATTTAATAATGTAATAAAAATAACACCTAATACGCAATATTGTATGATATTTACAAATTCATTTTTACTTTCTGTTTCAAAATTGAAAACGTGATTGACAAAGTTGGGTTTTTCGGTTTCCATTGTTGTATAACAAGAAATTATTATTAGTTAAAATGAATAATATTAATTCTTTAGCAAAACTATGAAACCCTCTAATTCTCCTCCTACTAGAAGTTCTAACCAATCAAAAGTTTCTAAACCTTCTTTGATTTCGCCAGAACAAGCTATTTACATGTTGGGTAATAAAATCTCATTGCTTGAAAGTAAATTCAACAAAACAACAACGGTTCTAGAAACAAAATTAGGTAACCATGAAAATTATGTAACTGAAAATTTACCTGATTTAGAATGTTTCAACAATGCATTTTCAGATATCAATAAACGATTACTTGATTTAGAAACATTACATGATCGACTTTCTGTATTAGAAGCAAATGCAAATATTAAACCTGCAACAACTAAAAAAAAGAGTACATTGAAATTAAATGAATTAACGGATGCTACACCTGGTCCTGGTATTTCCTTTTCGTAAAACTCACTGAAAATAAGTATACGATGTTAATAATGAATACTTTGCTAACATTATTAACTATTTGTATCGTAATTATTATTTATATGCATGTAGTGCATCAATTAACAACCAGTAACGATTTAGAGATATTTGAACTGGATACACCTTCTAAAATAAAATTAGAAGAAGTATGTAATTTGCGACAACCTCTTCTTTTTCCTTATTATGAAGAATCATTACAATCCGTTCATTCCAAATTATTAGAATACAAAACATTTGACGTAACTGTATATGATTCCAGTTACAATTCATCTACTACATCGTTAAATAATGCATTTCAATTATTTAACAAAAAAAATTATATTTCGAATCATAATTCTGATTTTTTACAAGAAACGATGTTATCTAGACATTTTATTACTACAGATACTTATTTACGACCCCCTATGGTAGCTTCCATTACCTATGATGTATTAATGGGAGCAGAAGGATCTACTACACGATTAGAGTACAATACACATTATCGAAATTATTTTTATGTATCCAATGGATCAGTCACTATAAAACTAACACCTCCTAAAAATTTAAATTATTTAAACGTAGAAAAAGATTATGCAAATCAATTGTATTTTTCTCCAATTCACGTATGGAATACAACTCTAGATAAAGTAAAATTTTTAGAACTTACGTTAGTAAAAGGTCAACTGTTATTTATACCTGCATATTGGTGGTATAGCATAAAATTTGAAAAAGATGCATGTGTTTGTACATTACAGTACAAAACTGTAATGAACGTTATTGCTACTTTACCTGACATTTGTATGGGAATATTACAACGTCAGAACACTAAAACAAAATTAAAACTTACTCCGGCTTTTCGCGTGAATCCTTCATCTTCTGACGAGTCTCACACATCAGAAGCCCTCTATGAACACCGGTAACATCGGTAGCATTATACTTGTGCTTGGCATGCTCTAGCTCTGACTTGACGAACTCTACGTACTCACCCTGTACAAGGTACTTGTATTGGTTAGTCTCTACTAACAAATTGGCATGATGAACAAAAATATCTTCACCTTCATAGGTAATAAAACCATATCCGGTTTTAGTATTGAACCACTTTACACATCCAATGACACGCGACATACTACTATTGGTACTAATTCTTTATATTATTTTATATTTATAGTATAATATGAGTAAATCTGAATCAAAAATGGTATCTCCATTACAGTCAATTAAACAAATCAATCCTATGGAACAATCTATTTTACTATACACAAGTTTATTTTTTGGAATTATTGAAATTACTGCAGGCATATTGATGTTCATCAATAAAACTATGTTCTGGGGAACTATATCTTATATGATTGGTGTTTTTTTTCAAACATTGATTGCGTTAAATACGTTGACGAATATGCCATCGAATACGACAATGATAGAAAAAATAATAAAAATGAATGAAAAAGGTGTATTTTTATTTATTTACATTTTATTGATTTTAGGTGTATATGTAGCCACTATTGCAAATAGTCTTTCCAACATATCAAATAATGAGATGCCACCACAGTGGTCATGGTATTCAAAAATCATAGGTGTTATTTTATGTATTATTATTACTCCTATCTTGAATATTCAAATCAATAGTATATTGAAATCAACAGATACTAAAGACAATCAACAAAAAGGTTTTATTGTATCTCATTTTCTTTTAATTTTTGTTTATATTCAATTTATCATTTCCTTTTATTACCAGACCGATGGATTTACAGTATAAGTTTATAGGCTAACCCAAATGCAGTTTCCGATTCCCATATACCAGATATTTTTAATATAACTTTATCTGTTATATGTGATAATTTATACAAAAAAAGTTGTTTGATGTGCAAATTTTTCTTTTTGGAAGAAGAACATGTATATACGGATAAAATATCATTTTCAATTTCATTTAATTTTTGTAACATACTAGGTTGAACCGTTTCTGAAAAGGGGATCGACAAATATAATCCGTTGAAAGAAATCTTGGGAGGCGAATAAATAATACGTGTAAATATGCTATTCACAATTAGATTATTTTTTACAGGTGGTAACAAAAATAAAAATTGTTTATTGTAAGAATCCATATTTTCTAATAACAACATAGTATCCAAACTTACGTTATATTTAAATACACTTTTCCTAAAGATAATGATTGCATATCTTAGTATAGTATTTGATCGTACATTTTTCTTATATAACTAATATTTTTAAACGCATTTATCCAGATAAATATATAAATTAAAAATAACTTAAATAACTACTACTATATAGTGTATAATGCCTGCCAAGTCGAAGTCTGTTCCTAAGGTCACTGAGCCAGTTGTATCTGCACCTGTTGTAGCAACCACACCTGTTGTTCCTGCTGTAGTTGAGCCTGTTGTCGAGGAGTCATCCGATCTTTCTACCGAGTTTTCCAGCGCAATGACCAAGCTTACTGGTCTTCGCCAGCAACTTTCGGCTGTCATGCTTGACATCCGCAACGTTCAGAAGCGTGCCGACCGCGAGCTAAAGGCGGCTCTCAAGTCGAGCAACAAGCGCAAGAACAAGAACGCCACTCGTGCCCCAAGCGGGTTTGTAAAGCCAACTCTCATCAGCGACCAGCTTGCTGATTTCCTCTCCAAGCCCCATGGTTCGCTCCTCGCTCGTACCGATGTCACTCGCGAGATCAACGCATACATCCGCGCCAACAAGCTCCAGGATGCTACCAACGGTCGCAAGATCATCCCTGATGCCAAGCTCAAGAAGCTTCTTGCAGTAAAGGCTGAGGATGAGCTCACCTACTTCAATCTTCAGAAGTTCATGTCCCAGCACTTCAAGAAGACTGTCCCTGCTGTTGCTCCTGTTGTTTAAAACAGATTAATATATTCAAAATAAAAATATAAAAAAATTATATTTTTATTGTAAAAAAGATTGAAATGTGTTTATTTCAAAGTATGCATAATTTCATTCAAATACTCATATTTTGTGCTTGAAATGTCAAAATCATGACAAATGGTTTCCATTAATTCAAAATTAGCAGATAGGTGTAGTTTTAACCAATCTTTCAAATTATCATAGGTTGAATTTTGATACCGATTATAAATGTTACCTATATTTTTATTGGATTTATAATAATCCGTTCCGGATACAATACACAGACGTTTGAAATCTTCGTACGATAATTGCAAATAGTCTAAAATGTCGTCTAACTTATAAAGAGTTGCCGTTTTTGTATCAAAATTTACGTTGCGCAGAACACGATTACATCCATAGACAAGCATGTCCATATCATCACTCATACAATACATTTTTTTTTCAATGGATATTTTTGCACATACTTCATCTGCTTCAAACGGAGCCACTGTATAGGTAGCTCCTATTTTGTCCATTAAATCTTTTACGTTGGCAACATCAGTAACATTTATTTTGGTGCATTTTTTTTTAAGTAATTCTAGTTGTGAGACGTTGGTTGAATGATTATCTACCAATTTTTTGTATTGTTGCCATGCTTTTTCTTTTTGTTCTTTTCGTAAGATCAATTCTTCTTGTTTATTCTGTTTTGGTTTGCCATCAAAAATAAAAATAGCCTTGATATTATACGTAATAAAATCTTGTAACATGGTTTGTATCAAGGTCAACAATTCGTCCATTGCTTTGAAACGATACATGTAAATAGAAATATCTACTACGATAGTCGATCCTCGTAATTGTTCGAATGTAACGTATTGCATACCACGTGGACAATGGTCATACAAAAATTTATTCAAATATCGAACTCCCATAATTGTACAATACATAGGTTTACTTGTATTAAATCAATTTTTCCCAGGTTAAATTTAAATTTTTTTTACATTGATACACACATAATGCTTTATCCAATTGAAATAATTGTTGTAATATTGTCATAATTTCTTTTGCGTTTATTTTTTTAATTTTGTCAATAATTTGACTTTTAGTATAGAATGGTGCATTTTTGTAAAGTAACGAACTGTAATAGTTCATAATCGAATTTTTATTTGTAACGTATTTATATATTTCTTGATTTTTGAATCCTTCTAGATTTTTAATGGGTGTTTTTTGTAAATAACGAATGTATTTGAATAATAAAACAAGAACTTTTTCTGTTTGGGTTGTTTGTACATCAAATTCTATAAAAATAGTAGTTCCACAGCCATTCAATTCAGAACTAACATGTATGTCATAAATTAACGATTGTTTTGTTCTAAATTCATTAAAAAACAAAATATGTAACAGTGATAATATAGAACTTAAATAAATATAATTGTGATTTTCAATCGATGGAAACCCAATAACTATTTTGGCATTTTCAATGTCTTGTTTTGAAAATATAATTTTATGCTGGTAAGAAAAACAATCCATTTGTTGTATTTCACCTTGTTTGGGATGTTTCAAGTGTTGGTGCAACAACGATTTAACAGCAGATAAATCAAAATCTCCCATGACAACAAACATCATATTTTGTACATTGAATTGTGCATTATAAATATCATAGACATCTTTTACGGATAAATGTTTTAAATTATGAATTTGTAATTTCCAATCATCTGCATGTTTCAAACCATCTGATTCATAAAAATTCATGTTAAACAATTGGTTCACCACACTTTCTGGATCGTTTGAAAAAGTTAACAATTCTTCAATGACTGCGTTTTTTTCATTTTTTAGATTTTCAGGTGTTATCTTAGGATGATCAATAATACTTGCTATGTAGGAAACCATATTTTTCCATTCTTTATTTAAACCTTTTATATAATAACTCATAGTTGTTTTATCTGTAACTGCATTGACATAGTATCCTTTACTATCCCAAAAGTCATTACACGATGTTTTACAATTTTTCCATGCATTTACCATAACATGTTCCAATAAATGATTGATTCCAGACGTTTCTTTTGTTTCGGTACAAAATCCGTTTCGAATCACACATTCAATATGCAATATATCTTTTCCTTTTGGAACAAAGAGCACTTTATAACCATTTATAATATGTAGTTTAGGAACTACAATATTTTTCCTTGTTTTCATATTATAAATGGATATTATTAATTGACATTTTAGTAGATAAATTAGAATTGGTATTATGCAGTGTGTTCAAAAATTCGGGTGACTTATAGTTGTTTTGTATGAGTTCAACATAATCAGATGCACTTTGTATGGATAACGTATGCTTATTGTGTTTGTTGCACCATTTTACAAAATGATAAGGGTCTTGTATTAATATAGCTGGAATCACCAAATAGGCAAACGCGTTTGTTTCTTCTTTGTATGTTGTGTTTTTATCCATTAACTGTGGATAAGTTAATTTCATATATCGTAGTATTTTAACTAATTGTACAGATGAATGTTTTCGTTCTTCTTCTAACAATTGTTCTAAAGAGGTATGATTCATTACAGAAATTACGCAACAGTTTAATATTCTTGCCCATATTTCACAATACGATTCGTTTACGTGAATAGGAATAGGAAATAATGAATACAATAAATTAGGTTTATCTCTTAATTCTGAATCGTACAAAAATAAGTGCATACATTCATGTATAAATACTTTCAACCATTCTTCTTCTCTATAGACAACAATTTGATTATCTATAGTATATCCTGTATTCAACGTAGAAGGTCCTATAAGTCCGTGGCTTGGTAATTGTTTTGGAACAGTTGTAAACGCAAAATCAATTTGTATAGATCGTATGTTATTTGGAAATTGTAACATATAGCGAAGTAGTGTCATGACAATATGAAATCTATCTAGACAATCTTCTTTTTTTTTTGTAAAAAAGAATAGATGAATAGGTATAGAAAGTTGGCTAATATAATGAACTCCATAATGCAACGATTTCATATCTTTTTTAACTTCAGAAGGACAATCATAAGAGGTAGGATCTATTTGTACATCAACACAATGATATTTATTTGGAATTTCATTGTATTTTTTTATATGTTTACAAATCTCATTCATGATATATAATTATATATTTTTACGAGTGTATTTTCCACCTTTTTTATCTTTAGCCTTTTTAGATTGTTTTTGATCTTTCACACATTTTTCAGAAACGTCTCCTGATAAACAATCAATGTACGATTCTTTCTTTTTAGGGTCTGGATTTGCTCGAAACAACTCTGGATTACTTTTAACAATCAATTTCCATGCAGTGTCAAGTTCATTTGCATTATATTTACCACTCATTAATTTTGCTTTTTTTGCTTCTATCGATTCAGATGATAAATAAATAGTTACAATTGTTTTAGTAGGCTCTTCTATCTTAGAAACATCCAAAGATGATTTAGGTTCAGGTTCAACTTCAACAGGTTCAGGAGGAGGTGGTGGATCTACAGCTTTTTCTTTAGTTTTTTTAACAATTTTAACAGTTTCTTTTGGTTTTGGTTCATTTAACTCATCTACTTTTGTTTCTTCTTTCTCTTTTTCTTTAGGACCAAATGATTTGGCAAGAACAGTTCGTTGCTTGTCTAATGAATCTTTAATATCCATGGTTTTACCAACTCCATAAAGTCCATTGTAAACACCTTTAAACTCATCTTGATGTTCTTGAGATACATCTGGAAAAAACTCATACAATAGTGTTAAATAGGTCATTAATATAGTTTCTTTTTGAGCGAAAGAAAAATCATCTTCATTGTGTTTGTTGACCCCAAAGATCGAACTGTACGCATATTTGAATACAGCATCATCTTCAGGTGTTGCTTTTCTCGAAAATTTATCATTATAAAATTTATTTCGTGCAGTATCTATATCTTGTAGTGCATTTACTCTGTACGCCTGCAGAATGATTTGTTGCGCTAGTGGTTTATCTTCTACTCCATCTGATATCTCTTCTCTAAACTTGTGTACATCTTTTAAATAAGCATTCTGAGATGCATTTACATCTACTGCATGAGTAGCTCTATAGATGGAATCAAAGAAACAATCACCACTTGAAGCAGTTTCAATGACCTTTACTGGAAAATCATCAACTCCATCTGGCAATTGTTCTGATGGATGGTGTTTACTGCAAAATCGTTCTATTATTTTTTGGGGTAATTCATTTTCTAAAAAAGATACTTTACCATTACTTTCAACTAACCGATAATGTGTTTGTGATTTATAAGAAACAATTACATATTTACGATCTTTATCATAATCCAATTCTTCATTTCTTGGTAAAATAGTCATATTGTAATCTAGAAGATCCGTAGAACTTGTGCTTGGTTTGTTACCTTGTGTTTCATCATATTCCAAATCTTCATTAGCAATGATAATATATACATTACTAAACATGCCAGTTAAACTTATAGCTACATCGTTCGCCCATACTTGAGGTTTCTTTACATATTTTAAAAAGGTCTGTATAACTTGTTCATCGGTTAAATCATATTTATTTTCAAAATAATCTTCCATATACTTTTGGTCATCTACCACATACTTGGGCGAAAGAGATACACTATTCGATAATTTGCTACTCTTCGATTGAGTTTCTTTTGTTTCTTTTGTTTCTTTTCCTTTTGATTTTTTAGCTTTAGAACTATAGCCAGCAACAAAATCAGGATACAATTCTATCGCTTCTTCTCCAATAGTAAGTACATTGAAATCTCCATCTTTATCAAGTACTTCTTTACTTTTTTCTAATTCATAATAACCAACACATTCGGTCACTTTTTTTGTATTCTTGTCTACATTATAAATATTGTATTTGTTTTTAGTAGATGAAGAATCATACGCATTACCTACACACATTTGCATTTTTTCAATATTATATTTAGGTAAAGTTACTTCAAACACTTGTTTTTCTTGATCAATATCTTTGTCATGAATTTTTTTGTTCATACTATAGAATAATACTATATTCTTTAAATTACATCTAAAATATCCATCAACCTAAACTTTACTTTATTGGATACATCTTTCATATGTAATCTATCCCGTGAAATAACTAATTTAGAATGTATCGGTTTACTTTTGATAATGCATAGGTACAAGTGTTCCACAATTTCATCCATACTTGATTTATCACTCTTATTTAACGTGTGTAATAAATCAATTAAATCATTTAAAAATACTAGAAAAGTACCATGATCTATAACTCCTTGCAACGTTAAATGTGTTATAAATTGGCTAAAAGTACGATAACGTTCGTTTAATTCATTACATTTACAAAATTCATCATAGTCGGAAGATGGAACTATTTTTATATTTTTCAAGTGAGTCATATGCAACGATAAACGTGCCTGAAATAATTCTTTGAAGATAGACCAATGATTGACTAAAGATATGTATAAACTAGCATAGATACTTCCATAAAATGCATTGTTGGATATGATATCAAATATAACATTGCTACTGTTTTCTATTTCAGAAGGATTGGCATCAATCAGTTTGATCAATTTAGTTTCTATATCTTTATAGTTATCTTCTGTCATTTTGTTCAATAAAATAGTAATTTGTTGAGAAATAGTAAACACCTTTTCTACTTTAAACATGGGTATTTGTGTTTCTCCTCCAATCAATTTAGATATTTTTGCAATAATCTCTAATGTTTCTGCAGGTAATACTTGTTTTGCCGTTTTTTTTATTTGTTTAATATCAGACAGCGTGTACATATTAACTATATAGAATATCTTTTAAATTAAAACTTAAACATAATTGAACTATTATGGTGTATGGGAAGCAATTGGGATTCGTTAGGGTTAAAAACAAATTTATTACGCGGTATCTATTCGGTGGGATTTGAATCACCGAGTCAAATTCAAGCACAATCTATACCTGTTATTTTAACCGGGAAAGATGTGATTGCACAAGCGCAATCAGGCACAGGTAAAACAGGTGCCTTTTGTATTTCTACACTTCAAAAGTGTACAAATGATCCAACTTTGCAAGCTATTATTCTTGCTCCAACACGCGAATTATCTTCACAGATTCATTCCGTGTTTGAAAGTTTATCGACGCATACCGGTATATCTGCACAGTTATTGATTGGTGGTGTTTCTATCGATAAGGATATTAAAAAAATGCAACAACATACATCTCAAGTGTTGATTGGATGTCCTGGACGAGTGTTGGATTTTTTAAACCGAAAGGTAGTTTCTTCTTCCAACATACATTTAATTGTATTGGATGAAGCTGATGAAATTTTATCGCAAGGATTTCAATCCCAACTCTATAATATTTTTCAATATCTTACCGATTCAACTCAAGTAATTATGTTTAGTGCGACGATCAAAGAAGAGTTGCATGAAATATCCAACAAAATTATGCGCAATCCTGTAAAATTACTCGTGAAATCTGAAATGTTGACGCTTGAAGGTATTGCTCAATTTTATATTTCGTTTCAAAACGATCAAGACAAGATTGAAGCACTGAAAGATTTGTACAATTTCATCTCTATGTCGCAATCCATTATTTATTGTAATTCGGTAAAACGTGTAGTCGACTTGTATCATGTGATGAAATCATCTGGATTTCCAGTCTGTTGCATCCACAGTGATATGGACAAGCAAGATAGGCACAATGCGTACCAAGAATTTAAATCGGGAAAATATAGAGTTTTGATATCGTCGAATGTGACGGCACGTGGTATTGATATTCAACAAGTAAGTACAGTCATTAATTTTGATTTACCCAAATGCGTAGATACTTATTTGCACCGTATTGGTCGGTCAGGGAGATGGGGGCGAAAAGGAGTTGGCATTAATTTCATAACTAATTACGATACAGATAAAATGAAAGAAATAGAAAGTCATTATGGAACTCAAATTAAGGAATTTCCTTCTACGTATAATAATTTATTGAGTTAATATATGGCAAATAATGGAAAAGGTAGAGGTAAAGGAAACGGAGGTAGAGAAAGAGGGAACAGAGAAACACCAAGAATGGAACAATATGATCCATTTCCACCTCTTTTTTTTGGAAAACGTCCTTTAAGTGATGTAGCAACACATGTAGAGGGTGATGAACTTGAAGATTTGATTGATTCATATAATATAACTAATTGGAATGATGTTCCAAATGGAGTTTTTACAGAAAATCAACTACATATGCTTCGTAGGAGATTTCCACCACCTCCACCACCACCACCTCCACCACCACCTCCACCTATACAACCAGCATTAACTCCAGAACAAATATTAGCATTAGAACATGCACAAGAAGATGCCAGATTAGCAAGAATAAGAGGAGCAAAATGTAATCAGGGGAATGGATATTGCAGTGTCATGGGTGGTAAAACAAAAAGAAAAAAGAAAAAAAAGAAATCAAGACGTAGGCGTTAATACCATTTTAATTTGTTGATATAATTTATATTATACGTTGCTATAAAACTTTGTGAATCCATTACACTATAGGATAAAATAAGTTGAGTATCTTGTACAATTAACCCAATGCAAAATTCTACTTTATACTTTTCAAATTTAAACAATTCTGAATAACGAAGTACATTCATATTTAAATCAAAAATAACAAAAAAATGTAAATATTCTTTTTGATAAGCTTTATGTACAACAAACCATATTTCATTATTTTTTGTATACCCAGGTGTTGAACCTCTCGCATATTCAAAGTAATTCGGCATTTTTTTACTTTCTATCATTTTTACTTGGTTTGTAGTATAATCTATTTTACCAATTTGTAGCGGGAACCACGAATAGACAACACACAATTCATTATGATAATGTACAAAAGACCAATTTTTTTCAGGTATTGTTATGGATTGTATATCATAATGAGTAGGTACAATCAGTGGTCTATCTAATTCATATGTATATTCATCTAGAGGATAAAGTCCACTAGTAGTCGAATGTAATTTTCGGGTTGAATCCATGATTGTTGCATTATAATAATGAATACCATTAAAATTAAAAATTCGTATATCTTCTACCCCTGTCATATGAGGTCGATAGGTTAAATCTTCCTTTAAAAATACTTCTTGGCTGATAGGTTTAAATAAATGATTTACTTTAAATCGACTATTCAAATTTTTGACATTATTGTACTTTACATTATTCCTGCCGTACATAAACCCCTTTTGATTTAATTTATAATTCACCCATCGTAGATTAACTAAGAATTCATGATTCGGTAACTCAATAATAGTAGGTGTGCTAGAAACAAAAACATGGTTTTCATTCTCAATTGATTTTACCATTTTTTTAGATAAATTTATTTTTTGGGTTGGATATAGTACATTATAATTGTCTGTAGTTGAATATTTTACAACTTTAAACATACTATAGTTATGAATATAATTTGGTTTAGTTTACTAAATTATATTTATTCTATCATTATATGTTTCAATTACCGATTCAATATAACACGCCCATCGAAGTAGATGCAACTCTAATTCAAGAATTGGAATTAGTCAACACCGTAGATACATCAGGTGTTCCTATTTACCATCATGTCTTTTCTCCAACAACACCCGTTGCAAAACAAATCGTTTCTCAAATGGCCAAATATTATACTACAAATACTAATTTTTTAAAAGATAGTATTTTATTTCATCAACGATTCAAACATGCTCAACATTCATATACTGAATTTATAGATCATTGGAATACAGTACAACAAAACGAAGAATTTAAATTGACATATCAATACATTAACCACGATAAACTAAGCAGTTTCAATGAGTCTTCGAAATTTATGTTTATGATCAGCTTATATTTTATTACTTCACCTATTTTATTCATACTTTCTCCACTAGTTATGGTATTAATTCCATTTGCGATTCTTCAAATGAAAGGACAACCTATATCATGGGACAGTTACAAAACACATTTATTTGAAGTAACAAAACGTCATGCATTAGTTCATTTATGTACCGGATATTCAAATGCAACCCCCAAAGAAAAAATGATGATGCTTGCAAGTGCTTCTATTTTTTTAATTCAAACTTACTGTAACGGGTATGCCGTTTATAAATTTTATACCAATATTAAAGCCATTCATACTATCATGGAATCAGCGAAACAACATGTAGAACATTGTTTAGAATCGATACGATATATTCAATCAATTAGTTCTGATTTGTCTACCTATAAAGAATTTTTAGAAACGTTGCAACATCATGAACGTATTCTATCTAGTTATTATGATAAAATAACACATGTGTCAAAAATATCTTTTTCATGGAAAGAATTTGTTCATTTAGGAATGTTACGAGCACAATTTTATGAATTGTATTCCAATCCAGAATTGAAAGCATCGATTGAATATTCGATTCAGTTATGTGGATATCTAGAAAATATAGAACATTTATCTAAACAAACCAAATTAAATGCATGCACTTTTACAACCGACGAAAAGGAAACGTCTTTTTCAAAAGCTTATTATCCTACAACCAAACCTGTAAAAAATAGTTATAAATTAAAGAAGAATATCATTATTACAGGACCTAATGCATCAGGTAAAACGACATTCATCAAAATGACGCTTATTAATACATTATTATCACAACAAATTGGTTGTGGATTTTATAAAAAAGCAATTATTTATCCTTATGATTCTTTTTGCAGTTATATTAATATTCCAGATACTTCAGGAAGAGATAGTTTGTTTCAAGCGGAAGCAAGGAGGTGTAAACAAGTACTTGATTCTGTCCAAGACAAAACGAAACGTGTTTTTTGTATATTTGATGAATTATTTTCAGGTACAAATCCGGAAGAAGCATCGGCAAGTGCTTTTGCCTTTTTACAATATTTAGCATTACAATCCAATTGTACCTTTTTACTCACTACACATTTTATAGAAGTATGCAGAAATCTAAAAGAAAATACAAGTATTGTAATGAAAAATATGAAAACAATAAAACAAAAAAATAAATTAATCTATACCTATCAATTATCCAATGGATTATCTACCATTCATGGCGGTATTCATGTACTGATGGAAATGGATTACCCTATGGATATTATTCAGAATGCAAAATTATGCGGATAAATATTTACATATATATATATTATTAAAATATGAAGATATTGATATGTTTAGCAATGTCATGTGGCTTAACTGCTATCCTTTATTTTTATTTGAAACAGCGACTTGGCGCTATTGAAACTAGATTGAATACATTAACCGATTTAGCCCAAACACTTGCAACTGAACTATACCAAAAAGAAAAACATCATTTAGAAAATGAATTACCTCTATCGAATGTTGTAGATGAATCAGATGATTCTGAAGATGAGACAGACGATGATTCTGAAGATGAGACAGACGATGATTCTGACGATGAATCTAACCATATTTTGGCAGATGAGTATGAAGTAGTTTTAGATCCACCTCTTTTCAAAGAAGTCAAACTTGAATCTTTACCCGAAACAAAACAAATCCCGTTGAATGAAATGTCAATTGTTTTAGATGTAGATCCTATTATTGTATATAAAAAGGAAGAACCTAAAGAAGAACCTAAAGAAGAACCTAAAGAGTTAATTGAAGTATCCGATGATGAATCTAACGTAAAACAAGTTAGTGTAGATAATGATTATAGCCAATTTAGTTTGAAAGATTTGAAACAAAAGGTAAATGATTTAGGCGGACCTCCTTTAAAAACAAAACAAGCATTAATTAACTTTTTGAAAAAAAAAGTATAAGAGTAATGTATGAACAACATTCATTCTGATTCACCTGCTATGATGGCAGATGGCAGAACGTATTCCAATTGGCAACCGTGTGCCGTGATAAATGAAAATTTAAGAAAACGTGAAAATATTCTAACCAATTGGGATTATCGAAATTATTTGCAATCCAATGCAAATTCTATCATGTCGTTGGATAGACGAAAGGCATGTGAACAATCCGGATGCACTCCTTTACAATCTAAATTATATATTACACCACCTACAGATTTACACCAAATTTATTTATCTAGACAACAACTTCAAAAAGATATTGTGATTCGACATAATTAATGGATTGAATTATACTATATAAAAATATAGTGTAATTAATATAATGGACTTTGGTTTTACGATCATAAATAAATTTTTTAAAGAAAATCCTAATTTTTTAGTAGACCATCATATTGAATCATACAACCGTTTTGTAAACCATGACATTCATCAGCTGATTACTCAAAACAATCCCATTTCATTCAATAAAAATTTAATGAAAGTAGACGGTGAGGATATGGCCATGCACTCCTGTGATATTTACATTGGAGGTAAACAAGGCGAATTCATACGATTTGCTAAACCTATTTTAGTAGAAAATGAACAAAATTATTTGTATCCCAACATTGCTCGTCTTCAAAATTTGACCTATGCTTTTTCTATTGTAGTGGATATTGAATTTGAATTTAAAATAAAAAATACGCTTGATGAAAAAACAGTCATTGTCAAAGATGTATTTTTCGGAAATATTCCCATTATGGTTCAATCGGATATGTGCATCTTACACGGTATGTCGTCTGAAACAAGGTTTAATATGGGTGAATGCAAAATTGATCCAGGTGGTTATTTTATTATCGACGGAAGTGAAAAAACCATCATCAGTCAAGAACGGTTTGCCAACAATATTCTTCGGGTCAGTAAAACCCCCAAAGAAGATACCTATAGTTTTATTGCTGAAATTCGTTCCGAATCAGAAGATGAATCTAAACCAGTGCGCGAAACCAAAGTACGTATGATATCGTATCAAGATGAAGAAAATGAAAATTTGAAAGAAGATGAAATGAAACGTATTTCTAAAGTAGTACAACAACAATTAGTAGTGGACATTCCAAACATCAACATGCCAGTTCCTCTTTTTATTGTATTTAGAGCGTTAGGAATCATTTCGGATAAAGATATCATTAAAATGTGTGTTCCTGATGATGACCCGCGTATGATGGAACTTCTTCGACCAAGTATTTATGATGCAGGAAAAATATTTACCCAACAGTTGGCCATTGAATACATGGCACCATTTAGTAAATATCTGAGAGATTACCACGTTTATTTTATCTTGTCGGATTATTTTTTACCACACATGAATGATTTAACACAACCACCTCGTCACTTTTCGTATGATTTATTGGAAAAGGCACATTTTCTTGGATATATGGTCAACAAATTGTTGCGACTATCGATTGGTCTAGATGTGCCTACTGATCGAGATTCCTTTCAATTCAAACGTGTAGAACCATCTGGCGTGCTATTATCTGATTTGTTCAAAGAATTTTACAAAGCTCAAATAAAAGATATTATTCGAACCTTGGATATTGCCCACAACGAACATGAAGGAACTTACAATTCGGATTCAGACATTTTCAAGGAATTTGTAGTGAATAGTCTTTCACCCATTATAAGTAAAAAACGAATCACTGAAAAAGGTATTATGAACGGGTTCAAAGGTGACTGGGGATCTGAAATATACACGAAACGTATCGGGTTATCACAAGAAGTAAACCGACTCAGTTATAGTACCGCCATTTCTTTGTTGCGCAAATGTGTCATGCAAATGGATGAAAATTCAGTAGTGTTGGGACCACGTTATTTACATGCCACCCAATGGGGAATGATGTGTCCAGTCGATTCCGATGGGGGTGATGTTGGTACTCATAAACAATTTTCTATTTGTACCAAAATTTCAACCGGTTCAAGTAAACAAGAAATAGTGAATTTATTGCAATCCTATCAAGAAAAAGGACCTATTCGTTGTATTGCCATTTTGGACAGTAAACCTGAATTACTCTATTTACATACAAAAGTGTTTGTGAATGGTCACTGGAAATATTCTACTACTACCCCTTATGAACTCGTGCATGACATTAAACAAAAAAGAAGAACGGGTAGAATAGATAAATGGACCAGTATCAGTTTCAATATACGTGAAAATATTATTTACATTTATACCGATGAAGGTCGTGTATATCGTCCGGTATTGTATATCAACGATAATAAAGAAGTATCTTATTCCAAAAAAGATGAAAAATTAGATTGGAATGAATTAACACAAGGGTCACCTTCTCATCCTTCCAGTGTAGAATATATCGACTGTGCTGAATCGAACACCTCTCTCATTTCGTTGAAACATTTACCAGAATATACAGATACTCAATTTACGCATGTAGAAATCCATCCATCGTTAATTCTTGGTTATATGGGTTTACAAATTATTTTTCCAGAACACATTCCTTTACCTCGTAACGCATTCTCGTGTGGCCAATCAAGACAAGCCGTTTCTGTTTACAATACCAATTATCAAAATCGAATGGATAAAACAGGATTGGTCTTGAATTACGGTCAAATACCGCTTATTAAATCCTATTATTTACATCATTTAAACCAAGAATACATACCTTACGGTGTAAATGCCATTGTTGCTATCATGTCCTATACTGGATACAACGTAGAAGATGCTATTTTAATCAATAAATCGTCCCTTGAAAGAGGCATGTTCAATACTAGTTATTTTTCGGTCTACGAACAGACGGAAGATGAGGAAAAAAAGTTATTTTTTGCACCGAACGAAGAATTACCACAATTTGATGAAAATGGTATCATACGAACTCAAACGATCATGAACAACAAAACACCTATTATCAATATGACAAGCAACTCCAAAGTGAGACAAGTGTATACTAAACGTGACCAGCAAGGGTATGTAGATAAAACATACATTACGACCAATGCAGTTGGCCACCGAACAGTCAAAATTCGTATTTGTGATGAGCGTATTCCTAACATTGGTGATAAATTTGCTTCTCGTGCTGGGCAAAAAGGAACGTGCGGTATCGTGATTCCTGAAATGGATATGCCGTTCAATGATCAAGGAATTCGTCCTGATTTAATCATTAATCCGCATGCAATGCCATCGCGTATGACCCTAGGTCAATTGATTGAATCGTTAATTGGAAAAGTACATTTGGAACATGGATCCTATGGTGATTGTACTGCATTTAACAAAAAAACAGATTTGGAATTTTATGGAGATAAACTTCGTGAATACAATTTCAACAGCAAAGGAACTGAAATATTGCACAATGGTATGACAGGTGAACAAATAGAAACCGATATTTTTATAGGTCCTACATACTACATGCGATTAAAACACATTGTCAAAGATAAAATTAATTTCAGAGAAAGAGGACCCATGACTAGTTTGACGAGACAACCAGTGCAAGGACGAGCCAACGAAGGTGGTTTGCGGATTGGAGAAATGGAACGCGATGGTGTCATTGCCAACGGATTAAACATGTTTGAAACAGAATCTATGATGATACGTGGCGATGGTACATATCTAGATTCTGAAAATCACGTAAGAAAACCATATCGTCTTACCGTAGATAACGTCACTGGATTGATATCTGTTATATCTAAAAATAGTATTTACAGTCCTTCTATTGATGGCCCTCTTACCATCACAGATCAAGGTATTCAATCTATTCCCAAATATGAAAAACGAGTTAGTACTATTAACGTACCTTATTCGTTCAAATTATTCATGCAGGAAATTGCAACTATGAACATACAAATGCGGTTAGTGACTTCAGATACGATTCAACATTTCGATTCTATGGGATGGACACCTATCAAAACAACATTCGATCAAGTATTACAATCGCAAGGATATACATTGGTTGGTAAATTACTGCATGATTTCAAACCCAACAGTTTATTTGTTTCGTCATCAGCTAGTGACCCATGCAAAACATTCGAATACATGTTGCATACGAATGCTCCGTTAATTGTTCGAGGAAAAGAACTTTATTATTCGAAAGATAGAAAATTGGACGTTACGTTATTCCCGTGTATATTTGATGAAAAAGGTAAACAAGATTTGTTAACGTCGTCCACGATCATTACACCAACACTAACACCTTTTACCAAATACTGTAAAAATAAATTAAATTTGGAAATTTATAGGTTTGACAACAGTAAAGGTAGCGTAGATAATTATAATTCAACAAGTAAACAAGGGTTTGAATTACAAATGCAGAAAAAAGATGAAATGCTGGAAACCCATCCAGCCCATGTAACTGTTAATTATATGTTTCAATACATAAAAACGGGTATTTTTGTAAGAATCAAAGACAACAAAGTAGTGAATTTTAATCTGATGTACAATACCAATTATACCAATACGTTTTCGGATAAATTACACGTACAGACCGAAAGTGGAGAATATGTACCCATCAGCAGTAACCCTTCTGAATTGAAGAAATTTTTAGATTCAACCAGAATCAAACAACACAAACCACCCAGCCAATGGTATGCCAACAATTGTTTAATTCGTACAGAGAAAGATGATCGAAATCCTACGGATAATTATCTGGCCGATATTTACGACATGTTTGTCAACACGTGCAACCATAGAGTAGTCAACGATTGTATTTTCATATTGAACCGTAAAGATTTCCCTCATTTGAACAAACAATGGAAAGAACCGTTCCCTGACTTATTTCATAATACTATGCTTCTACCACCGTATTACAACAATCAATTCATTCCAGTGTTATCTCAATGTACCCACAAAGATTATGCAGACGTTCCTATTCCAACTGGCGACGATTTGAATCTTATTTCTAGAAATATATCCACTAAATTTTTTTCAACCTATTCGTATACACCAGACAACCCGCAAGATCGTATTCGATGTGTAAATAGTTCAGATATGATTGAATTGTCTACATTGCCAGCTTGGAAAGATAGAGCACAAAAATTTGTATGGAGAGGTCAATCTACTGGGTGCGGTGTAGACGAAGATACCAACCCTCGTATTCAATTAGAAAATAAATGTAAAGATGCAGATTTCAAATTCTTTGACTTTATGGATGTCAAGATTACCCGTATTACCAAACGTATCAAAACCAAAATGGTCAAAATAGGAGGTCAAGAACGACCTGTATTATCCTTTATTCCATCAAGAAACATTCCCAATGCTCAAGTACCCATGGCATTACAAGTTCGTAATAAATTTATTTTCAACATTCAAGGTAACTCTGCTGCCTATCGTTTTGGAGGGTTACTCAAATACGGATGTTGTGTTGTGAACATTAAATGTCCGTACACGTTATGGTTTGAACCTATGTTAAAAACCGAACCCATTACTGAAAAAAATAAAGAAAAGATCGATACCAAAGATTTTCATTGTTTGACGATCGATGAAAAAATGTCCAATTTGGAAACAACCATTGAATGGTGTTTAGCTCATGACGCCGAATGTGAACAAATTGCCAAGAATGGTCAAGCTTTTTTCAATCAATACTTTACAGATGAATTTGTCTATGATTACATGTCCGATGTATTGAACGGTGTATCCAACGTGTTAGCAACGACTGAAAATGCTAAATTTGTGTTGAAAAACCACGAAGAAAATATAGATAAACTCTATAAAGATTACACCATACGAAACAATTTTCCAGCGTTCAAAGAAGACGTAAAACAAGAAGAAGAGTGTGACTTATCCAAAACTCTTATTATTGTTCCTTTCAGAGATCAAGGCGATCAAGGAAGAGGAAAACAGTTGGAACAATTTATAGCGCATTATTCTGCTTTGCCCAACTTGCATGTGTTGGTTGTAGAACAAAGTAACGATGGGCGTAAATTCAATCGAGGTGCTGTTCTTAATGCAGGGTATTTGTATGCGACGGAACATATGCCTTTCATAGAAACTTTTATATTTCATGACGTAGATATTATTATGCCACTTGAAATTACAAATCGATATTACGGTAGATGTGATGATTATCGAATCTTGCATTTGGGTAATTTAGTGAAAGATATGGAATACAACCCCCCGTTTGGACGTGTTATTCGCTTTTCTAAAAAGGCATTTCAACAAATCAACGGATTTCCTAATAATTTCTATGGATGGGGAGGGGAAGATGATGCGTTAGCGTTCCGCATTCACATCAATAATATTGTTCCAGTACACCGCCCACATAAATCAGAAGGAACTCCTGGTTATGAACTTGAAACTACCAATGATGTGAAGAAATTGAAAAAAGAAGAAGATAAAAAAATAAAAGAGGGTAAAATAGAATTACACAAATGGGAAAATATTTGTGCAGATCGACAAATTTGGAAAATAAACGGTGTAAATTCCTTACAATTTAAAACAAATCATTATAAAGAAGTAAAACCAAATGTACATCACATCCTTGTTGATTTAACTCCACAGTCCAATGTAAATGATTTATTTCACATTATGTTTAAACATCCTACCAATGAAAACATATTTTATTACCAAGAAGCCTATAAACATTTATCAACAGGTGAATGGAATAGTTTAGAGTTGAAAGAAAAACAAAAACAAATGGAAGAAGATATTCAATTGATGAAAGATAAACAATTATATGAAAATCATCGAAAAGAACAGGAAGAAAAGGAAAAAGAAGAAAAAGAACAAGAAAAGGAAGATTCACCTGCATATAGAGTATACAATGATGATGAAATTGGAAATTTAGCAGGCGGTACAACTGATGATCAAGAAGAAAAAGATGAAGAAAAACAAGATGAAGAAAAACAAGATGAACAAAAAGAAGAAGAAGATGAATTATCAGAAGAAAGTTTATTGGACAACATTGCAGAAGAACCCGAAAAACTAGAAACTAAAACTATCCATTATAATTAATTTAAAATATTAATATTTACAATACTATGAATATTGTTTTAGTGAGTTTAGAGGTATTCCAACCTTACCTATTAACCAATATAGGTCATTTACTTAAAACACAAAATAAAAAAATTTTTGTTATTACAAATAAATGTTTTTTTGATAATTTTCATGATTATACAAAAGATATAACGTTAATTGATGCTGATGCATTACATGATATCTATAATTTCAAAAACAAAAGTTCATTAGATAAAAATTTTAGAAATGGATTTTGGTTAAATACGTCTACCCGTTTTTTTGCCATTTATTCATTTATGAACACATATCAAATTGATCGTGTCATCCATATAGAAAATGATGTTTTACTTTATTATAATTGTGATATATTAGAACCTTACTTGGATGATAAAATATATATACCTTTTGATTCTTTCACAAGGAATATATGTAGTATTATGTATATACCTTCTTCTACTGTATTAAAACAAGTGTTGGATAATTATGATTTCAATAATAATGACATGAATAATTTTATGCATATTATGAAAAAAACAAATTTGATTGATACTTTACCTATTGGTGTAACCGACACATCTTCCCCTGAATTTGAATTTGTAACAAAAAATTATAAAAAATTTAATTTTATTTTTGATGCAGCTGCAATTGGTCAATATATAGGAGGTATTGATCCTGCAAATAACAATAATCAAAACTCAATTGGGTTTATTAATGAGACGTGTGTTATAAAATATAATGATTTTAATATACAATGGAAATACGTAGAAGGTATTCATAAACCATTTTTAAATGATAATCCTATCTTCAATTTACATATTCATTCAAAAAGATTACAGAATTTTACAAATTATGTTAGGTAAGAATGGATAATATTTGAAATGTCAGAAGAAAAACTACAATTGTTGGCCATTGCACTTATTGAATAGAGATAATAAAAACGATTAAATATGTTTACTACGTTGGTTGCATCCAAATTACCTGTCATAAATGGTTTTTGTTTTTCTTTAATATAATGAACCATTTCTAAATAAATGTATAAATCGTTGGATATACTATTCATCAGAAATACTTTTTGACTACTTGTATATTTTTCTTCAAAAATTTTTGCCACTTTTTGAATAAAAAGTAAATATTCTTCTTTTTCTGGATTGGTTTGTAAATAAACTGTAATGTCCGATCGTATTTTATAATAAAAAAGTGAAAATAAAATACGAGAGTCTGTCATAACTAACTAACCTAATACTACTTTATGTGACTTATTGTTTGTTTTTTAACATAACTACCATAGAAATAACAATAATAGAAGATAAACCCCATAAGAATACATGCATTTTGTTTGAATTTTCTAACAACGCTAAATCATCATTTTGTTGTTTATAGGTATCTACATACACTCCTTTTTGTGTTTTAATTGTTTTCAACACTTTTTTATATTCATCTGTTTTTGTATTCAGCTGATTATAAATATTACCTGTTTGTTTCGTATATAATGGAAGTTTGGGAAAATTTTTCACTATGGTTTCACCCTGTTGTGCTGCTAATTGGTTATTTTGTTGGTAGGCTTGTTGTTTACTTTGTATTTGACTTTGATCTACTACGTTACATTGATTACCGTTCATAACAAAATTATCTCCTTTGGGGTAACTTGCATACATGCTGGAATCTATAAATTGAGGTGTACCGCTAAGACAGGAAGCGTCTTGCATATCGACTGATGCTTCTTTAACATATATACTAGGAGGTGTATCGGTTATTTTATACATGTTTGGTGCCGAACCATATGGTATTATTTGCCATGTATTATCTTTTTCTGAATAAATAAATCCACTGCATGAGGCATCAAAATCACATACCATTTGCATATCATTCAAATTACATGCTGGGACATAGGGCGGATTTGTAGCGGATTCAAATGTAAATGTATTATTGCCGATGGATATAGATTCAAAACTAATAAAATTAGATTTTACATAACCTATTTTAGTAACACTAACAGGACTTTCATTATCCGACGATCCATCAGGTGTATTTGTACTCCATGTAACGACACCACTTGAATCAAAAATCATTGCATTTCCATCATTATGTAAAGTGAAATAATAAGGAGCTACACCTCTACCGTTCGATTGACTTCCCCATAAATATTTACCATTTGCATCATAGTAACAAAGATTACCATCGGTTTGCATAATAAAATCACCAGGTGCACTGTTATTTGTCATGGCACACCATCTTGCATTTCCAGAAACTGGATTGTTGTATATACAAATATTTCCATCAGTTTGATGGACTAACACATACTTACCATTTAAACTTATCATACTTTGACCAGGTTTTAAACTTTCCCCATTATTCAGTCTAGTCTCTGTAATAGTATCTGTATATAATAAAGAAAAAGGATCACTATATTTTAGTTCGGATCCAACACTATAACCGGAACCCGGCGGTGGTAAAACAACAAAATAGGTTCCACCTGTTTCACCTCCGGGACCAAAAGTCACTATTTTTGTAGTTGGATTTACATAGGCTACTTTACATCCCCACCATCCACAATTACTAGTCTGTACATTGGAGGAAGACGCCGCAATACATACTATTTCTCCATACATAATTGGGGATCCATTCAATATTTCTCCCCACTCACCAGGCGCTCGTAAAAAAAAGTTTGTTTGAGAAGATCCAAATTCTAAAGCAGATTGACCATTCATACTTGCAAATTGTTTTCCGTATTTCATATAAACTTGGTCGCCATATTTAACAGATGGTGGAGGGATGATACAGTCTTGCATAGAATTACCTGTAATGTTGGAAGAATTGAATGAATTATATTGTCCATTGTATTTATAAGCTTCTTGAGGTACTGTATGCAACGTTGTATTTACATCTACATATCCTATAGTTCCTGTATTGGTCATATCAGATAAAATGGTTGAATTTGGTAACAATCCTTGATGAATGCCTTTACTTGTCCAATGGTCTTTGGCTTGTTGTTCTGTTGTTAAATTTAAATCTGGATTTGCATTAACATAATATTTCCAATTAAATGTAGTTTCAGGAGGTTTTGCTTGTACATAGGATGCTTCATTACCACATGATTGACCTTTCACCATTAATGATCCTATCGGCATTCCCAAATCTCCCCAAGCACTACCAATTTGTTCTAATGAAGTAGTGCACCCGTTTTTGTTGGACATAACACTTGCCGACTCATAAGGTTTAACAGCACCTGTTTTTGTAACGTACGCATTTACACCATCTGTGGTTTGTATATTTTTTCCGGCATATTGTTTTCCGGATATATATTTTTTAATTTCATCCGTATACGATGTAATTTTATCCATATATTATTATCTTTATATTTTTTTATATTGATAAATAACCAATCCGGCAATTAACACTGCCATAAAACTCCAAGATAACGCATGTAACTTATTTTGATCTGCTAACACTTGATTATCCTCTTTTAATGCAGAATCTGTCATTAAAAATTCTAAATCACGTTCTAATTTATCAGATAATTGCAAAAGTTCTATTTGTTGTTGATGTATGGATGTCCTAGATTTGGGTTGTTGTGGAGTTTTATTCGCTAAATTAGAAAGTTGTATTAAAATAGATTGCATATCGGCATTTAATTTTGCTGCCTTTACACACGTATTACTTGTTTTTTCTTTCCCTAAACAAGAATATTGAATTGAATCCATTAAAGAAATATATTCTTGTTTTTTTTCATTAAATTTAGATTCTAGGGAATATAAATTAACAACTGACATATTAGTTTATTACATTTTAATTTTTTATTAGATTACTTCATAAAATTGATTTTGTTTTGTATACTTTACAAACTCAATATGGTTCGGTCATTACTTGTACTATCTACTTTAGCATTGCATAGTTTAGAAATAAAACAAATAGTTTCTACATTTGTAAATCAAACCATAGATAAAATATATGCAAACAATCATTCTTTCCTTATATATACAGAAACCAACATCTCATCCACTATGTTGCATCAATTACCTATTCTATTGTATCGACCACCTCATTATATCATAGTTACTCATAGTCCTCTCTTTGATGTTTCTCATAAATTTGTATATAAAAAGGATACTGATGTATGGTATAATTACAAAGAACAACGAGTTAAATTGTGGACTAATATAAATCATATGATTACCCTTATCGACCATTAATTAATTGTTAACAGATGCTTTTATTTTTTTGATCCAGGCCTTATACTGCTTAGGTTTGTTCGGATGTTTGGGATCTCGTATTTTATCTAATTGAAATTGCAAAAATAAATAGAGTACTCCAAAGAATACGATATATCCTAGCATATTAATCTTCTTAGATTAAAATTTCAACGGCTATATTTCAAAAAAAAATTGAAATGATTTTTGAAATATAGTGAATGTATTCGGTCAACTAATCTTCAAACATGGCTAGCAACTACTCTCTCTTCGTTTTCGCCTACAACCTATCTGTGCCACCGTCGGCCATTTCTGAATGCCTATCCGCATGGACGAAATGTGAGGTAGATCGTGTCGATTTCGTAATGACTGCGACAACCAACACTTCATACTACTTCGTGCACTTCAAAGAGCATCTTCCTGTCAAAATCCTCAAGATGCTCGAATCTGGTCAAGAACCGCTTCGTACTCGCGGAGGCGATATTCAAGTTGCGTTGGACAAGTCGAAAGGACTCGACCCTGACACACTCGATACTATCGTGCAATTCATCGTCAACAAACAAGGTTCGTACCATCGCTATTTCAACAAGCCTAACTCTGTTGTCATCTGGGACGAAGAAGCGGCCGATTGGCTACCAACTACTGAAAATCCATTCGAAATCCAAGAAGTCGAAATGGAAGACGACTTCTCGTTCGATTCATCCGAATCAACTATATCGACTGATACAGTACCACTCGAATACGGCGCACCTTTCGCTATTCAAAGCGTCGACGGCATCTTTGACAACGACATCTCCGACGATGATTCTACTGTGGACCAAGCACCGTGGGCACCAATGAAGAAACAGAAAACAAAGCGCTACATCAAAACGGATTTGGAGATGGACATCTGTCGGACACTCTTCGTCTAAATGGGCTTCGTTATAATAAGGTAAGTGTTTATATTTTGCATGGTCTAACTTTATTTGCTCGCAGGTATTTTTTTTAAAAATTGAATTGTATATATTTTTATATATACAATTAAAATGGCAACCTCTATGTATGTTATCTGTCGGCTACACTTATCTCCTGAACATATCGCCAATGAAATTTTTAAACACGTTCCAACAGAAATAGTCAGTATTGAATATCGTTCCACTTTTCAAGGTAGATGTGAATACCATATCGAATTCAAAGAACCAATTCCAACCGTAAGTGATGATGTTATTATGATAAAAGATTTTGTACACTTATACATTTGTCCTACTAATCCTGAAACTACTCCTCTCAAAAACTATATGACTCAATACAAATATATTATGGAAACCAAAGAACACTATCAACGGATGTTGAACCACCCGGATACATCTGTTTATAAATACAATAAAGATACCCACCGATGGGAGAAAACACAAGAGAGTCCAGTGTTTGTTCTCTAACACCATTTATTTTTTTTAAAAATTGAATATTATTGTATATTACAGATATAGCACACTATGTCAACTTCCCTCTACATGACCACTGCCAATGTTGATATTTCTCCAAAGGTAATTGCAGATCGTTTTGAAAAATATTTCAAGATAAAAGTCACAATTGTAGAATATGTGATTACCCAATTTAATTATCACTATACTGTTTATTTTAAAGAACCTCTTCCTGTCAAGTATATGGAAACACTTGAATCACGTCAGTATGGGTTCCTTCAAACCAAAGATGGGCGTTTGTACATTCATCCTGCAAGACTAGATAATTTGGAATACTGTATCACTAAACATCATCATAATATGATGACAAACGAACTGTTTTATCAAACGATGGAAGGAACTAAGTTAGTGTACAAATACAATGGAGAAAAATATGAACCAACTACTGAAAATCCATTTTTATAAAGATTCAATGTAGGTTTTTATTCGTTTTACTATTTTTTTAAACATGTGTTTTACTGAAGGTTCTAATAGTTCACATTCTTCTGGCAAGTCAAAGTTAAATTCAATGGATAAATTGTGATCTGTTCCTAAAATAAGTATCGTATCGTTTAATGTTTCAAGTTGAATACAATTTTTAGGTTTTAAATGGTCTGGCGTTTTAACCGATTGAATCTGGTATGTATTCTCTTGTTTATGAATCAACATATGAGTATAAAAAGATGGAAAAAAAGAAAAGGGAATAAATTGAAAAATGTATTCCATTGTGGTATCCGTTTTTTGTAGGATTTGGTAGTGTTGAATAATATCCCGATTTAATTCATACATTAATTCCCATAAATGAAAATCAATAAAAGAAAGTAACGAGATTCGTTCGTTTTGTAAGTTTAGCAATAATTTCATACCTATTCTTTTAAAATTTTTTTATATCCCTATTTTATAATGTCTGGTCGTTCTAAAGTTATGGGTGCAGGCCTTCCTGGGTCGTTATCGACCGGGGTTAGTGTAAATGGTAACAGCTATGGTGGTGACAAAAAACAAGGGTTAGTCCCATTAGTAGGAAAACAAAATTGGGCCAATCGTGATATTAAAATTAATGCCAACGGTCAAAATAAATCACTTAAAGTCGTATTTTGCATGAACCAGTTGGGTGGTGTTGGTGCGAATAGAAGTCAGTTTAATACGGGCACTTCTGCAGCTAAACCTGATGCAGTAAAATACATGTCGTTAGCATGCAAACCACCTCCTGCTCCAAAATATTATTAGAGTTTGCTTTGTTGTAATATAGATACTAACAAAAGTTCATTTTTTTTAACAATAGTATAGGCAGATTTAATTGTATGTAGTTCTTGTTTTAATTGTTCCATTTGTTTTTTTAAATCGTAATTTTGTATTTCAAGTTCATACTTACATTTGTTTACTTTAATAAGACTAGAAAGTATTTCATGATAACTAGGTGGTGGATCCATAAGTTACTTATATACAATTTGTTTAAATTTTGATTTTGGATTATAAACCCAACATCAAAATAATTTACACACATTTTTTATTTTTACGGCTCTTTTTGACCGTTTTTCTTTTTGATTTACTTTCACTTATTTTGACAGGACCAAAGTGACCCTTTTTGGCAGTGTAACCATATTTCTGTAAACGTTTTTCACTTTTTGCAGTAATTTGCTTACTTCTAGAAACAATTCTACCTGATTTAGAATACACTAACTTCTCCTTGGTTAATTTACCGGAAGTTTTGTACGCAGTGCCGTGCATGACTTCTGCGCGAGTTCCGATTAATTTCTTAAACGTTTTGCCATTTGCATGATACAATCCGTCTTCTTGCTTAAGTATATTCTTTGCCATAATATTAAACTAGAAAAAAATTAAATGGGGTACATTCTTATATTTCCATATAGGCCCCATATAAGAATGTATATTTAGTTCAAAGTTTTATTTTCTATATGCGGTAATTACAATACCTCTTATTGGTTTACTTCTATTTTTTGAGATAAACAAAATTATAAAAATCTGTTGGAATAATATATTAAATTGCTGTAAGTGTTAACCTCTGAATTAGTAAATTGTAAAGATCCAACCCCCAATACATCAGTTGTTCAACCATCATTTATTGATACATTTTCACCAGTTACATAACCTTCAGCTGGTTCAACATTTTGAAGAGTAAGAGCATTACAAGTAATATCAAATGATGCAGTATTCGTAGATAACGCAGTAGTTGCAAGTGATGTAGTTGAATCAATAACTTCATCAACATCTTCGGGGTCATAAAATGTAAGTTCGTCTTTATCTAAAGTAGTTACCAGATATAGGTGTTAAACTGCCGGTTAATGAAATGTTTTTCATGTGACAATATTTTTTATTCAATTCGTTCGGTATGGATATTTGACCAACGGATACTATCCCACATGTTGTATTTTTTCTCGAACAATAATTCTGCTAAATAAGAACCATCTTGTCCTGTTAATACAACATGTACGTTATTATATTTTAATTGAAAAATAGAATGAATTTAATTCCACGTGATGGTAGGTAATTTTATATTAATAGGTGGAAGTACAGACAATGTGGATTGAGATATATCGGCAGAACTATTCATGAATGATTCTTTTGTGATTCCGTCAATTAATATAATTCCTAAACCAATAAATAATAAAATAAATGGAAAAAGAACAATGATCCAACTAATATTTTTATTTACCGTACAAATTAAGTTAAGGATCCAAGTCCATATTGCAATATACAACGCATTGGCCAATAGTATAACCGTTGTATTTTGTGGACAAGAATAAGTTCCTAAATAAAATCGACCATTACAATTTATATTTTGAAACAACATTAAAATATAAGATATAGATGCTATGATAAAATAAAATTTAGCAGGTGTACACAGTTGTTTAAACATACTAAGATACTATATTTTATTTAATATATAATTTTATTAATAGGTTGAACCGATGGATCTGGGTTAACACCTGGATAGAAACCTTTGAAAGCATTGGAAGATGAATTAAACATGGCGCTTCGTCCTATATTTACAAGACCTTGCGGTAGTAAAGTATTTGCTGTATTTTGTGTAATTGCACCACCCATTTGAGTAGTGCTTGATGTAAACCGTAATGGATTTTTGTTGTAGGAATAATAAGTACCACCTTTATATTTTGTTATTCTTTTTTTCATTTTTTTATTTTTCGTTTTTTTCATTTTTTTATTTCGTAAGGTTTGTCGCATATACTAACAATTTAAAATATTTAAAGATTAAATTGAAATATAAAAGTAGGAATGATTCATAGCAAAATGGATTCCTGGCCTATTATCGGATCATACTACAAGGACCGGCATTTGGATCAATTAGTACGTCATCAAATTGAATCGTTCAATGACTTTATTACAAACCAAATTCCACAAACAATTGAAATGTTCAACCCTATGATTATTCGTCCTGAGCATTGTTTGCATCCTGAACTTAAAAAATATTCATTAGAAGCTAAAATACATTTCAAAAACTTTCAACTTCATCGTCCACAAATTATCGAAAATAATGGCGCGACTAAACTTATGTTCCCACAAGAAGCCAGAATACGGAACTTTACTTATTCGGGTAATACAACGGTTGATTTGCATATCCAATATATTGTACGTACTGGTCCTGAGCTTGAAGATGTACAATATTACAATTCTATTTTAAACCAAATTCATATCGGTAAATTGCCTATTATGTTACGATCGAACGCATGTATTTTAAGTCAATATTCGCATTTAAATCATCATGATACCGACGAATGCAAATATGACCCTGGTGGATATTTTATTATCAACGGGTCTGAAAAAACTGTACTTGCTCAAGAACGAGCTCGTGAGAATAAAGTCTACATTTTCCCACCTATCAATAATACAAGTAAATACATTTATCAAGCTGAAATTAAAACGTCACCTGATCATAAACGTATTTCTCCTAAACAAATTAGTATGCTCATTACAACCAATGCGCATAACGAACATATTATTCAAGTCAATATTCCGCGAATAAAAAAAGCCATTCCATTGTTCATTGTATTTCGTGCATTGGGGCTTTTATCCGATTTGGAAATTTGTCAAAAGATTCTCATTACTATGGATAAAAAATTACTAGATATTTTGAAAGGTTCTATTTATGAAGCAAATGAATGTTTAACACAAGAAGATGCTATTCAATACATTACATCTCATGCGATTTATACACCACTCAATATGGATGTTGCCCACGGTGCTTTGAAAAAACGTGAGTTTACAGTAGAAGTATTGAAGTCCGATTTGTTTTCCCATTGCAGAACGAAAGAACAACAAATTTACTTTTTGGGGTACATGACTAAAAAGCTGTTACTGTGTACTACCGGTGCAAGTAAATGCGATGATCGCGATTCGTATTTAAATAAACGTATTGATTTAACGGGTACGTTATTGAATAATTTATTCCGAAATTATTTCAATAAATTGGTAAAAGATATGTCGAAACAAATTATTCGTGAAATGAAAAATGGTTCTTGGAAATCAACGGATAATTACACACAAATTTTAAATCATACCAACGTCTATAAAAGTATCAAATCCACTACGATTGAAAACGGTATCAAACGAGCTCTGTCTACAGGTGATTTTGGAATTAACAAGATTAACGTTCGTGTGGGTGTTGCCCAAGTGTTGAACCGAATGACTTATGCTTCAATTTTAAGTCATTTGCGACGAATCAATACTCCAGTTGAAAAAAGTGGTAAAATGGTTCCACCTCGTAAATTAGCTCCATCTAGTTGGGGATTCTTGTGTCCGGTAGAAACCCCCGAAGGTCCTACAGTAGGTGTTGTAAAAAATTTAAGCGTCATGACGCACATTACCATTATATCGGACAGTTCATCCTTATATGATATTATACTACCTCAAATTGAATCTCTAGATAAAGTAACCGATACCGCAACCAAAGTATTTATTAACGGATGCTGGGTAGGTGTTACCAATAATCCATACCCCATTTATTTGGATTTAAAAGAAAAAAAATATGCATCCATCATTAACATTTACACTTCAATCGTATTTGATTATACCATGAACGAGTTGCGCGTATGCAATGATGCAGGACGATTGGTGAGACCCGTGTACAAAGTACGCAACAATGCACTATTGCCTTTACCTAAAAAACCAGTATGGGAAAAAATGATTGTAAATTCAACTACGGAATCAATTATTGAATATATTGATCCAGACGAACAGAATGCATCCATGGTTGCCATGTCCGTTTCTAAAATGAAAAAAGAATACAAATATACCCATTGTGAACTCCATCCAAGTACCATCTTTGGTGTACTCGCTTCATGTAGTCCATTCCCTGATCATAACCAAGCACCTCGTAACACGTATCAATGTGCAATGGCCAAACAAGCGATTGGTGTATACGGTACGAATTATCACACACGTATGGATAAAAATGCCTATGTTCTTACTTATCCGCATCGGGCCTTAGTGGATACACGAATTATGAAATTGCTTAAAATGAGCGAACTTCCTTCTGGAACAACCGTCATTGTTGCCATCATGACCAATACAGGGTACAATCAAGAAGACAGTATTATATTCAATGAAGGGTCCATTCATCGCGGATTATTCTCCACTACTGTATTTCATACTGAAAAAGATGAAGATAAAAAAATGCACGGAGATGATGAAATTCGATGCAATCCAGATCCTGCGAATACAACAGGAATGAAATTCGCCAATTATTCTAAATTGAATACGGAAGGTATCATGCCTGAAAATACAAAAATTGAACCAATGGACGTCATTATGGGTAAAAAGTGTCCAATCAAAGGTGCTAAGAACGACCCCAATGTAGTGTACAAGTTTAAAGATATGAGCAAATTTTACAGAGAAGAAAACTGTTTCATGGATAAAATTTATCGAGGTATCAATGGCGACGGTTATGAATGTTGGAAAGGTCGTGTTCGGCACTTTCGAGAACCTGAAATTGGAGACAAATTTAGTTCACGGCACGGTCAGAAAGGAACTATCGGAAATATTATTCCGGAAGTCAATATGCCTTTCACCGATTCCGGATTGAAACCAGACATTATTATTAACCCTCATGCTATTCCATCTCGTATGACAGTAGGACAATTGATCGAAACTCTGTTAGGAAAAGTATTGTTAGAGTTGGGTATGTTTGGTGATGGAACATCGTTTACCGATGAATTTTCATCGGAAGATATATCGAAAAGGTTGCAACAATTGAATTATGAATCACATGGTAATGAAATCATGTATGACGGTATCAGCGGTAAACAAATTGAATCTAGTATATTCATTGGTCCTGCCTTTTACCAACGTTTGAAACACATGGTAGTGGATAAGGAACACAGTCGTTCAATTGGTCCAATGGTGAATTTGACACGGCAACCAGCTGAAGGTAGGGCACGCGATGGTGGTCTTCGGTTTGGTGAAATGGAACGTGATTGTATGATATCGCACGGGGCAAGTAAGTTTACCAAAGAACGTGTCTACGATGTGTCAGATAAATATAAAGTACACGTATGTAAAATGTGTGGATTGATTGCTGTATACAATGATAAAATGAATATACATATTTGTAAAACGTGTGATAACCGAACCGATTTCATTCAAGTCAAAATTCCATATGCCTGTAAATTGTTGTTTCAAGAATTAAATACGATGAATATTGTACCTCGAATCTATACTTAAATACGTGCATTCTTATAGTATATGCAAGATAAACTTGATTTTTTTATACAATCCAAACGTATCCCCAATATTATTTTTCATGGTGAAGCTGGTTCAGGCAAAAAAAAGTTGTTGGTTGATTTTATTCATAAAATTTATAATTACAACAAAGAAAACATTCAACAATACGTCATGTTTATTAATTGTGCTTTTGGGAAAGGGATACGGTTTATACGAGAAGAGTTGAAACATTTTGCTAAAACCAACATACATGGTCAATTTAAATCGATCGTATTGTTCAATGCTGAAAAATTAACTGTAGATGCACAATCTGCATTACGAAGATGTATTGAACAATTTAATTTCAATACACGTTTTTTTATTGTGACGGATGACAAATTCAAATTATTAAAACCTATTTTATCCAGATTTTCCGAAATTTATATTTCTTCTTCCAAAAAGAATACTGTAGCAAATCCTGAATTTTCTTTATTTATGAATCAATTAACGCCTGAAACAATTATGCAAACGGCTACACTTATGTATGAGCGGGCCTTTTCGGCCATTGATTTAGAAAATTATGTACTCCATGAATGTACTACGCACAAATACAAATGGTTAATGTATTATTCCAAAATAAAACGAGAATTTCGTAACGAAATGTTATTACTCTATGTATTACTCTATTTTTATGTATTTCGTACAGAAATATCTGTTAATTTATTTATATAATCCATGGATGATAACAATGTAGTCAATCTGCACGAATCGCAACATGAATGGGCTGTACGGTTAGTACGAATCATTCATCCTCCTATCTACGACGGAATTATGACAATGTTTAAAGAAGCGGATGCTTTATGTACGCAATCAGAAGAACCTGAGAAATATTTAATGACGTTTCAAAACTTTTTGTCCCGTGTTCCCAAATGGAACGATGAAATTATATCCAAAGAAGTAACACGCATCATTGAAAAAAGTAAATGTACTTATTTAGAAGATTTGTTAACTTGTGTACATATTACACATTTGAAAATTTTGTCTACTGTCCGCACTAGTAAAACACAAAAAAAAGTAGAAATTGATATACCTAAATTAAACAGTTTTATTCATACCGTATACATTCATATTGCACGCGACCTATATTCCAATGTATATTTATTTAACAAAGACATTCAACCTTTAGTATTTCAACAAAACAGAAATGAAATAACCAAATGTATTAAGGAAGCCGTTTTAAATGCAGTGCGCGATAGTATTCCGGTTGATAAATTATTGAGAGCTTATTTAGACGAAACTACTGATTTGTTGAAAGAAGAGAAAACAAAAGAAAAGGTAGAAACCAAAGAAGATAAAGAAGAGAAACAAGAAAAAAAGAATCTAAGTTTTTCAGATAACGATATGGCCATTACGGTAGACAATCAACATGAAACAATTCATGCTCCCAAAGATGATAAAACATTAGAACAAATTGCTGAAATACGAAACAAGGAACGTAAATTGCTAGAAGAACAAGAAGATGAAGAAGATAAAATTAAATTTGTAGAGGATTCTACCCCTATTGCTATAGATGCCATTCAGATTGAAGTAGTTGAACCTCCTATTCATTTGGATTTTGAAGAATTGAAATAATCGTTTGTTTAGAATACTTTTATTCTTAAAATACTGTATGCATAATTATGTTGTCGTATCGTCTATTATTACTACTCTTTTTAGCATAATCAAATATGCTCTTACGTATAAAGAAAAACCTAAACCAGATATAAAAGAATCGTTGATTGTGTTTGCGTGTACTATCGCAGGATTGTACATATATAATAACTATGTAGGTGTAGTATCCAAACCCAAACTATCTGAAATTTTTACAGATCAACCATCATTCTAAAATTGAAATGATTTTTCTAATTAAAGAATATAATCATTTCAAGTTACTATGAACTATTCCAAAAAAACAATTCCATTACTTAAGGAGCTGTGCAAAGAACGCAATATCAAAGGTTTTTCTGGAAAAAACAAACAGGCTCTCATCCGGTTGTTACAAGCAAATGAAACTGATATAAAGGTAGTATCAGAACAAGTATGTATGACAGAGAAGTATACGTCTGAAATATTAAAAAAATATTTTTATGCACACAAAAACGGTGTAGAAACATTCAATGCAATTCATGCAGAATCTGGTGTAGAAGTAAGATCGTCTTCTATTCCTGAACATATTAGTGAAAACATCATAAAACAAATTATTCGAAATAAATTAAACGATCCCTCTTGCACATGGGATTGTAAAAAAGGTGATTTGCACTCCCTGAAAGAAAACAAACAAGAATGTAAATGTTTTACAAGCAAAGGTCCAACCTCATTTTCACCATCGTCAGATTGGGATGTAATCTATTTTCTAGATGCAAGAAATTGGGAAAACAACATTTTTGTATTGTATCGAATTACTTTGAAAAAAACTTCAGAAGAATGGAAAAATATAAAAATAAATAAAACTCAAACGTTTGAAGACCAATGTAAACAGGGACGTCGTCCTCGTATAAATTGGGATGGGTTATATCCTCAGATTGCATCCTTTTGTAGCAAAGTATACGAAGGCACTTTCGAAAATATATTTATTCCTGAAGTAAAGGAATAAGTCTCTGTGCAATTAAGTTTACGACTGGAACAGAGACAGCATTTCCTGCAAGTTTGTAGAGGTTGCAATCGCTCATCATGGGTAATATATAGGAGGATGGAAACCCCTGCAGGTTAAAACATTCACGTGGAGTTAATTTTCGAATACCTTTGTCATCTAGAATAATAGGCACGTTGTGCCCACCACTACCCATATTGGCAGTTAACGTAGGACATTCACTACTTTTATTTTCCCTTACATACACTCTTCTATATTGATAAACAGTATTTTTTTTTACAACGTTTGCTTGTACAAGATTCCAAGTACTTGATTTATCACTATAGTAATATTTATCCGGAACATTTTCTTCCAGAAATTCAGAAATTGCCTTCTTTTTAATTTTAGGAAATTCTAAATTAAATGTATCAAACACCTTATTGGATTTCATACAAACAATATAAATTCGTTCTCTGTGTTGCGGAATACCTGTGATATCTGCCGTATTTAGAACTTTGTAGCATATATGATACCCTCTTTCTTCAAGATTACTTTTTATGGTGTTGAATGTTTTATGGTTATCGTGTGAAACAAGATTTTTTACATTTTCTAATATAACACATCTAGGTTGGTGATGATCAATAATAGATAATATTTTCCAGAAAACATTGGATCGTTCATCTTTAAACCCTTCTTGAAGTCCAGCAATACTGAACGGTTGACACGGAAATCCTCCTGTCAATATATCGTGGGATGGTATATCGTGTACGTTCACTTCATTTAAATTTTTCAAGGTAAGTTTATGGTGAAAATTTTTATCGTATATTTGTTTCGAATGTAGGATCATATCATTTCCAAATACGATGTTTACAGCGTTTGTAGATTGAAATGCTAACGTAAACGCACCTGTACCGGCAAACAAATCAATCATTTTTAATTTATTGGAATGAACTACAGTTGTTTCAACTTCTGGCTCCGAATGACATAACAATTGAATAATCTCCTCTTTCTTTTTACTGCTGTATCCTTTTATATTCTTTTCCTTGCAAATTAAAATTAGTTCTTCACGATTTTTTTTAGAATAATCCATTAATATTGTGTGTATTTTTGGTGTTGTGGTATCAATTTTTTTTATAAAAAAATTGAAATCATTTTCTCAAATATAAGATTGTACAACTGAAGAGATGAACTCTAATTCGACCATGACTCGTGAAGAACAGCGCAAGGCTCGTGCCCGGGCAGAGCACGAACGTCACCTTGCCAAAGTGAAGAAAGAGAAAGCTTGGCTTGATGCAAACCCGCACATCCTTGCTCAACAGGAGCGTGAAAAAGAAGAATTACGCAAGAATCGCGAAACGCTTCGCATGCTCAAGACTATGAAAGAAGATATTGCTCAACCGAAAAAGAAAAAGCCACTTAACGCATTTGCTGTACTCATGGAAGACTCAGAAGAAGAAGAAGAAGAAGAAGAAGAAGAAGAGATCGAGGAAACGGAGACTACCGTTGAGGTAACTTTGCCTAAACAGGAAATTTCAACTGAAGATACTCAAAAGAAGTTCGTTTGGGCCGACGAATGCGACGAATAAGGTAACTTTTTAAATATGGGTCTTACAACCCTTTTTTTTATACATACTATATATGAAACTCATTCACATCGTTTTATTTTTGATTAGTTTTGTAGTAGGGTGTTTTTTTGTTTACATATCCCCTGTAGAACATAAAACAGTGTTTGTCTATCCTACGCCTAAGAACATAAAAAAAATTCAATACAAAGATAAAGCAAACCAATGTTTTAATTTTTCGGCTAAATTAGTCAATTGTAAGGATCATAATGTAAAAGAAATACCGGTACAATAAAATATAGATACATACTATGAAAAAGTTTATACAGTCTCCTTATGGAAAAATTATCATTTCTATAATATTAGGGTTTGGCCTTTCTACTTTATTTAGAAAATCTTGTAAAGACAAAAATTGTATTGAATTCAAATCACCGCCTTTAGATAAAATTAAAGACCAAGTGTACAAATATGATGAAAAATGTTATTTGTTCAAACAACATCATTCTACGTGCATCCCCAATAAAAAAACAGTAATGTTTGCGTAAAAACAAACAAAAGAAGGTATATAGTATAATTATGAGCACTCCTATCTCTGAACTACCGTATAATACTGCTACTAATACCGTGTCCGCAACCACAGAACTTCCACCACGTGATATTCCTCGTGAAACGATAAACCATACAACAGATGCACAAGTCACACCTACATACATTCCGCCTAAACAACAAGAATATATTGAACAACAACCCGTTCATTATCAAGCTCCTGTACAAAGTAAAATGGATCGATTGTTTGAAGAATTCAAGTTACCTATATTGTTATCTGTTCTTTATTTTATATTTCAAATGCCTACCGTGCATTCTTTTATTATTCGTGTTTTTCCATCGATAGCTCATGCAGGTGAATTAACTACATTAGGAGTAATAGTAAAAAGTATTATGTTTGGACTTGCTTACCATGTATCCATGTTTTTTATGGAGTACTTGAACCAACCTTAATTTTTTGTGCATTTATATTTTTATAGGTATCCATTTTTTCATCGTTTCAGACCATTTGCAATACATTTTAATTTGTTTAGATTCAAATTCTGGTTCTTCATCACTATCTTCAATAGAATCTAGTATAATTTCTTTTTTAAATAATTTGTTCAACATTACACTTCTTTTGTGCGTATCAACATGAGCAATCGAATGATATACATTATCTAATGTATATACTTCATAAATATCCCGAAGATCAGTGGAATGAATCCAAAATAGTTTCAATACAGTTTGATCTACATAATTGATTATTTTGTTACCATACATTATTTTAATACAAAATATTTTATAAGAAGCTTCTATATTTTCAATACGGAATGAAGTTACTGGCATAAAAAACATGCATTGACTTTTTAACATTTTTTCATTAAAAATATACTTTTCTAAAATAGTTTCCATGAGTTTATATTTTTCTGAATAACACACATCTATAGAATTGTGTTTGTATTGAAAAATATTATGAATCACAAAACAAGGTTGTGATTCATAATGTAAAAAAGTACCTTGCACAATAGTCCCTACTAATTCATGATCAAACACCGTATCTAATGGATATTTTTTGTGTATTTGGCGGTCTCGAATGTCCAACATAAAACAAACAGGTTTTTCATTCACCATTGTAAACCACACACATGCTAATTTACCAACTGGTTGAGCAATATAAAGTGCATTGGGAATATACATTTCTTTATGTACAAAACTTTCTACAGGAAGTTTAATCTCCATAATTATATGACCTCATTTTTTTTTAAACTGATTCAAATATTCTTTTAATTCATCTTTATGTGTTTCAGGTACATTTTTTTCTGGTTCTTGTACTTCTTGTAAATCTTGTAAAATGGTAGGATGAATAGGTTGTGTTACTTTAGGAACTGTTAAATTGGTTTGCAAATAATTATATATATGATGAAGTAATAACATAATAATAAATGTAATGATTCCAGTATATAATATATCGAACATAAAATATTTTATTATTATTTTATGTTAAATCATACTAATATAATTTGAAGCTAAAGAACTATTTCAACCATATTTATCAGTTATTGTCAATAACGTCATTCATATGGTTGTTATTTTTATTTTAAAACAATGGTTTCTTCATTCCTCAACCTCCTCTTTTCTTGTATCGTCTAGTTCTATTCTTTCGGTTGTTTTGAGCTTTACGGTAGCGAGTATATTTCATATATAGAACATCTATTATAAATCTGGTTGAGGGACAAGAATTAAATCTAAAATAAAAATAAGAATGGTAAAATAAAGATAAGGTGTATATATATAGGTAGGTACTTGTATAAACGTCATGATACTCGTAATTACAACTACAATAATAATACTATATAATATGTAACGAATTAATTTATCCTGCATATTGTATAGTATTCTTATTTTTTACAAATAGATTCGTTTATTTTTAATGTTCTAGATTCTAAAATAAATGTAGATGCTTCTTTGGCTTTTTCTTCATCTTTAAAATAATTACCTAAACTTGTCATAATAGTTTTTTTGTTCAACGGTGTTTTTGTTTTTCGAACTTGTCGTATCAATTTGCCTTCATTGTTCAAATCAAAAGCATCAATTTCCTGATCTTTCATGACTTGCAATAATTGATCTGATAATTTCTTTTTTTTTATGTTTAAATCTCTAATTTGACGTTTAAAATGCGAAATTTCATCATCCAATTTAACCCAATCTTTGATATGGGTTTTCAATTGTTGTTTATCCATACTTTTATCTTGTGCATTAATGTTTAAACAATATTTATAAAATATTAAAATAAAGATAGATTATATGCCTAGTTTGAACATGTATCCGATTACAAGAGGAATCAATGATGCGAACTTTAGAAAGGGTGGTAAAAGAAAAACAAAGAAAACAAAGAAAACAAAGAAAAGAAAAACACGTCGTAAATAAAACTGATTTAAAACTAGTATACCATTTATGGATATACCATGAAAGTAATTGCTATCCTACTATCTCTTCTGTGTTCCGTTTCTACTCTAGAACCTAAATTGTGTAAAAATTGCAAACATTTTATTCCCAATCCAAGAGATATTAAATATAGTAAATGTTCGTTGTTTCCCAAATTACAGGAAGATAGTTATGCGTTGATCGATAATATTGTACTTGATATACCTGTTGACTATTTTTATTGTTCTATCACACGAAATTACAATCACATGTGTGGCAAAAAAGGAAAAAAATATGAAGAATAAATACTTAAATCTATTATAACAACTATTCTAATGAAAATAGTTGTTATACTATCTATTTTTTTAACCAGTTTAGCTTTTGAAACTCCACAACTTTGCCTGTTTTGCAAATATTCTTTCCATACTAAGAATATTAAATTTAGCAAGTGTTCTTTATTCCCAAAAATAAAAGAACCTGGAGAGAATGATCAACCTATATCCTATTATTCGTGCTATACCGCAAGAAATATGGATGACATGTGTGGTAACGAAGGAAAAAAGTTTGAAAGTTAAACAATATTGGTTACGTACGGTTTGTAAAATGGTAGACTGTACCCAGAACTATATCCTACATTAGATAAATATTGTGTATTTCCACCGCGCAGTCTACGACTTCGTCTATTTCTCAAATTTTTTCGTTTACTTTTATTTCGGTTTCTCAAACTAATTCTTTTTCCCATGTAATGAATCTATATTATTTTTACTTACCGAATTTAATCCCCCCCAAAAACTATTGGACATTTTACCTAATAAAATAGCAATACAAATTCCAATGATCATAAACAATGCTGACCATACCCACTCTAAATTCATAGGAGCTGTAGTAGGCTGTGTTTGGTATACCACTTCTGAATCTTCATCGGTAGGTTGACAATCAATATAAATTTGACCATCTCCTCCAAACCCATTTTCAGTCGTTCCTTTTTCATTAAAAAAACTTTTTCCTTCATGGATTGGAATGTAAGCATCATGAATCAATTTTCCTAAATTATCTATAGTTTCTTTCCCTACTGTTATACTTCCGTGTTTTTGATGAAACACCACATATTGTGCATTTGCATCAGGTTGACACAACCCATACGGTATCGGTCCTACATACGAAAAATAAGAACTTTTAGGAATTAAATTATTTGCGTTGAAATTTTGTATATTTAGTGTCATTGCTTCTGTTGATTCTGTAGTATGTTTTATAATATCTTCTATAATTGTTGTACCATTGTTTGCAGTAGCTGTTTCTTGTATAGTGATAGGAACACATAGTAGAAGTCCGTTTCTACCTCCAGAATGGACAATAATTAATTCTGCTTCAGCATACACTCCATCATAGGAATGAATCGATGGTTTAAAAATACGAATTTCAGTAGGTGTATAAGGAACCGAATTAAACAATACGTCACTTTTTCCGTCGTATGTAATAATAAGTTGATCTTTTGCATTTCGCAATAAACAACTACTATCTCCGTAATTATACCATAATTTACATTTTAAATTACATCTATCTACTTGTTGGCGTACAATATTGATGGGTACATTGCATGACATACATATTCATTACTTTTTATTTTTGAAAGCATTTTGTAAAAATCCTTCGGGTAATTGTTTCAACATATGACTTGCCTGTTTCATCAATGGACCTAATTGTCCTGCTAATTCATGTAATTTATCTTGACGTTCCATTAAACCGTTTGCGGTAGAAGTTAATCCTTCTAAAGTATTTGCATTTAATCCTGCAGGAGCAGCATTATCTGCTACAGAATTTTCTATTTTGGGAGAAGGTTTTGTAGTGGTAGGTTTTTCTTTAGATACCTTTTGCGGTTTAGGTTTTTTTTTATTTTCTAAACCTTCTTGTAACGATTTGCTGGCACGAAATACATTTGCACTTAGAATGGCAATAATTAAAGATAGTAAAGGAGTTAGTTTAATCGTAATAGCTATAAATCCTGCCAATCCAAAAAAGACGATTGCATTCCAATCACGGGCAGTTAAAAAAGCAACTAAATTAAAAAAAGCAATAACAGCAACAACATAGAATGCAATATTTGTAGTTTCTAAAGAACCTCCACGTTTTTTCATAGTATAGGATAGGATAAAAAATTGATTTTATAAAAGAAGTTTATTCCTTTTATAAAATGTATGTTTTAGCTACAAGTTTTGAGAATGAAAAATACCATATAGTAGACAATATTTGGAATCCGGAAGAATTTTATACGAATCAACATAGGAAACGTATGCGTCGTCATTCGTTACGATTCGATATTATTGATATGGTAGAAAAAGATAATTATGACATTTGTATTTTTAAAACCTTTTGGTTGTCTATTTTTCAACGAAAAGTGCGACGTCTACTTTTTCGCGATTTGTAACCACCTCTTTTTTTAGATTTGCGATTCCGACGGGAACGACCACCTGATTGAACATCAATTTGTCTGTATACATCTGGATCTGTTGAGTTACCTTTAATCATAAGTACTTGAAACGATTTTACTTTTCTAGTAAGAGGATCTCTAAGTACATCTGTTACTCTAGCTTGGCGATTCCCTTTAGTAGTTATGATAGGTTTTTTATTTGCATCTGGTTCTCCTTCTGCCTCTGCCGCTATTTCATCTACTCTTGCTGCGTCTGCATCGGAAAGAGCAATGGGTCGTCGAACCAAATCTCCTGTTGGAACAGGAGGAAATATATCACCACCGCCTGGTCCAGCAGCAGGACCACCACCGCCACCTCCATCACCCGCTACAGGACCACGACGACGAAAAGGAGCGGGTGGACCAACAGGGTAATTCGCAGGTGCAACAGGTTGCCCTGGTAAACCATTGTATGCAGCATGTCCTAATTGTAATTTACGTAATACCGGTTCAAATTGTCGTAAACTATCAAATATAGCTAATTTATCTTGATCATTGCTAGCATTTCGTAATGCATTTTGAACTTCTATAAATTTTTCATAAATAGCTCGTCCTTGTACAGGGTCAATTTCACCTGCTTGTATAGCACCGGCAACACCATCCGCAATATCTTGATCGCGCAATGAGTACACAAAATGTTCAATCCAATCATTTAAATCATTTACAAATGCACCTTGTCGTTCACGATATGCTCCCAAATCATTCGTTATTTCATCCATTTTAGCATTTATATGTCTATATTCTACAGGATCAGGAATAGCCATACTATATTAACATATAATTATTTTGCTAAAGCATGAACTGATTCTTGAACGCCTTTTAATTTAGTTAATAATTCTGTTTGTTCATGTTCCAAGTGTCGTAATCCCGTATCGGATAAAAAATTATCTTGACGTATTTTTTGTAAGTGTTCTAAAATACGTTTCATTTGTACTTGCTGAGTTTCTTTTTGTGTTTGTAATTTTTTATACAACTCTTCATAATCTGCAATGACATGTTTTAACAATTCATTGTCTTCTGCTCTTGCTTTGACCCGTTGTATATTTGCTTTCAACGTATCAATCGATTGACATGTACGATGTGTGCCATTTGGACACCTATGTATAGGTACACATGTATCGTTTTTTTTATAAGATCCAATAGGGCATCTACCGCCTATCATATAAAATTGATATATTATTTTTAATCTTGTAAAACGATAAAATGAATCGTGCACTTCTAGAAGAACAAGATTGGGAATACAATGAAACTCTTCGTATCGATAGAGAACGCGAAGAACAATTTTTGCGTGAAGCTTTTGCTATACCTAAAGTAGAACCTAAAGAAGAACCTAAAGTAGAACCTGATGAAGATCCAAAATTAACACTGTTTCAATTGCGAAACGCTCGAATCCAATTCTATGAAAAAAAAATTGATTTAAAAAAATATAACTAATAATTGTATCCAATGGCTACTTACGTTGATGCTACCGTCCCTAACACTGTTTCCGCCGTGTCTTTTGGTGAACCTAAGACAAATGCGAGCGGAGGCAAGAATGTTGCACTCTTTCATGAGCGTGCAATTTACACTTTTACAACTCCGATGGTCCCATGCTATGGTGTGAATGAAAATAATTTTGATGGAAAAGCACCAACTTATGATATTACGATTCAGCTTGGTAAGGATGATGAATCGATGGCATTTATCCAGAACATGTTGAACCTTGAACGACTGATTAAAGAAGAAGCATTGAAGCAGTCACGCAAGTGGTTCGGCAAGCAGATGTCTGAACTAGTGATTAATGAATTCTGGACTCCATTTGTAAAGTTTCCTAAGAACAAGGAAACGGGTGAAGTAGACTTGACCAAGTCTCCTACACTTCGTGTAAAGTTGTCTTATTTCGACGGGGCATTCAAGTATCTTGAAGCCTACAACGTATCCAATCAGCTTATTTATCCTAAGAACGACGGCGCAACACTTCAGGATCTCATTCCAAAGGGGTCTGAAGTCAAATGTCTTGTTCGATTGAATGGAATCTGGTTTGCAGGTGGTAAATTTGGATTGACCGGTAAGCCAATTCAAATCATTGTTCGCCCAAAAGCACGAATTATGCCTGGTGTATGCCAAATGATGATGCCTGCAGTTTCATCCAAGCCAGCAGTTGCTCTAGAAGAAGATACTCCGAATACTCAAGAAGTTGCAAAGACATCTGAAATGAATGTAAGTGTAGAAGATTCTGATGATGAAGACCCCGACAAGGAATACGCATCTACGACGGGCACAACAGAAACAGAAGCGGTTGAACCCGCAGAACCGGCTGATTCATCAACTACTCCTGCTCCTGTCAAGCGCCGTCCTCGTGTGGTAAAGAAAGAATAATTTAAACCCGTCTGCTTGCAAGATTGGCATTCGCTCTGGATGCAAGACCATCGCCACCTGCCCCACCTTTGTAACTACGTCTACGTCTAGACTTTCTATTTTTTCGGGAACGCTGTTTGCGACGACTGCCACCAAGTTTAAACAAGTTAAGCATAATTATAAGTTAGAAAATAAATTTTTAAGTTCGGTAAATTGTTTTTTTTCAGAAAAAAGTTCAATTGTATTTAATAAATTTTTCGGATAAATAATAGTTTGAATTTTTTTTTTCGTTTCTAAAACTATTTCATCCATTTCTTCTAAAGAAGGAAGAAATGTATTCTTCATTAATTGAACTATTATTTTATCTAAAGTTGTGTAAGATTCATGTATTTGTTTCAAGTGGTATGCATAATTGTACGCAATCTCTATTTCGTGCACTGGTTGAAGTACAAAAGGAAAATCATGATCTTTCACTTCTTCTAGTTCGATATTTATATTTTTTACTTTTTTTATTGCATAGTAAACTTGAAATGCTTTTACGTAATATTTAGCCATGTTGTAGTGTAATTTTTGTTTATCCGAATAAGTCTTACCCTTGAACGTATTTCCTTTATGTTGTAGTTGAATGATAGTTAATAATTCCGACGCTAATTGGTTTGAATAAGTTACATTCATAGTTTCATCGCTTTCATGCATAAATTCAATTAATTTTGTTTCTACTATATCCATACACTATTTAGGTACATTATTTTAAAATTGAAAAATAAATGAAACATTATTTTATCACATAATGGATTCTATTTTAGAACAATTCAAACCTACTTTACCTTATATTGAAGTCTCCGATTCAGAATCATCCGCATGTTGTACGTCGTGTAGTTCCCCTACACGAATGACGGAAGATGGATTTATGGTATGTTCAAATCCAGTATGTGGAACAGTATCGATTCATGTGATTGACGATGCTCCCGAATGGCGTTTTTATGAAGAATCGTCTACGAATCCAACGAGGTGCGGGTTACCTACCAATCCATTGTTACCTAAATCATCGTTTGGTTGTAAAATAGGAAGAAATGGTAAATTGACGTATGAAATGCTTCGTATCAGTCGATGTAATGATTGGTTATCGATGCCCTATAGTGAAATTGCAAAATATAATGCTTTTCAGTACATTAATTTAATGGCGTCTAACGCAGGTATTCCTAAACGAATTGTAGATGAAGCGTGTAGTTACCACAGTCAAATATCTGGTCATCAAACTTTTCGTGGATTGAACAAAGATGGTATTATTGCTGCTTCTATTTATATTGCATGCCGAATTGAAAATTATCCTAGAACAGCAAAAGAAATTGCACGAATGTTTCATTTAGACAGTACGAGTGCTACAAAAGGGTGTCGCAATGCTATGACGATTATCAACGAATTAGAACAAAATAAAGTAAATGTTTCGCAAATTAAATATACCAATACAACACCGTCCTCTTTTATTCCCAGGTATGCAAGTCATCTTCATATGGCAAGTAATTACATAAAATTAGCTAACTTTATTGCTATGAAAATTGAAAAAAATAACATGATACCTGAACATACACCTAATTCAGTTGCAGCTGGAATTATTTATTTAATCTCCAACGAATTTGAGTTGAATATATCTAAAAAAGATATTCAACTTATCAGTGATATTAGCGAAGTTACCATTAATAAATGTTTCAAAACCATTGAAAACCTTAAATCATTTCTCATACCTTCTAATGTTTATTCCGAATTCAAATCAAGGACGTAAGGTAGGATTTACACATAATTCTTCAGTAGAGTACACTTGAGTTTGACATGGCGTTTTTTTATCTACTTTCACACAGCTTCGTACACCTTTCCATTCGCCTACATAACAATAACCAGCACCTTGTATAGAACTTGAACTATCATCGGGTACAGGTGTTTTTTGGGGTTTGGGTTTTCTAGACAATTTATTGACGACCGTTTTTGATCCTATCGATGTTTCATCTACCACATTTTTACTTAAAGCAGAAGAAAATGTAATAAGCATATCTATCATATTTCTTGCCAATTCTATAAATTCAACTATTTTATAAAAGTATGGACTAATGAAATAATATACTAAACCAATTATAATGCATATGATAATAGCAATAAGATAACCACGGTTGGAAGGGGGTTCCGGTATTGGTTGCACGTCCATATATTAATCATATGAAATTAATATTTACGAGTTTTTCTTTTTCTTCTTTTTTTTCTTTTTGTACCTCCATTAATTTTTTGTCCAGTGTTTGCTTGAGCTTTAGCAGCAGAATCCATACGTAATTGCGAGGATGCCATTCGAGTAGTGTTTGTATTTGGATTATTGGGAGATACTGCATTTTTAGAAGAACCAAATTGTGGAACAGTTACGGATGCACCTCCAGATTTTGCTAAATTACTTTGAGCTGTATTACGTGCATTCAGTTGGTTGATAGCATTTTGTTTAGGAGTTGCACCGTTCGTATCGTAAACTTGTTGCGAAAAAGTTCTCATACTTTATTGTGTTATTTTTTTAAATATAGAATATGTTTAGTAAAATATGAACGATAATGAAAAATATCAATTGAAACAAATGATTGAGCAAAATAAAGTGATTGACAACACAAATGTTCTTCGAGAATTAAAACACAGTTCACAAATTCGTACCTGTGTTTTAAAAATGCTAGAATTAAAAAAATCGCATCGGGAATTATTAAAAACCGACAAACCTAAATTTGAAGAACTTGTCTTGAAAGATTGTAATTTTCTTTTTTTCAATTACATGCAATTGTACAATACTATTTTAAAAGAAAACATAGACATCAGCATTATGAACCAATTGTTGACTACCTTAAGCAAAATTGAAAATGGTGAATGCGACCAACATGAAGGAAGTTATGAAGTAGGCAAATTGTTGAAATCCATTTATATTGACGGAACGCTACAAGATATTAAACGGCACGATGAAGAAAACAAAATAGTTTACACTCAACCAAAATCAATTCAATGGTCTGAATATAAAAAAAATATGTAGTATTACTATATGGTATTCAATAGTTCAAAACTCGGTGGCGGATTTAATGGCATATCTCCTACTGTAACCATTAATACACAACAGGGAAATTCGAACGTGGCTCCTGCAGCGGAAGCAAGTCAAATACCTTTAGATAGAATGTATCTTCGTAAAGCATTCCCTACCAACACATTTAGAAATAAATATATTTTAACCAATAAATGGGCACAAACCCCGTTTCGTGTTGCAATGAATGCAGGCGATTTGCTAGTTCGGCAAACAGAACCAGGTGGAACCAACCAAGTGAAAGGATCCGTAGGCATTGGGCAATATAGAAATACATTAGGAACGGTTGATGGAGTTAGGAAAGGGGACGGTGCTTCCGGGAACCAGCATTACGTATATGATTCATCCGTGTACACTACTTACAAACGTAGAGTTTCTAAAAATAAAAATTATAATGATCGTAGTTTTGTGGGGAATGATCATAATGGATCGTATACTGCAATTATGGCAATTCGTAGATTTTAAAAGTATTTAGTTATTGTATGAGATCTATCGGTGTCCATCGTAGCGATACGAATACGTTAGCTTCCAATACCAATTCACATGATCAAGATTTTGCAGTACAACGCGAAAAAGCACGTCAACACGTTCGTGAAAATATGATTAAACATAATAAAGTTAAAAAAGTAGGCAATTTAGATAGTTCGCAACGAACTTCTATCATTTCATCCGATTTAAGTAGATCTACGATTGAACGTACGGCGTATGCACTTAAAGATGGAAATGATGTAAAATCAGCATTATCGCGAGTTCGAAACAAAGGTTGTGTGCCTCCTAAGAAAAAAAATAGTAAATAAGTATATGATAGGCGGAGGTGGAGAAAAACAACCGTCTGTGGTGTTGAATAAAACACTCAAACATATTGTCTTACTATTGGAAAAATATAACATATCCGATTGGTTTTTGGGGTACGGAACATTATTGGGTATAGTAAGAAATAATTCGTGTATCAAACATGATGACGATATTGATATTATCATCAATCGTATGAAGAAAAACGATTTACACCAACTAGCAAAAGAAAATAAGTTTAAAGTTACTCTACAAAAAGGAAATTATTTTTTAAGGTTTGAACATCCTGACTATGCGCCTATTGATTTTTATTTAGCCAAAGTAGAAGATACTACATTTATAGATACATGGGAAAATACGAGGTGGACTGATGTATATCCTTTAGTTAAAAAAAAATGGAAGGGTGTAACTTTACAACTTCCACGCCACTATCTAAAAAATTTAAAAAATCGGTATGGATCTACCTGGAGAACTCCTAAAAAAACAAAAGGAGTACATTCAAGAACAATGAAAAAACCTTTATTTATTTAAATAATTTCATTATATATGAATTCTAATGAAATTATATATTGGTCTACTTTTTATAACCAATTTAATGAAACGACCCCTTCCAATTTTGCATGTTTTATCATGCAGTATTTGAAAGAATATACAGGACAATTGAATATTTTAGATCTTGGATGTGGAAACGGGCGTGATTCTTATTATTTATCTTCCATGTACAACACTACTGGTATTGACATTTCTATTATACCTACGAGTACAAATTCAAAGTTGAAATTTATTCAAGGAGATATGATAACTATTGATAAAAGTCCATACAATCTTATTTATTCTCGTTTTACTTTTCACAGTATTACCAATGAACAACAAGAACAACTGATTCAAAGTATTGAGGATGACACTATAGTATGTATTGAAACTCGAAGCAATAAAGATAAAGATGAACATCGAACGTTTGGAGATAACCATTACCGAAATTTAACCGATATGAAGTATTTGATAGATTTACTTCAAAAATATAATTTTACCATATTGTACAGTATTGAAAGTAAAAATGTAGCTGTATACAAAGATGAAAATCCAACTTGTATACGAATTATTTGTAAAAAATAATTTAGTAAAGTTTTAAAATAAAATTTAAAATTATATGAATAAATGTTTTACTCCAAATGGTGAAAAATTAAAATGTCCTCGTGTTATTTTACCTATCCGAAATTTAGCACCGAATAATATAAATAAATCCAAAGCAATGCGTCAAGCTATGAAAATTAGAAATACAAAATCATGTCAAACTTGTTCTTCACCTAATATAAACCTACAAAGATTTCAAAACGAATTTAATTCTAGTATCTCTGGTACTATTTCGAATAATTATACGGATAATAGTAACGGTGGAAAAATTTGTCCGTATGGTCTGTTTTACAGCTATTGGTTAAATAAATCATAAGATGTTTTTAGTTTAAACCATGATTCTCTACTACTAGTATGGAGACGTTAATTCAAAATGCAATTCAAAATGAAAATAACCAACCCATTCTTTCCCTTACTTATGAAAAAATAGAAAATAGAAAATATTCTATTCTTTCTGAACTAAAACTCCTTTCTCTTCGTAAAAAATTAAAAGAATACCGCCACGTTGACGAACTGCAAGAATTTCAAATTGGGCGGTTCATTCGTTGGATTAATTTATCGACCAAAACGTTTGTCAATGGCGGATTTTTGGTTCGTATTGATATTCAGGAACAAGGTACCGTTCTCACTTGTAAAAATACATTCAACACCTTTTTTACGTTAAAAGTTGACGAATGTATCATTTTTCAAAAAATCACACAACAGGAACACGTTCTTTTAGCTGCTATGGAACATGTGAATTAACTTTAGAACTCGGTCCACCAGGTGCTCTATATAATACAGTAAATGGAACAGACTATTATATACAACTTTTTACTGTCAGTTAAAACTTATTTATAATTTTACTATAATATACCCATAATCCAATACCAATAAAACATTTGGCAATTAAATCTAACACATTCATCCAAACATTCTTGTATACTTCTGAAAACATGTAGACAACTCCATACATACTCCAAACCACAAAATAAAGATAAAACATTACTTTGTTAGCTACTTTGTTACCATAATAGTTAATGTAAATTAAATAAAACATTGCAAAAAATGGAATGAATCCACCAATCATCGCGCATAGTTTATATTCAGGATGTATTACCCCATAATATCCGATTCCCAACATTAAATAGTTCAATACTACAATATAAAATATCGTAGTAAAATGAATCAATTGTTTAGCATTTTTAGCAAGGACAACACATAACGTCACCAACATAAGTGGTGTCGTAATGGACCAATCAATGTATCTTAATTTTGTAATTTCAGTCCAATCGACTTGTTTAGTTGAATCATTGACTTTGGTGATGAAAATACTGTAATAATATCCGGCTACAATAGAAATACATGTTTCCAAATTCATCACATGTCGTACTTCAGGATCGTTCGTTCGAAGAGCTTCAATTAACGTAATCGTGGCAGTTGTCATCATAATGGAATAAACAACCATGAAAGAAAAAGGCACTAGATCATTTATTTTCGTTTTTTTCTTATCTTTTCTAGATACGTCCATACCTATACATTATATAATTTCAAAGTGTAATCTTACATTTTTTTTTAGGCAACCGATTTTCCCACACGTTGGTTTGTTTCTCCTTTTGAATAATATTTTGTATTTCGATAATGCTCGGTAAAAACCATTGAAACCACGCTTTATGTCGTGGAATAATCGTACAATGTTCATCTTCTAATTTCCAATAAATGGTTTTGATATAGGTTGTATATTGAATCATAACCATTTCTTCCCAATTGTTATATTCATCTTGCGTGCATTGAAAAGGTGCATATTCATAATGAAATTCACCGTTGACTTCAAAATGTAAAATGATTCCTTTGTATTTACCGTCTGCTGTCATTTGAAATGATCCGTCGGTGTTGAATTCTTCTATAGTTGCATATTCTTTAAAACTAGTTTCCAAAAAGTCGCACGCATCTAAATCACACACTTCCATTTGAACTTGACACTGAATCCAATATTCTTCTTTAGGATTTCCAGTAATTTCACGAGAATACGGATTTTTAATTTCCAACATTCTTCCATAACAAGGAGATGTTTCCAGAACATTGATTCCATCCGGTGACGCACCTATAAATGGATATGAAGGGTGTACGATACAACCATATCCTTGGATTTGAGTTTGGTTTACATGACAATAATAGGCAATCGAAACAGGTTCATATTTTACTCCCCAATGCATAGGACCTTCTGTATGGGTAGACGCATGTATTACTATAGGTCCGCATTTATTGCAAATCAATTCATTCCGTTTCGACTCACTTCCTACAACTTTATAAATAGAACTTGCCGTCAAAAGCGAATGACGAATCGTATACCATTCTGCGGAACGTTGATCAGGTTGTTCTTGTTGTAACCGTTGTAACTTCATAGCCACATTTTCTTGGATAGGACAAACTAATGTTGTTCTGCACTGTGCTATACTAAGCGCAACAGATAACACAGTGTTCTCAGGTATAGAATCAAATTGAATAGCCAATAATTCTGATACTTGTTCTACCATTTCTTGGGTAAAAGATTCTTTGTGAATATGGTCAAGATGATCCTGAACATATTCTTCCATCAACTCTATCACACAATCTATCATTTCCTATTTCTATCTTTATATTATTAAGTCAATTTAAGATAATGTTTTCTTCACCGTTTTGTTTTTAGGTGTGAGCGAATGTAAAGGAGAAACGGCTTCTGCACAATTAATTTTGTATTTTCCATTTTGTAATGCAAGACTTGGAATAGATATAATTTTGTTCAATTCGGTATCGTAAACAACGTCTTTGGATTTGTGCAATAATTTTTTATTTATTTTTTCTTTCAATAATTCTCTCAATTGAAGAGTAGTTTCATCGGATAATTGTTGTACTTCTTTATATTCATCTATAAATTCGTTCATTTTGGTTAATTTCAAGTAACGATCCAGCTTGTTCCAAGGTAGATTTTTTACGTTGTTGTCGTCCATTTTCATAATATCATCGATGGTAGTCATTATACTTTATTACTTAAAAAATGTCTAACTTCATTTTAATTAAGTATTTTTTATATTCTTTTTTAATTCATTCAATAAATTAATTTGATGTGGGTATCATGCAAGTAGCACTGGTAGGATCCCATACCGTTCCTGTACTGCAACAATTGGACCCAACACAAAATTGCATATCTACACCGCTGACATCAATGAATGAAGTGTTTGTATTTGTGTTGGCACTGGTTATAGCTGAGTCTGTTGTAGGTGCAGTGGGCCATGTATATTCATCGTAGTCAATATTTGTTCTTAAATACATATCAATAACTACTCGAATGATTAACAATATACCTACAATTAACACAATATTGAACAATGGTCGTGATGCTACTTTAAGAGGTTCAAAATAATTCAAGAACAATGTGCCTAACATGCAGAGACCTACAATTGTAATCAATCTCATTAATTTGATATGAGCATCATATTGTTTGCTAAAATAAGTATTAATTTCAATCATTTTGAGTTGATTATATTTATCATCTTCTAATTTTGCTAAATTTCTTTTTGATTTATTTAATTCACGTTCTAACAATTTCAACGTTTCTGATTGTTGATTGATTGTTTTTTGAACAGATTCTTCAAGTACAGTTTCATGTTTGTAATTTTGTGCTAATGCATTGTACAAATTAACACGTGTAGCTGTTAATGCGTTAATTTGTGATGTAATCGTATTGATTTCGCTATCTGTCATGCCTGATTCTTTTCCTAATGCTATATTTTCAGCATTTTGTGTTAATACAGTATAAAGTTGTTCTTCTGTTTGTTGTAATTGTAATATTTCATTCATTAATTCTTGTATGTTTGCCATATATTATTCGTTGTTTTTATTTTATCCAAATAAATGGATATACTTGTATAAAAATTCAAATATTATTTATATAGAATTTTTATGGTGTAGTTATGTTGATAAAAAAAATTGAAAATTAAATAAATAGTTAATTATAATTACAATATGGGAGATTATGCAGTCAACACCTTTTACAATTATATTAACAACATTATGTTTCGTGATAATCGTACAGTGATTGATGCTGTTTATCATTATTTGATCGATAACAATATTCCGCCTGAATATAAACAAATGAATTGTATTCAAGATACAGTGAATACAATTGCAAACCGTTACAATGATGAAATAAATGTATACAACAATACACACGGTAATGGTAATGGTTTATCAAATAATATGATTGAAATGATAATATCGATTCAAAATGTTCAGAATATAATGTACAATGGAAACCATTAAGCAAATGTCTTTTGAACTTGCGGACCTATGTTATGGTCCACGATATTTATATCATTATGTTTGATATAGTTGAATAAACATTCATTTTTTACATATTCATCTGTTGGAG